AGGTCTCCTTTGTGAAGTCAAAAGAATAAATTTACTTGTTTCTTGTTGTGTAAGACCAGATATGTGAGCAAAGGTTGATCACAACAAGAAAGTGAAACAGTTCTATTTGAAACACAATGGAAAGACTAAAGGTCTCCTTTGTGAAGTCAAAGGAATAAGATAACTTGTTACTTGTTGTGTAAGACCAGAGGCGTTCTTTTCGAAACACAATGGAAAGACTCAAGGTCTCCTTTGTGAAGTCATGAGGACAATACCTATCATTTGTTTTCTTCACTCAAATCAATAAAAGAAAAAAAAAGCATCCACCTGTTTATTTTTGGTTCATGATTCTCTTGTAAATTATTGGCGCTATCTCGGTATCAAAAATACTCAACGTTGTTTTGACTGACAAAAAGATACTCAAGCAAACAAGAGCTATAGCCACGTTCATCACTGATACAAATACTCAACGTTGTTTTGACTGACAAAAAGATACTCAAGCAAACAAGAGCTATAGCCACGTTCATCACTGATACAGTAACCCAAAACCTGCTGTGACTAGACCAGTCAATAAGATGCGTGTCCATGAATCCATTGTGTTTGTTCAGGAATACAGGAATAAAAAAAAAGTTTTGTGGGACGTCCCAACTCTGATGGAAAATTCTCATGTGGCTATTAGTGGGTATAAAAGGAATGTTCGGAGGTCTCGGACCTTGAATCAACACATGTTCAGTCCATTGAATCGAGAGTTTGTGCGACAGGTGATCGAGTCGACCAAACTGACAGACGATTTGATCACATTATCGAAGCAAGTGTTGTGGTCGATGCCAGGAGGAACCTTGTTCATGACCGTAGCACCGAATAACATCACGTTGCAACCATTTCCTCTACTCAAATCCATTGAGATGTTCGAAACAATGTTTCTACAAGCGATCATGCTGCAACCAGAGCCAGTATGTACGTCTTTGGATCCTCTACACCAGGCCTATCACCGATTGTGCTTTATGATCTTGGGGCCATTGTTGCGTCTTCAGCAACTGATGGAGGACTCTGACACACGTCTTGTTCGAGGCTTATCATTGACCGTGACCACTGACATGCCACAAGATCGATACCAATACGACAAGGTGAAGACCATACATCTGACACCAGATCTGATGACGTTTCTTGCGACTCAACTCAAGGTGCCAGAGACTGCTGAGTTTCGTGAGGGACTACTCAACCCGGCAGTGCAGAGTCTGGTGCACCAATACCTTGTGCTTTGTCGCCGCATGATGCCTGTGCACTCGACACGCAAGATGATTTTGCGACACTTGGAGTTACACACACAGCGTTTGACTCTATTGGCCGCACAACCGGTGCTGTATGCCCCGGTGACTGGCCAAGCACAACGCTTACGATCATTGCAAGGCATTATGCGCGGATACATCAAGGCTCTGGTTTTACTGTTCTACCAATGTTTGTCTGTATGTCCGAAAGATCATGTGTGTAGTCTGTGGCCACTTGGAATGCGTGCTTTGGCCTGGATGGATCTACACATCAATGAGTTTGATATGTACTCGAGTCTGCTGGTCCAGACACGCCGGATGATTCAAGACTTGGATCCTGAGACCTACCGCATGCACAGTATATCAGCAGACTGTGTGTACGAGCTGCGTCAACTCCAATACATTCCGCGAATGGATGTCCTGATGGGTCTACATCGCATGGTGTACTTGATCAGTCAAGATCAATTGGACTCTCTAATCCAATACCTGGTGCAACTGATGGACCGCATGACTCAAACAGCCTCGATGTGGATGAATCGAGCAGTGGTGATCAAGTTTGCCAGTGTGCTTCACTCCTTGAGTGTGTTGATGTATCGAGTGCTGTACAATGGCCAGTGTAGTGTTGCCATCAGCATGATTCCCAGACTGATTCAGTGCATTTTGCGTGCCGAGGCTCTACGACGCGAGTATCACCCGCTTGTGGACTCTTTGATCTTTGGAATGACCCTGAGTTTGATGTTGTTTCCCGAGGTTTCGCACCGTTTCCTGGGGTCGATCTTCCGAGACCAAGTGGTGAATGATTGCATACAAGCCCTGGGTTACACACACATTTATCACCTCGATGCCAATTACCTGATTCGTTTGGCCGAGCCAGATTTGACCTGGTGTGTGGCCAGTAGGTCGGAACCAGTGCAGTTCCACTTACACCGAGCCATGGTGTATCCCGAGACACAAGAAAGGGCAAGCACCACCATGACCCTGCACTATGAGTTGACTGACATTCAGTGTGCTGTGGATCTGATGTATTCGGACAAGCCGATGACCCTGAGCAGCGTGCAGCTGATGACCATGACAGACCTAGCTATTCAGCTCCAATCAGCTCGTCTGATGTCCCTGGTGGTGTCTCGGTTATTGCAACCGGGACAAATCACCAAACACAACATTGACCAAATCTGGAACAAGGCCCTGATGATACAGAGCCAACATCCGATTGTGTCGAATCTGCTGTTGCACCATTGTGTGCACTATAGTCTGTGTTTCATGTCCCACGAGACGGTTGCAACCAGCATCTGTTCCCTACAATCTACCATGGTGTTGGATGCAATATCACGCGGACACTTTGCTGTGCCAGTTCAGCTGTGACCAAAGTCATCTTTTTATTGCTTTTTTTTCATTCCGAAATAAAATCCTTGAGCCACGGGTGAATGTAATCACTGTTCCACACTGGTTCGGAGCTGTCCACCACTGGTATATCACAAAAGTGATAGTCTTGCTTCACCCTAGCGTCACCATAGTCCTGCTTTGCCATAGTCTTGAGACCAAAGACCTCCAGTTTCTCCAGCATTGGGTTGTGTATAATCTTGTACACGGTCATTTTGCGAGCAAGTATCACACTTATTAGCTCTGGATTGGACACGATTTCGATACTCTCGGCGCTGTCGAGACATAGTTGCACTACCTGAATGTTTGGATGGTTGTGGATTCTCAAGCGAATCGGACTTAATGGCATGTCTGGCAAATGGCACAAAGTCCATTGCTCTCGATCCATGCTCACTTGCAGTGTTTGTAGCTGTGGCAAACAATCACCCAGGTCACAATCAGACAAACGAGGCCACCAGCACTCAAACAAGAACAAGTGGCGCAAATGAGCGATACCACTATCTGGGTGCATGACCAGGCGAACACTGATCAATTCGCTCAAGTGGGGAACCTGTGAGATGACCGGGTAAGTGTCCAAGACATACAATTCATCGTCAAAGTCCGAGGAGCCATAAACAGTCTTGTCGTACAGCACCAAGACCAGCTTTCTGCACTGCAAATCGTGTAAGCCTTGGCGAATGGCGCTGCTGCCGAGGTCCGACAACACCAAAGTCGAAGTACACTTGTGAATGTGAGGATTCGATAAAGGACTCGTCTGAATGTTGTACAAGTATAGTGACTCGGACATGGATTGAGCACACAGTAAAGGCGAGTCCTCCAAAGAGTCTTGGCTTGGGTGAGAGTTCTCGTTGCCTCCATGGTTGGTACTCTGGTTACTACTCTGGTTGGTCCCTTGGTTAGTGTTTTGCTCTTGGCTTCGCTCTTGGCTTTGTATCTGGTTGGATCCAGTCATGAACCATTCTTGCACAGTCCATGGACTATAGGTCAGTTCGGTAACACTTAGATCTGCAACCAGTTCAGGAACCACTGGCAATACCGGCTCGATGCCAAAGGATGTATTCCATACAATCAGTGATTTGACCTTGCTCAGCATGCGAGGTTGCAAAGGCATCAAGGATTGAGACACGAAACAATGGTCTAATATGATTCTTGGGACCTTGGCCAAATGTTGCATCATCCACTCATAGTCAAATAGATGTATGTCCTTCAAGATGAGTAAATCGACCGCAGCTAGATCACATGCATGCTCGCACACAAAGTTTGTTTCCAAGACCATCATGGTGTCGCGCATCGACATTCTGGGTAACGGCTTCAAGTCATACAACTTGGGTAGCAATTGTTTGCGCACCAAACACAAACCCTCATTGGAGATCTCCTTGTCGGTTGTTAGGGCTGTGACCACAATCTTGTCCTCACAGTCAATCTCGGTACTTCGGACTTTACAAAAGCGGACTCGCACCGTGTTCATGTTTGATCAGGTTTTGAGAAAAAAACAAAAACCTTAAAAGGTCACATTCAGGTATTCTCAGAATGTTCGATGGCATATATAGAGGCGTTGATTCTTTTGGTTTTTTCTAGATTTCACGCCGACACAAAACCATGGATGCATCGCCTCTGCGTGTGAAGAATGGACAAGCAGCAAGTCTGATACCTCTGGGTATTCCCTCCCTGACTGATACCTCTGGGTATGACCTTATGACCTACACTATAGTATCAAGAGACCGACCAAGGTTGTTACATTGGTTACAAGGCCAGGCAATGATGCAATTGGTCTACTACATTCAAGAAACCATGGAGCCAAACCTGGATCAAGTCAAGCTGATGTCTGATCAAGTGATTACTGAGTTCACACTGAATCAACCCATTCAAGAGTCGACCAAATTATCCGAACCAATGGACTTGATTCTGATGTGGTGCCTCGAAAAAATAGATGTGGCGGCCAAGCGAGTCTGTTCCTTGGGATCAGAGTGTCATCAATCCAAGACATGCCAAATGTGTGCAGACCTGACTGTGATTCTTGTCAGACTGGCTGCTATGGCGACCACCATTGAACCTGATGATAGCATGACGGATCCAGAAGCCCAGAGGATTTCGCGTGTGATTGGCTTGATTTATGATGCTCCGGACCCCAAGCCCTGGAGCCTATATACCAAGGCCTTGATGATTGCATGTCTTGCTGTCCTTGGGCAGTTGCTCCCCAGGATGACCAACCAACCCGAACATGAAACTTGTTATTCGATTCTGGCGTATGTGGTGACCCTATTGGTCTCGCGCGCGGCCGAAATCACCATACACTGCAAGATTGAAGTCTTGTACAAGTTTTTCGACTGGAAACAATCAGCAGCAGGTCTGCAAGCGCCTGTGGAATGTGGTCTATATGTGACCATGAGTATCCAGGTCATTCGGCAATTACAGCAATGGCTACCTGACTCGCTGGTGTACAATATGGCCTTGCTGACCACTCTCAAGTACCTGGAACATCACTCGCGCGTCATTTCGATTTACCATTTGGTCGGAGTCTTTGAGCTCTCCAAGTCGGTTCCCGGTGTGTTTGTCGGCTATGGTCCCGAGGCCTTGCTACAACAACTCATTCAACTCATTGACTTGGTCTATCTTTCGTCTTCGCAACGCTGGCGCAAAGACTACCAATTCTTCAAGATTTATTTGCTGTTACAAACCATCTGCCAGGTGTTGGTGTCTCTGACCATCAGCAGCTCGCCCTCGCCTGCTCATGTCACGCGAGTCATTGAATTGGCCATTGAATGCGAAATGGATCGGGCCTATTATGCTCCAGTGGATCTGGCCTATTCATTGGTGGACTCTGTCTGCGATTTGGTGGTCTTTTCTGGCCCCAGTGGCATTAGTGCCTTGTATGTTGGCTTGCAGTCTTGTCCCCAACAGTGCTACCGAAACGGGTACAAGCGATCTCATGCTTTGATGTCAGAGGTCCGAAAAAACATTTTGACCAAGTGTCAGTGTTATGTCTTGGCCGTCACTCAGTCTTGGTTTGCGGGTCTCGAGCTACCACCAAGCGACTCGGGTTCCAAGTACTTTCGGGACTCGACAGATTTGACCATTACCGTGCAGCAACAAGTCGTCTATCAAGGCCACCGATGGATAGTGGCCCCTAGATGCAAGTGGATGGACTCTATGATTCAATACTCTAATGATTTGCACCTGGATGACTTTGCAATCGATGCTGTGGACTTTGTGCTACGGTGGCTGTACCACGAGTTCCACTTTGTGGTGTGTGACATCGAGTGCCCACCAACCACACCACCATGTTCGGATGCAGATATTCATGTACCATTGACCGAGAGCAAACCCATGGAGCGCCTCTTGTGGACCCGCCCGGAGCTCAGAAACGCTGTCTACTCTATCACGGTGCCGCAAGCCTTGGAAATGTTTCGAGTGGCAGACTATATGCAGATAGATGCACTCAAGACTCAACTCGTGGTGGTGTTGAGTGTAGCGGATGCATCGACCTTGAAGGATCACGCCAAGCTGCTTGTCAAGTTTGCCTACCACATCCATGACAACACTTTGGTCGCAAACAGACTGATGCGCAAGTGTCTAATGACCATGACCTCGCAGGATCAAGAGTGGGTGGAGGATATGGAGTATTGTTTGCACATGAGATCGACTTGTTGATCAAAATCCCGATCCGCGGGTGGTTTGAAGGTGTACAAATGGTCAATACATGTCTGAAATTGTTGGTGTCTGGTCTCGATGTGGTCGGGAGTCAATGGATCCAAAATACAATGTCTACAAGCTTGTTCACTGAGACATCCATACACTTTATTTACATAGTAATAAATCGATATGTCGTCTGACTCGTAGCCCTTGAACCCCATGGCCATCAAGGTTCGATGTATGTCTAAATTTGCAGACAGACAATAGTCGGCTACCTTGTTGTAAAACTCGTCCTCATATAACATGTCTGGGAATTTACACTCCCATTGTTGTGTCATAGGATTGAAATAAGATTGATCGATCCTCATCAGGATTTTGTACATGCTCGCAACCCATACATCACTTGCTGACGCCGCAATATGCACTATTTCGTGACTATCCAGGCCAAATATCTCAAGAAACACGTGAGCTCGATCACTGATTTGGTACTCGTTAGTATATCTGATTGTACGATATTCTTCGTCAGTGATTCGGTTGTTTTTCTTTAACAAATCTGAGAAAAAATTGCGTGCTAGTGTACCATTGACATACGCCTCTCGAGGCTCTCCTGTAAGAACAAACTGTCTCATGATCTCATAGCCAGCAAAATCACGATCAGCGATTCGGAACTCAGGGTAGTGTTGATGAATGTCTCGCAGTAGATGCATAAGGCAAAAGATTAGACAAGCGTCTCGATCTGCACCGACTTCTACGCGTTTTGTTTGTAATCCTGTTTTAGGGCGCCAATGATACGTATCGAAGAAGAAGTGTACGGTTTTATTGATGCTTTGCAAATGATACAAGTGGTACCCTTCGGGGAAATTGTCTTGAAGGATTTTCAATTCCTCTTGGGTTATGGCTTCAGCTCGGATACAAATGAATGGGAATTTCAATGGAAAGGCAGTATTGTCTTTTTTCGGGGTCATTTGGCTCAACACAGGAAAGTGTTTGTAAATATCCGCCATGAGCAAAGTGATTTGTGCTTCATTCAACATCCCACTGTCCACCATTTCTATATACTCTGAATCGACTTCAGGTTTTCTTAGGACCTTATTAAAGGTGGTTTTGCGACGCCAATACTTAAGACGGTCTTGTAGATATTTTATGACCTCGCGGGAATAGTCCTTGGAATCATTGATTCCATATTTCGTTTTAGAAATATACTTATTGGTGATGATGCCTGCTCTAATATGAAAGCCGACGTACTCTAGTCTTGTGACAGGTATGCTATTATCTTTGATGCTGAACATCGGATTCGGCACTAGGTCCTTTACCAGAGACTCCTTATTCGGCTGCTGCATAAACCACTCTAAAGCATATCGGATAGCACATTGCAACACAAAAGGAAAATGGGGAGACAATCCATAGACCTGGAAAAACTTCATCTTTTGCTGTACGCTATTAGACCAGACTTTTTTGTGGTTATCACCTTGTATATTCAGTAAAACCTGCATTTCTGGATCAAGTAGAAAGTCGTGTGTAGGATAGCAGTACTGCAATATCAACACATCGAGTATATTTGGAATATTGGTTTTATTCTGAATCAAATTCCGAGAAGCTCGAAATAATCGTGTTCGAGCATGAACGCTCATCGATGGGTCTAGGTCAAACATATCATCACTGATTATGCGTAACGCTGAATGTAACCGCATTGTATTTAATAGCAGCTTAGTATCCTGTTTTGCCAGACATTCGACTACGAAATACATGGTTCTTTTGAGTCGACGCTCATTCTGATCTTCTTTGACTGGAGTCATGGTCATATTAGCCTGTAATAGGCATCTCTGTATGGATTCTTTGAACATATAGTCGTGTCTTTGAAACATAGATTATATTTTTTTTTGACCTTGTGGTCCAGATTTCCGTTTCAACTTGCAAATAGTTTAGCATGATTTTGTATAATGTATTTTTCAAATTCAGTGATGACAGTGTCTATAAACACTCCTTTTATTTTCAAGATGGATGAATACTGAGACTCAACATTTTCTATATGATCTTGTAAGAGCTGATCTCTTTCCTTGTCATTTGAATAAGTAATGGGTTTATTAGACAAGAAAATGGATCCAATGGAAGTATAGTACAATGGACAATCACCTCCATTCTGGTAGTTTGCTATTTGAAACAATTCCAATAATTTTTGAAAGTCCACCTGAAGTCTTTCATGAATGTCATACAAAAGAGTGTACAATCGGTCCTCATACATTGCACGACAATAGTGTTTTCCTCCGGCTAGAACTTCTTGTTCTCGTTCAAGAGTCCTGTAAATACCTTTCATATATTCATAGGATGGGGTTTGGTCAAGACCTTCATAAAGGTGTGTCCCTAGATTAAAATAAGGTAAAGCATCACTGATGTAATCATTTGGCAAAAATAAATCTCCTTTGACTTCTGTAATTTTTTTCTCATCTGTTACACCGCTCTTTTGTAATACGAAAGCCAAAAATTCACGTGCTCTTTTGCCTTTATGCAATACATTTCCAGGCTCTCCTGTTAGAATATAGTTTTTGATATCATCGTATTCGCCGTAGTCGATAGTATCTAATTTTAGATTGGGGTATTTGGAATGTATGTCATGCAGCAGTCTTATTAACATGAAACACATGCAAGAATTGTTATTCGCACTGACACCTATTTTTTTTTCCTCTTTTCCAGGTGCAGTAAATATCTCGATGAAATAGTGACTTCCACCGATCTGACGATTTTTGCTGTTAATATTATACAATCGCCATTTGTTGCCATGATTTGCATTCAATTGATTATAATATATCTCAACATTTTCATCGCCTTGATTATTTATGATTGGCATCTCGTATATCTTTTTTTTAATTTTCGGTGGATCTCGATGAAAGTATGCCCTAGGTAATAGTGGGTATCGTGCTATCAATTCCTCGGTAAGTTGCTCTACATTGTTAGGTCCAAAATTAGGCAAGTTCAGTTCAGGATTCGGTTTACTTAATGGTGAGAAATGATTACTATAATAGGTCGTTTTTCTTCGCCAATATTCAAGTCTTTGACCCAGATATTCGATAAGTTTGACCCTATGGTCCTCATTCCTTCTTCTACTAAATGTAGCGAGATCCGTAAAATGTCTTACTAAGTATTTATTGGTGATGATTCCTCCACCTAAATGCAAGCCAAATCTCTCAAACATTGGCATCTTAGTCTCAGGGGGGTTTTTAGGGTCATGACAAAAGTGTGGATTTGGTATGACTTCGAAATCATGCAGATTATTCAAGAATTGCTCCAAAGCATACCTGATAGCGCACTGTAATCTATAGGGAAAATGATCACTCAGATCGTTGACTTTTAAATTTCGCATGTTATTTTTACCTACTGCTTTCCAAAAGGTTGAATGCTCTTGCTCGTTCACGACCGCATATACTGGTGTCTCGGGATCGAGTAAAAAGTCGTGAGTGGGGTACGCGTATTGTAAAGTTAACGCCTGATGGACATCACACAAACTCTTATTTTGTCGATTGATCAGGTCATTTTGGGAAACCTTTAGGCGAGCTAATGTATAGGTATATAAAGCGGGGCTAATTTGGAACACCTCATCTGTACAGACCCTTTCTTTCGAGTGAGCCCGGATAACCTGTAATAAAAGATCCTTTTGGTCTTGCGTCAAACATTTCATAATGAATCGCAAAGCATACTCCCTCCTATAGACAGCCTTCTCATTTTGTGGTTCCATTGTCAATCCACAATCAGTGAGACACTTGATTAGTTTGTCTTGAGACAAGAAATTTGTGTTCATTTTTTACTTGTCTCTGAGAAAAAAAAAGAAATAATATAAAAAACGTTATCCAGAGCTCATGCTATAATCAGATCGAAATATATTTCCTTCCGGGGTGCCCAATAGCACGATTCGTCTGTGTGGACACACAACATTCGGGGTAAATGCATGCACTTCATAATCGGGGTTGTGTGTGTCCGGAGTCACTACATACACATTGTCGTGTACCTTTTGGATCAGCCGAACCTTTGATAAAGGGATATGATCTTGACGATAAATACGGTACCTTGTGGAATTGTCTCGATACATACGGCCTGAGAGTTTCCAAAGAAACTTGCATGTCTTTTGTTGGAAAAAAACAAGTAATGTCTTGTTTCATATTTTTATTTCGTCATGAACATGTCACAGCTATCAAATTCAATCAAGTCTCGGTCCAGTTTATCATAAGCCGTCTGAATAAGTTGCTCTCTTAGCTCACGCATTTGTCGTAAACGGCGTATGCGTTGTAGTACGGCTCTCAAGCGACTTGACCACAATTCCACCCTAGCAAGTTGCAGTTCGGTCACGACCAACTTTTTGATCTGGACATCATGACAATAGTCCCATACAGATTCATGGTCCAGGTACTGTTTGGCACGATGAATGAGTAATCTACACATATCAGCAGCTGTGTCTGACCGATGGCGAATACGTTCAAGCACTTTGTCTGAAAGATGAATAGCCTGGAGATACAAGTCGTCTAGGTCTTCGTCGATGCGCTCCATAATTGTTTGTAGATTGTCTATATGATCAGACAAACTCGACCTTTGATGTACGGTCAACGCCATGAGAGGAGATGCCATTTTTTTTTCATTTACCCAAAAGGAAATACCCTTACAAAATATCTTTCTGTTATGATTTTGAGATCATCCAGAACATTCTGAGAAAAACTCGGAGCTCAAAAGGGCGTGTTTGACAGAGCTGTATTTTTCCCTTTCTGCCGTCCGGATGACTGACAAGCGTATTCAGATTGTGGCACGATTGTGGTCTCAAGCAGTTCAGCAATCAGGACACTTTGACTTACTACCAGAGAGCCTGACAGACAGCCTGGCAGACAGAGAGCAAAATACCACATATACAGACCAAGACTGCATTCCAAGCTTGTCTGAGGACATCGGGAGTTACCACGACCCTCTACTGTCTGTCCTTTGTGACGACATTTACATTCCATTCCAAGTCTGTCATCGTAGACCTCGATACCAGCAAATTCTACCCTATCTCAATCGTTTGCGATTCAAAGCCTATGACCCTACCAATGTGTCTCTTGACTTGGGTCTGCGACACGTCCAAAAACACAAACTCGATCAAATGGTTATCAAGCCAAACACCTGGATGACTTGGAACGAGCACCGATTGTACGAAGACGAATATGGCTACGAGCACGAGTTGGCGTTTGATATGAGCTTGTACGAGGCTGAGATGATTGTAGTGGACCTGTTTCGCAAATGCGGCTATCCTGAAAACCTGCTATGCAACTCGTTCTATCACCCCAAGGAGCCAGAAAAAATATTTTACCCCAACAAGATCTTCCGCTGGTTTGGTCCTGCTCTGGATCAGCCAAGAGAAAAAATGTTTTTGCTCTGTTTGATCACCGAGCACTTGTTTTGCTTGGACCGGACCACCAATCGGTTGACTGTGGCCGTGTCCAAACCCCGAAAATCGAAAACTCTTTCTACATTTTCTGCGGTTTGTCTAATATCTCAATAAAATATCACAAAAAGATCTTCTCGAACATTCATGGCGTTATAAATAGCTAGCTCAAGTCCCACAGCTATGACCACCACAGCTCACAGCTACTGCTACCACCACAAGCCATGACCACCACAGCTACTGCACAAGCTACTGCTACTGCTACTGCCACTGTGACCATCAAGAGAGAGTACTCGCAACTCGATGACCCTGACGACAGACCTTTGAATGTAGTCTTGCAAGAACAGAAGAGACAACACTCTGCCAAGCGGCGCCATTTGACGATTCACGCCATTCAAGACATTCCGCATATTCGTTACCAGATCCGTGAGAGCCCATTGATGCAGATGCGTGTACTCTTGGCCCAGACTGTCTTTGATCACCACATTCACGAGATTGATGTGCGAGCTATAGACTGGCTCAAAAACCCTGCTATTGTACAGTCCATGAAAGTGGTTGAAAGAAAGGCATTGGTTCAGTACCATGCATGGATCGATCGCTTACAAGACAAGGAGAAAAACCAAGATGAGCCAGACGTGTTTATGCAACAAAAGAAGCAGCAGGAGAACCCAGTGTGCCTACCCAATCCACTCAGATGGCACTATACGGCTCGCCCGGCCAAGATCATCTTCTTGCTGAGCCCCAACATCCAAAAACGCTTGTCCATACACGAAGACGGCTCGATTCAAATCGTCAAACCTGTTAGCTGCGTCTCGAATCCATGGATGCAACATGGCCAGCAGTGCGACCATTGCCCTACAGAACAATATCTGCCCATGAGCCCTGATTTCGACATGGTTGGAACAGTCAAGGTGTCGCAATTTACTCGCTTGACCTGGCCACTGAATCGGCATTGTCCAAGACTGTACCCCATACAGGCACAGAATTACATATCCGAAGGTCTACTCAAGGCAATGTTTACAGTCGAACACCATGTTTTTACCATGGCCGAGTCTCTCGGTTTTTCGTATGAGACTCTGACCCAAGACGCACCCATTGTGCCTGTACAAGGAATAGACTGGATTCAAACTGTGATTGATGCAACAGAGTTGAGATCCAAGACTCTTGTTCCTCCTGGTGTTGTTGATTCTACTGTCATTACTCCTAGTATGGTTACCCTTATTACCAGCATTACTACCAGCCTCACTACCAGCTCTGGTGATTCTACCGACAGCGACCAAAATTCGTCGTGTCCTAGTATTTGCAGTAGTCCAAGCTCTTCTTCTGACTGTGGGACCCTGTCGGATAAGGTCAAGTGCTTCAGGAATCCATACAAGTGGGATCTGACCAAGGACGAAGATCATCTAGTCTTGCGAAACGTTTGCAATCATGCCTGTGCTCGTGTATGTCTACATACCTATGAGACCGTGTATGATCCCGACTTTTTTACAGTTTTGCGTGACGCAGAGTCTTTATTATATGTTCGTCACGGATCATGTGACCACACTTATGATCAAACAGTTGAGTCATACACACACATACACACAAACAATGTATTCACACACACATTTCTCTCTGCCTGCAGAAATATTGCGAGTTGCTTGATAGTGGAAATTGCATCATCCCGGACTTGCCACCAGCACGAGCATTATTCATGAGCCAAATAGCGACCAACTTTTGGGCTTAAAAAAGTAATATTTCTGTATTTCTTCAACTCGAATACCCACATGCGCAATAAATGCTTGTAGCAATGATTTCAAGTAATCATTAGGCTTGTCTTGATATTGTTGTGTAATGACTCGGACCAATTTTACATCAGGTAAAGGCACATTTTCGGCTAATTCAAGGATTTGCTCAGATATGTTGTAAATCTCTTCTTCCTTTTTAACTACAAGAATGCGCACCATCTCTAGCAAGCACAAATAACACAGTATATGAACCTGATTTTTATCTTTTTCCTCATATTGCTGGACATATGATTTTTGATACTTATTTCTGTTTTGGGGAAGGAAATGATGAATCGATGCATCAGAATTCTTGAGTGCCAATATCCAGTTGCTATTGGCTGACGATATATTGATATTTTCACATAATCCCAAGACTATGCTCGAGTAATCAATGCCTAATTCAGTCACATTGGATATTTTCACTTGTGGCAAGCGGTTCTTTTCTTGAAATTTGGTCCACAAACTTTTGTCGTTCGACCTAGTCAAACTATTGTTTTCGATTTCTTTGTAGTGCAGGTATTCGGACAAGTTAAAATCATGCCAATCATCTTTAGACATCGACTCGATATAGAACGGCATCGTCTGAATCGTTACCATCGGGTTGTATATATATGCCTGATCTATTGTCACATCACCTTGTGTAAACCATTGTAGCATATCATGTTCTTTTTGCAATACTTCTGACAATTCTACATCAAAGCATGCCAAATATATTAGTATTTCAAATCGAACTCTAGGATCTGTGGATTGACTTTGGTATAATTTTCTCAATTCGGTGTCGATTACTGTTTCAATTTTGGTTGTGCCTATGAGATCAAAGCCACTATTGACATGAATTTTCACGATTTCGATGAAAGGATGATTTGGTCTAAGAGTCAAACACAATTCATATAATGCATCGTAATTGATGGTTTCTTTCTGAATGTGGTGCCAACCACATCTAAAGTGACGATCACGTAAGGATAGTAATTCATACACAGACCAACTCGGGTTAGTCAGTGTATCTAACTTTACTTGCTGTTGCTTTGGTGGGTCAACCAGTGCAATGATATTTTTCACCATAGTTATATCATACAGCCGAGCAATATCGAGTTTGTCGTACTTTATTTCACGGGCCTTTTCAAGTACCTCTCTTATAGAGTAATAGCTGTCATCTGTGATGACCAGCTTGAATTCATTTCGTAAAATATTGAAGATGGATTGCAAGGCCTCATTCAGGTGTCGTAAATCCCCAAAATTCTCAATGTTTATTTGTCGAACATGGTCCAATATGCCGATTATTTCATGGACGAGACAATTTCTCATGATTCGATTTTTGACCTTACTGTCCACATCTTTCCATAGCGTTTCTTGCAAAAACTTTTCTGGGTTCTTCCAATTGTTGTCAAACATTAGAGATGGAAGTGTATGGTTAAATACCTTGAATGTATTGGAACTTAGTGCTTGTGCAGCAAGAGAGTGTAAATGATCTTCTCTGCGTAAAACAACTTCGCAATACATCCAAAGTAGTCGATTGCACAAAGTTCTCTTGTCGATTGTGTTCGCAACAAATTTCTCATTCAATATCTTATCCCAAATCAATTCGTTTGATGACTTACAAACCAAAGGGCATTTGTTCATCAGTGTTTTCCAGCTGAAATGACGAAACAGATTATTGTAGACATCCAAAGGTTTTTCGACCAAGTCCTTGTGGGCAGTCCAGTATGTTTCTGGATTTAAGTCGATTTGTTCTACGTCCTGAGTTGTCTTGAGCCTTTGGATTTGTGCTCGTACGATTGACTCATATCCATACCTCGAAATACATAGATCAGGTGTAGTCAGGATGTGAGATGGTAATAAATTGTGAATACTTAAACGTAGTCTGTCCGTAGAAGCTGGTACTGTCCCTATAAACATGCCTGGTGTGGTATAATCCATCTTATCGTCAATGTAAATTTGCATAATAGATTTAAAGTAAGTTTTGACATCAAGTAGATTTTCTGGCGGATAGTGACACTCTAATTTTTGCAGACATGCAATGACAAGCTCGGGGTTTTTTTCGTAGGCTTCTACCAGTTTGTCTTTACATTCAGTTTCATTACCAAGACCAGTGGTATATGCTCGGAGCCCATACATCTCACATCGTTTGTGTATGTCATATATATCTCTTGGTCGAGTAGACATATTGACCATATTGAATACTTGTCGAATACTGTCATAGAAAGATATATTGTCTCGTTTTACAATTGAAAATTCGAAAAACCGTTCAAGAGATCGTACAGTATTATCTGGTAGAAATCGGATAGGTAAGAGATTACGGAAAACATTTAGACGACTTTTGATGTCGATGTTGTCTGACAAAAAATATTTTGCTATTGGAACGGGTAGTTCTTCAAGCGCAGTTGAGCAATAGTGGCGTAGTAATTCCTTTTCCATAGGTTCACACAGTAATAAATCTCTTTTGATAAACGTGCCTTTACTTTGCAAATGTATATCATCCAATGATTGATCGTTTTTGATTTTCTCGCATATTGGTTGTAATTTAAACAACATTTGTTTAGCAGGAATAATGGTTTGCGCGATGGTGCGGTACGTCTCGATGCTAAATACATACTGCCACAATACCTCGACACTCGGGACGTGTTTGTTTTTCAGTGCCATGACGCTTTCCGGATACAAAAAGTAATGCGAAAAATAATCACCCAGAGCAATATTGATGACTGGTTGTATCTGATCGCGATGTAGGTAAGGTTTCACGATTTCATCATAATAAGAAGACTCATATTGTTTCAAGTAACTTGCAAACACGATCAAAGCAATCCGCAAATCATATGGATGGAGTTGTTGCTTCTCGAATACATAATTCAAAATGATGACTGCATGGCGTGATAGCCCCCAAAACACCGAATATGGATCTATTTCTGGTTCGTACATGATTTTCCCGAGTAATTCAAGATCCGAAAAGGTCAGGTGTGGTAGAAATGTAAGTGCAACTGCATATGCAGGTATATCACTGAGTGTTTCAATAGCACTGATTTGATTGAAATATTTGGTCAGTTGATCTGTGACTACTTGGTTGATCTTTTGATATTGACGTTTGTGCTGATGAATAGGTGTAATTGGTATCAATTTGGCCGATGTGTATGTATGTTGCCAACCATCGATGATTTTCACCTTGGTATCGTGAAAGGGGAACAACAATGGAAATAGACAAACTCGAGTAGCAAAAGCCCCAAGTGTATAAAGACTCGTGTGACTACGGAAGTATCCTGTAAGATGACAAATATCTTTCTTGCCTCGAGCAACAAATTTTTGACACTCGTCCCAGAAATTGCGATATCTCTGTTCAAGTTTGAGCTTATCTGTTTGTAAGATCTCTCCATATTCTTTGGACTGTACCTTTGGAGATTCCTCCTCAATATCTAAGGTGACATCTATACAAGCAGATGTGAGTTCATTTGCCAAGTCTATTTGTCTGTATTGACTGAACAAGTTATTTAGTCGAGTACATAAAGGCTTGTTTATGCGTACTTGATGTTGTTTGTCAAATTGAGTTTCTGGTTGCACGACTTGCGCAAGTATTTTGGCGTGCGCCACCAATTGTGGCGACCAATAATGATTCAATATTGGAACCATTTCTTGCCACATTTTGTCTGCAATGATATGAATCAAAATCAGTACATACAGCTTGTGTAGGTTAGCTATCGACTGCCAAATCCTCAAATCCTTCAAAAAAGGTAAGTCCCGGACCATTGGAGTAGGATCTTGCTTGAAACCCAATGCATCGACAAATTTTTGAAGGTCATCGGTAGAGATGTCAGTGTTGTAGATATACATATCGTTGTCGTTAGTGTCTGATTCGAGCTCTGTGTGATTGTGTTTTATACATGGATTGATGAAAAGAGCTCGGAATTCATCCTTTATGTACTTTGTGCCGATCAACATATCCTTTATGAAAGGAGCAGTAGGCACCATGGTAGTAGTGGGCTGTGGGCTAACTGGGCTAATAGGGTTACTGGACTTGGGGTCGCTAGACTTGGCAGGAGTAGACTGGGTGCTAATAACCCTGGTGGGATTAGACTCCAAAGTAGTAGACTGCGAGCCAACTAGGCTAACAGGGTCACTAGACTTGGAGTCACTAGACTTGGAGTCACTAGACTTGGAGTCACTAGACTTGGAGTCACTAGACTTGGAGTCACTAGACTTGGAGTCACTAGACTTGGAGTCACTAGACTTGGAGTCACTAGACTTGTCAGGAGTAGACTCTGGGCTAATAATTGTGGCCTGTCCCATCTTCTCTTGAGGTGCTAAACTGGTGCTATTAGATGTAGTAGGGACGACTGAATCAAGTATTGCGCGAACACTAACAATGTCAACCTCGGTAGTCTCGTCATTCGTTGGGGTTTTATCGTCGTCCGACAACAGTATTTCCTTTATTGTGCTTGGATCAGCTTCGAGTATAGTTTCCTCTTTTTTCTTCAACTCACTAGTATCGACTTCAGGAGTATTGACTTCATTAGTATTCACTTCATTAGTATTGACTTCACTAGTATTGACTTCACTAGTATTGACTTCACTAGTATTGACTTCAGGAGTATTGACTTCATTAGTATTCACTTCATTAGTATCGACTTCAGGTGTATCGACTTGAAGAGATGAGATCAGTCGATCCACCCATGAACTTGGTTCTACATCATCGGACATATCAGCTGCTAAAGCAGACGATACATATGATTTCTTTGCTTCCTCAACACGGACATCCAACCAAACGGAAAAATCATCCATTGTCCAATCGTCATCATTAGTCAGGTTTATGTCAAAATCATTATTGAGATATTTTGAAATATCTAATTCGTTATTGCTATTGAACGTTGTATTCATGACAATCTGGAAAACCTCACTAGATTTGACAGACGGCAATGAGTGCAGAATATACAAGCAAGTTGCAAGTGAATCAAAATTATTATCAGTAACATCGATTTGATAATTTGACTTGAAATGTTCTACCACATCATCTCTTTGTAATGATTGATCGGATGTAACATATGCCTCAAGTTGACTTTTCAACTTATCATTGATTTCATGAGTAGTGGTAGTAATCGTTTGCTGATGCATATACCAAATCATGATGATATCAATTAAGCTTTTAGGCTCGTCATCCATGTAAATATTGGATTGTATGAAATTCAAGATCGATTCCGGAAGCTTAGTGTCAAAGTAATAATGAACATGATCAAATGTTAGGCTTGACAATACTCTGTCGAGACTTTCTTGATCCTTGTAAATTCGCAGCAAATCGCCAGATATTCTTTGTTTACTTTGAATATTTTCTTGCTTCCGAAATTTATATAGCCATAGATTTATATGTCTGATGAAAAGATTGTGATCGATACTAACGCAAGAGGTTTCATTTAGAGGCCTCAATGTTGAAATTTGTGCGATTTCGAAATTCATATATTGATAGCGATTTTCATCTACGAAATCGTCAATCGGATGAAAATAGGGGTTGATTTTCTCGTAAAAATAATGGAGCTTGTTCAGCTCGTAAAGGATTTTGTTTACTTTAGGTGAGTATATGTATTCTTGTTCGATGTAAGGGAACCTTGGTGATATTTCCTGTTCTTCTGCAAACGGGAATTGATACATACAGAAATCAAGAGGGTTGTAGTTAGCAATAATCGACCTGCAATCTTCTTTGTTTAAGCCGAGCACATGTGAAACTAGGTGTGTATTGACTTGATACTTTGACTTTTCAGGAGTTTGTGTAAGAATATATAGCAGCGCAACAACTGCTTCTTGGTCTGGATAATATTGTGTCCATTCATTTTTGTCGATCAAAGATCTCAGCTCTTGATCGATCTTTGTTTGCTCAAAATACGTAGCAAATAATGACTTTTCCGAGGACACAGAAACCGGCGTGCTAGTTAGCGACAAAAGTGAGTAAGCAATCAAGCAAGGCAACAATCCGATAGTTTCAATCATTTTTTTGGGAAATTTGGAAGCTGTGACCTTATAATCTGAATACAACATTAGTAAAGTATGCATTTTCTTTTGCTCTTCAGGACTAGGAATCATATTTCGACTGCTTGCCAAGTTGATGAATCCATCAATGTGTGGATTCACGGTTTGTGTTTCGGATTTTGTTTTTATGAAATAAGCGAAAAACCAGTGCAAAATCACACCATGATAACGCGCAGGTAGTTTTTTCAGCTCTTCAAAACAATCTGGAGTGGAACAACTAAGTAAAGATTCCATTTGCTTAGTTAGTACCATTGGATCTTGATTACCACCACTTACAAATGATAACAGACTGAGAAACGCGTCCGTACTGATGTCATTATAAAACCAATCATATATGTTCATTTCTGGTAGAGGGTTGAAAAAACTTGACCAAATACAATGGTAGGTTTGAAGCAATTTGTTCTGAGGAACCCATAATTTGTAGTATGTGTTGACCTTATCTGGCAGAATCGATGCACTGTAATCCGATATTTGAAAATCAATATCTTGCAACCAAACCCGATCACTATCATCATCTTCGTATGGTGCATATCTTATCTGATTTGACCCAAATTCTGGGAGTGTGTCTTGCTTTGGTTTGACACTAAAGGTACAAAGACACATTAGGGCGTCTTTTTTGGAAAGCAGGATACATGGATCGTTAGTGCATAAATAGTGCGAAACCATTGGGGGAGTATTGTTAGAATTCATCATCGATTGTAGATATTTCACAAATACACATTGCCAGAACCAGTCATGTGTTTGGATGCTTTCTAATATATGAGTGCAGATTTCAGTTTTGCCTTCCTGCTGTTCCAGATGATATAAAACCATATTCGGTGTTGCATCATAGTTGATACTAGGCCAAATATTGCGATCGTATGTCTTAGTGCTCATATTTTGAGTCAATATGTACATTCCAATGATTGGAACGACATGTGTGTTTTCTGGCATCAATATTCCAATCTCTGTTAATTTGTGGAATAGTATCCAAAGGATTTTATTAGGCTCGGGGAATTTCTTGTTTTCGACATCTGTTGCCTGTATTATTCCTGTGCTCGACAACATGTCATGGTATTTTGTATATTCATTGTCCTTTATAGTGCTGTAATGTTTGAGATTGTAGACACGAATGTATAATTCGAAGCATAATGCCGTCGACAGCCAGTGTAGATATAGTTTTTGATATTCAAAAAATGAGTCTCTAATCAAGGTGATACATACAGGATTGATTTGATCAAGATACTCTCTGTTGAAATGTGTAACACAATCATCGTTTCCTGTAAATTCACCTTGATCTCTAGCCTGTAGACCTTTGTGAATCATATAAACCCTTTCAAATGTTTCTAGGTCAATCTCACCAGGGAAAAGATGCCCTTCAGGTATTGGTCCTGCATTAGTACCAGATAATTGTTTGGCTTCCTGGTCTTTATACCATTGCTCAAATTCAGACCATTCGGGTTCGGCATCAGCAAAAATAGATGTCAGTTGCTTTAGAGTATCCGAACTATCCAACCATTGAATATCAAAGTCGATTCCATCAGCTCTAAATCCAAGCTCTATATACTCCATATTTTTGCGCCTGTCTTCCTCCTTTTGTTGCTCCATCAACAATTCATGTTCAATTCTTCTGATCAAATCAGCTTGATTATCATGTTCACTGCTCTGCAACTTTGTCTCAAAGTCGACATTCAAATATCGGAAAATATCATAACCATTGGATGGGTTGAATGTTGTCTTTTTTACAATATCCAGAATGCTTCCAGACGCACCCTGACCAGATTTGATCGAATCAGTGTACAGGAATGTTGCATAACATTCTAAATTATCTTTTGTCACATTCAAGTGATAAGTCATTTTCAGTAGTTCTACCAAGGCTTGATGTTTTTCGAACACAAATGTGTCTTGGCTTGTCACAATGTTCTGAATGTATTCCACTATCTGTTCCTCGATTGGCTGTTTGTGAATGGGCTCTTGATGCATGCGCCAAATTGACAGTATGTCCATAAAGGTCAATGGTTCATCGTCAAAGAAAATTTGTTTTTGGATTGTTAACAAGGTATATTCCTGCAATTTGGGATGAAAAAAGAAATCTACATGTCTCAAATCTCTAGTCACTCCAGTTTCTTTGAGTTCTGTGGGGTTTGAGGCAACAGGGTCCATTACTTGTTTTAGTTTGGGGTTGAATAACTCTTCATTCTTTATCATGACTTGGTACAAACGTAAGTGTATGTCCTTGATGAAGGCATCGTAATCAATACTTACACAAGATCTCTTCATGATTTCCGATTTCAAGGATGGTTTTGATGGATCGCCAAAGTTGCGAATCATGTCAAAGTATTGCTTTTCATCAAAGTCTTTTAATGAGGATAGTTGTGCGTCTGTTTGCTGATACAGAAACTGGAGTTTGTTCAATTCATATTGTAATATTTGGACCTTGATGGGTAGGGTGCTGTTATATGTGAATGGAAATTTATGTCTGCAATGAAGACCAGGATCAAGACCATCATCAGGACCATAGTCAAGATCATAGTCAAGATCATCATCAATACCAGAAGGAAGTCTGAAACTGGTTATATCATCGGTCGTCGATCGAAAGTTGGGGATGCAGAAATCAAGTGGATTTAAATGATGGATTATCTTTCTGCATGCCATCGGGTCAAGATGTACTATGCGTGCGACCATTTCGGTGTTTGTGTAGTGCACATCACCTTTTTGGAATGCAAAGTACCACAATGACACTACTGCGTGTAAGTCTGGATAATCCTTGGTGTATCTATTGCCTTTTACACGTGTTTGCAATTCATGGTTGGTTCTTCCGTGGTGAAAGTAATCGTCGAAATGTTTTTGCATGCTGGTCTCTGTTGCTGAAGTCCCCAAAGTCAATGGAGTTGCATACAGTCCAATGGCAACCAAGCAAGGCAACAAATGGAATCTCTCGATGATTGATTTGGGAAAGTAGGACGCTGTTTGTTTGTAATTGTAGTATATCTTGAACCAATCGGACATACTTTGTTGTTCTTCTATGCTTGGAAGCAAACCCTTTTGCATTGCTGTCTGGACCAGATCATCGACCTGTGCATCGGTCATATGTTTGGTTCTTCGGTCTACAAGTATATAGCACATCAACCAATATAGAAAGATGCGATAGTGACGTTTGGACAAGGTTTCGAGCTCTGTGAAAACTTCCGTGTTTGTGCAACTCAATTGTACACGCAAACCACCAGCAAGGTATTTCACATCGACATTCTGTCCTAGAACAAACAGCACCAGATGGATAAACAGCAAAATGCTAATGTGTCCGCTATGGAAAGGACACTGAAACATCAAAGCATCCTTTTTGATGGCGTCAAGAACACAGACATATCGTCGTAGGATCCTAACCTCAGATGACCATTGTTGGTAGTGTGATTTGAGTAACTTGTAGTCGGGCTTAAAAGAGTCATAGTTGCGATCACAATACTTGGTCTCTGAATGAAGCATTTCTTCGTCTTCGAACTGATAGTCTGATATCATGGGAATGCTCTCTGGAAGTGAGTTGGTAACAAACACGACCTTGAATAGACCAAGAACATGTAGTTGACTGTGTAGAGGGATCAGAGGACAAACATCGTCGGTATTGAGATAATGCCAGACCAAATCAGGTACACTCTTTGGCTTTGTTGTCATGAGCAGCAACATTTTGACAAAGACAAACAACCAGAAATTATCGTATCTCTCGAGTCTTTTGATGATCTTGGCACATACACCACTGAGATTGCTTTGTTTTAATTCTTTGTAGACTTTAGAGATGTCCTGTTTGTAATCGATCTGGGGCCAGATTGTCTGTTGAGGTGATTCTCGGTCTTTGTTGACCGACATCATATACATACCAATAACTGCCACTATATTGGAGCATTTGTGTCTCAGTGCAACAAATTCATCCAGCTTTGAGAACAAAATCCATAAACATTCTTCTAGTTGTGGGCCTTGTTGTGCATCGTCATCGGCTACCAGTTCAGCCAATGCTTCGCTCCAGTCATAATACTTTTGACTCAGGGTCATATTGTACAAACGAACATGGATTTCTGGTTTCAGACTCGAGCACAACCAGCTCAAAAAAAGATATTGGTAATCAAATGACAAGCTGCTAAGCATCGCCCATGCATCAGGCCCCAGAAATTGTAAATCGATGTCATGGAAAAAAGGTAAACACTGGTAAGAGTCTATTTCATTCTGACCCATCTGACTGTACGATTCGTTGATTGCAGATCCTAGAGAAATGACACTCCTAGTCTCCAATTGCGCCAATATCTCGTCAAGGTCGTCATCTTTCATTGTCGATGAGGATTGATTGTTCTTGTCAATGAAAGTGGTCTCGCCAATCTGAATTCTGGACCTTTTTGTGTTTTCTTGTGGTGGGTGTGGTATATTCTGTTTTACTTTCTGGTTTACATTCTGGTTAACTATTTGATTTAATTCATAAAACTGACCGATTCTTAAGTTGATGTCATTCAGGATGTTAAAGAGTTTATATATATGATCCTCGGTGATTTCTTTTGGGAAAGATTTATGTTCTTCGATCAGCTGAACCGAATCATATGATTGAGAGTACCATGATTCGACCTCTAACCATTCATCATGTGCTTCTTCAAAGATTTGTGTCACAGACTTCAAAATTTCTGTTTCATCTATGAATTCAATGTCCACTTTGATGACTGGCTGGTTTACAGGTTCAGGCTTTTTGTCTGGTTCAGTAGGTGTTGCATGCTCTTCGATGATAATTGTGTCCCTTGGGCCTGGAAAAACTATTGTTTCTGAGTTTAAATCGATATACTTTGTGATATCATATGCATTCTGCGAATTAGCCGTGGTGTTCCAATAAGGTTTCATTAATTCTAGGACATCATGGGACTGTTTTTTGTTCGCATCGATGAGTAAATCTGTGTATTTTGGGTTTGCTTTCATAGTCTTATCGGCCAGCAGGACAGGCACAATTCTTTTCGGTGGATAGTCAGGTGCAGTCTTGAGTTGGTGCATTTTATAAATCATTACAATGTCCATATAGGTGCGTGGCTCATCAGCGAAAAAATAGTCTTTGACATGCGACAGGATCGTTCTTTTTTGATCACGATTGTATACATACAAGAACACGTGATCAAGTCTTGAAGGATCAAACTTATCATTTTGTCGTTTTTTTCCAGTAACCTTTGTAATATCCTGATATAGTTTTGTGTCCGATAATTTTTGGTCATGCATTTCGTTCCTTAGCAAGGTCAGAATATCCATGTGAAATGTTTTGAATTCGACACTTTGACAATCATCAGGATAAACGAAAAAATCTATCACTTCTTGATGGGTTATAAACGATTTATCTTTTATCATCGAGTATAGTGAAAATGGTTCCGAAACATTTTTGAAATAAGGCTTGATCGCTTCGTAGAATAATTGCATCATGGTCATATGGTATCTAATGATATTATAAGTAGGCTCCGAGTAATCAAGGGGTTGTATGGTGGATGCCTTTTGCATAAAGGACGGATAATCAACACGACGCTCGATATCATAAATACAAAAATCAAAGGGATTGAATCGACCGATAACCTTGTAAAGATGACGGGGTTCCACAAACAGGTGGTCTGTAATGTATTGAATTTTTTTGGCATTGTTGATACTAGTTAACCTCATGAGATACATCATGGCACCCAAGTACTGAGGGCCAATGTGTTTCTGTCTCAGGTACGTATCTGTTGGTGGATGGTCGAAATATTCATCATTCCATGTTCTCAATGTTTGTCGTTCGATTCTTTTCGATTGCTCATCCAATATCTTACACATTTCCAAAGATATCAACAGGGACAGAAACCCAAATCTTTTCACGACAATATCCGAAAAGTATGTAACATATTGATCATAGTTCAAGTACAAGTATAAAAACCATTTTATATCTTCTCTATCATGCTGTTGAATCATCATGTTTTCTGATTGATACATATGAAATAGGCCTGAGGCGAATCCTTCACATCCACTTGATGTAAATGAATCCAGCAATGAAATCGCGACCCAGTGAATGAAAATAGCTTGATACTTGGGTTGCGAACTCTTGACTTCACTTATTGCAGAATCATACTGTGAGCCAAGTTCTCGACCCAGTTTGTTTATCACATCGAGACGTTTTTCTTTGATTTGATACAAATCTATCACAAGGATAGAGACTATCAAATCCGAACTTAGACAATTAAGTAGATTTACCTCTGGTACATTGAGGTCACATACAGTGGCATAAACACACTTCTGACTTGTGATCAGACGAATTTGAGGAACCCATGATTGATAATAGATTAATGCTCGAGGGTGCATTTGTGACGCGGCGTAGTTTCGGTCACAGTAGGTCTCTTTGTTGTCATAAGTATTGCTTTCAGACTGCAAGTAAATTTGTCTCTGAACAATCGGTTTCGAGCTGATGCTGAATAGAGACAAGAAGCACCACACATATTGCTTGGGTATTAGTGTGTGCACTTGGCCTGTACCAAGGTAGTAAAGGATACTAAAATCTGTATCATGCGAAATGTGCAAATTCTTGATGTATGTCATGGCGACTGTTTGCCAAAGATGGCCCTGTTTGACTATGTTTGTGATGATTAGTTTGGCTGTCTCAGACCAGTTGTGCTGAACCTGTTGCATTTCAGTCACCACTGATTGCAAATCCGTATTGTACTCCATACGGGGCCATAGATTTGGGCGATGATAATCTTCTGGCACAGACGCCATTAGAATGAAGTATCCATATGCGTGAACGATATTTATGCCTTGCGGTACCACTTTTAAAATCTCTTCATGATGTTTGAATAGAGGCCACAGAAATTGATGGTTTTTATGGTCTAGCTCATGTAACTCATAGGATTGTATGATGTTGTCAAACCGAGCCTGTAGTGATTGGTCTTTCAAGGCTTGACGCTTTCTTGGTAATTCTACCTTCAACACTGCCCAAATCCATCTGACAAGCGTTTGTACATATTCTGTTCCTGCACATGCAGCCATGGACCAAACCTTTCCCAGATTGGGAAAATGTTGAGACGTGCTTTGCTGGAGAGTCTGTAACTCATTGGCCTCTAGTTCGTCCACGATTTTTTTGATTCTTTCGCATTCTTCTATACTAATTTTGGGGAAACAATAAAAGTCTGCTGACAGATCTCTTACAGCCTCTGTATATTTAGGTTTGTTTGCACTTATAATTTTATAGGAGTCATTCATCCAACTCGATCCATCATACACAACAATGTCATATTCATTTTGTATTGTAATAGGTAAACCGATGGACTCTGAGAGACTGCATTTTGGTGTCTCGGTGTCTGACATATCATGAGTCTCTAATACATCTTTTACCAAAGTAGTAGGGTCCTCTTCAATCGGAGTAGTTTGTGATACCGATTCTAATACCTCTTGTACCAAGTTAGCTTCTTCCGATGCTGGTGGATCCAGAATTTGAGTATGGATGTCGACATTCAAGTAAGACGTAATGTCATATCGACTCGAGGCATTGAATGTTGTGCCGATCACCACTTTTAATAAAGATGTATAACTAACATCAGATTGGTATCGATCCCACAAGTACAGACACACAGCTGCACAGACACTGTCGCCAGGTTGAGTTTGCTTACAAAAGGAAGCAATGGTAAACTGATTGGAGTCAGGGTTTTCGACAAATTTCTTTACACTCAAAAGATCTTCTGCGTGCTTTGGGTCGGAATCAAAGTGATTGGTTACTCCTTGTGATTCAACTTGTTGGTACATTAGCCAAATGACAAGTAAGTCTATAATCGACTTTCTTTCATTGTAGTAGAAATTTTGCATTTGTATGGCACTCAATACATCCTGATCATATCTGAGAAGAAGAAATAGCTTTATGTGAGTAAAAGATCTTTTACTCACTTGATCGAAATAGTTTTGATGTATGTGATGATCTTCGGCAGCACCATGAAAAATGCGCGACTCATAAACATGGCTTGGTATACTAGGTCCATCGATAGAACTAGGACTAGAGTCAGAACTGGGACTAGAGTCAGAACCTGAACTAGAGTCAGAACTAGGACTAGAGACAGAACCTGAACTAGAGTCAGAACTAGTTCCATCACCAGACACAGAATCAGGGACACTAGCTGTATCAGAGTCAACTTTATAATCATCATCAGCAGTCTGAGAGTAAACATCAGACCTAGAATCATCAAGATAGTCATTATCAGAGTCGATGATTGGTTGGTCCATGATTTGCTTCAATAATGTCAGATTTGTCTCTTTGTGGTCAAGGGCCCGCTGTACCAAAATGAACCCAAAATAGTGACTCAGGTCTCTGACAAACATCGCATAATCGACACTCGAGCACAAATGTATCGGAACCAGATTTTGAATCATCTCATCTATACTTTGTATGTCCTTTACCAGGTCATAATAGTCCAGGTCTTTTAAAAGTTCTTTTTTGGATGTGAAATACGGATTTAGGTGTTTGCTATAGAACACTTGCATAAAGTACAGATGATGTATAACCACCTGAGCTGGTTTAGGCAAATGAGCCCAATAATCGTGCTTGATTGTGATAGTGCATGGTACATCATTGCGAGTATCATACAGACAGAAATCGATTGGATTAAATGTACCTATGATACCTGCAGTCTTCTCGGTAGAAAGGTATAGTGATTTTGTCACCAGGGACAGTTTATCGTGATAGTGTGTTTTGTTCCAGACAAAATACCATAATGCCAGAACACAAAATCGATCTATATGATTTTTAGCATTCGGAGTCAGGTCCTTGAGCGATTGTAGCGCAGGATCAAGTTTCAACTGGGTTTTAGTGTTCCTTTGATCGAAAAATGTTTGAAACAGATCATCAGTTAGGGTGCCGGTATCAATGGATGCCAGGTTCAGACAGTCTTCACAGTCTATTGACTGCAATGAAAGAGCGACCAACATTGGCAACAAACCATATCTGTCCACCAGGTGTTTTGGAAAGTATTGTTTCGTATTGTCATAGTCCAAGTACAAATTGAGCCATTGCATCATGGACCTTCGATTCGCCACAGACGGCAGATCACCAAGATTGAAATGATGCCATAAATGTGAGACTATATCATTGCGATACCATTCAGATGCTAAAGAAATGCCATAGAATATCCAATGTAAAAACAAGGATTTATACTTGTCAGGTAACCTGCTCAAATCAGCAAGTGGTAGTATCTGATTCGATTCCTGATGCAAACGTATAATCAATGAATCGTCGACTTGTGGGTTTATCAAAATGTGTCGAAACAAAGATATATAGGTATGGACACTGAGATTAGTCAAGTCCATAGGAAAGTCACTACTTTGATCTTGTATGGGTATTTTCTTCCATACACATTGCTGAGTGTGAAGACTGTTGATTTGAGGCAACCAGCAATTGAGATATCTTTTAGCAAAGTCTGGCAAGTTCACATAGTTATAATTTCTGTCCATAGCATTATCAACGTTTGTAATCTTTCGTGCAAATATTTGCGGGTAGTAAGACCGTGTTGCCAACTTTATGTCCACTGTGAAGAGACACAATATCATCAATTCCTGATCAATCGCAACAATACCACGGGTGGTACTACATTGAAAGTAATCCTTTACCGATGTTGGTAGATGTTGTTTCAGAATCACTTGTCTGATCCAGTGAAATCCCATTTTCTTCCAAAAGTCATCATACTGTGCTAAAGACTCAATGGTCTTCGTGCATGATGGTGGTAGAGTAACTTGATTCAAGGCATCAAGCAAGGATGAATTCAGATTGAGTTTGTCCTTGTTCGGCCAATAGCACTCAGGAGTTTGACTTTTTCGATTCTGAAGTGAGAGGTTTTTGTTCATAAATACAGCGACTCGAGCGATCAGATTGGGGAATTTCTCTACTAGCGAGACAAATAATTCGAGAAAGTTGACAAATATCCAGACGTATTCCGGCACATCCTGCCGAGCTACATTGTCTGAGACGAATTTCTCATAAGTCGATTTGTCTGGGTGATCTTTTTGGATGCGGTCGTGCATTTCCCATACTGTGATTAGCCAGATCCAACGAAGGAAAATCATTTTGTATTCGCGAGTGGCGTGTTTTATCATAGGCCAAATATGAGCATTCAGTGATGGGAATCGCTCTTGGTTAAATTCGGACAAAGGGAGATGACCCCCGGTTATGTTTGCAATACGCTCCAGGTCACTCGTTTGTAATTGACGGCAAAAGGAACTGTGACGACCATTGATGGAAACCTGATAAAAGGCATGCTTTGTTTTGAAAATCTCCGCGAGTTTCTTGCCCAATTCATCCAATTCGGGCGCAGGGTCTTCATAATGTACTTCGAGGTCCATTCCCTTTATGTGCAACATTTCATCCGTCACAGACATTGCATTGCTGACTGATTGGATCTCTGATTTGGTATCCGATTTGGTATCTGATTGGTTATCCGATGGAGTGGCAGATTCAGTATCATCCAAAGACAGTAGATTGTGAATCGTACTGGCAATCACTTGAATTTTCAGAACATCTCTGTCTATTAGAACTTTGACAAAAGGGTGGTGCTCGATAATCGCTTTACATTGCTCCTTTTTGTCTGTGTACTTGGTGATATGACTCTGGTAAGTATACTGGTTTGAGCAGTACTTCCAAAACTCTTCGTATTTTTGTTGGAACTCGTATGGCTTCAAGCCATAGATATGACTCAAGTACAAACAATCCACAAAGTAGTGAAATATGTCGAGTTTGATAGGATCCAAGGGGTCCTGTAACCATTCCAGATCCAAGAGAACATCCTTAAGTGGCAAACTATCGACTGAATTGTATATGTTGCCCAGAATAACCAGGAATTGAGGGAATTGAGCCCGGCATTGATGCAAATACTGCAGGGTCTTCAGGATATTGGAACATATTGTTTCCGAAAAAGTTGGAGCCGAATCCAGAGTGTAACCTTGATAATTTGGTGCTCGATATTCACTTTCACCAAAGCCCCAGAACCCAGGAGCCGGGGTCGCCAATTCCCAGATTTCCCCTTGTGATTTATTGTATGCTTTCCATAACCAGTGAGCATGTTTTTCTTCGTGATAGTCCAAGGACATATTTCGCGGATCAGTAAGACTATAATGTATGATTGACTGTTTCATGGTGTATGGTATTTTCTTGATGTCTCCTTTCCATAGCCTAGTGAGTGTTTCAAGAGACATATCTTGAATGATCAGCTTGTACATGTCCTCTTTGGTTTGCTGGTAAACATCTGAAAATTTGTCTGTTACCAAGTCTGTCGTTTGTAACAAGTCGACATGATAGCCCAAAAAGCGCAATAATTCCAATTTTTGATCATCGTAGGTTGTATCGCTGGCAAGCTGGTGAGACAACTCCACAATCTTGGCATGAAAAGATGGGATAGGATCCTTCAACTCTTCTTTTTGAAGTATCAATTGGTGTTTATCCAGGCACAACATGTCTAGAGCCATTCTGGATATTCTTGTTTGTTTCATCTGGACGTCTTCCTTTTCACCAGGTATTAGACCTTGTTTGATAGACAAGAGGACATGCCAAAAGTGTTTGTAATCGGCTACTTCGTCAAAAGGCTTTGGAAAATGTCCTGGAGAAATGTTCAGCTCTGTGGCCTGAGTACCATACTCTTGTAATTTTTTGGCGCACTGATCATACGTTTGCTGGTAGGGTTCCAATGCAAGCAAGTTATCTATGTAGGTTAGCGATTCAAGGTCGTGCTTACACATGATAGGTTGTATCAATTCATATGTCTCCTTGGGTAGCTGTTTTGCAACCCATTTCACAAAGTTTTGCGATGGTTTATGCAAACTATATTGATCGAATATGGCTTTCCATACATTTGCCATAGAGATATCGTGTTGCGGTGATGCGGAGAGAAACCGCCGACAGAGATGTTTGAGTACTAGATTCAAATGATCTTTCATTGGCACATGGGTGCCATTGTCTTGTTCTTCCTCTTGTGTGAATGTAAATTTATCACTTGCTGTTATTCTTACTTTTGGGTCATCGCGATTGTAGATTTCAACAAATTGCTGGTCTGAAATCACCAAACAACACTTTGCATACTTTTTCTGTAATTCATTGTCAACGATCTCGATGGATTTCCATTGCTCTGGACTCAAGAAGACATACAAATAAAACAGCATCATGGTTTTATAGTCAATGTTCAAGAGCTTGTTTACAGCATTGGAAAAAATAACATACTTTGGGTCTTCCGCGACTTTGGCGCTAGACAAGACATACTCCAGGGATAATACTTTTTGTGATTGTGTGGCCAATTGGACATACAAGTCCATGTATCTTTCCCCAAATAGAGACGTGTACACTTGGTCGGTCTGTGGCTTGTATAATGTCCATTGATCTACCATCAAAAATCGATCCATGGTACATCCCTTGTGAGTACTTATTCTGATAGTGTCCAGAGGGTCTAAAAGTAAATCCAGAGGAATGTTACACGACTTACGATCATTTTGCAGACAAAAGTCAAGCAGCCATGTGTTACACAAGTGTTTGTAATTGGGGTAAAGCTGGGACAGCAAAAGAATGCCGAGTTTCCTAGAATTCTTGGTTTGTACAATCAATTCGTGAAGTTTATTAGAGTCTGTCTCGATGTTAGTTTCAGCTCGCAAATGTAAAACCCGCCAAAGTCTAAATGTGTCTAACAATAGACATCGCATAGGGTCTTTTTCACCCAGTAAAGACAACATTGAGTCTAACCCCTAACCCTACACAACACCATAATGAAACATAAAAAATATATTCACTTGTTCGAACACACCAAAAAAAGGAAATAAGCTAGTTCTGGTCGTCTTATATTTTCTTCCTCGACTTTCTCTCAGGACTTCTTATTTCTTTTTTCGTGGACCCGTCTTGTGCGATTTACTTGATGTACTGGGGTTAATTGCAAAGAACGTACCTTGAGGCTGCACCGCACTGGTTGCTGACAGAGCACTTGTAGTCAGAGTACTTGGAGTCGGAGTACTTGTAGTCAGATTACTTGCAGTCAGAGCACTTGTAGTCAGAGCACTTGGGGTCAGAGCACTTGTAGTCAGAGCACTTGGGGTCAGAGTACTTGGAGTCGGAGTACTTGGAGTCAGAGCACTTGGGGTCAGAGCACTTGTAGTCAGAGCACTTGGGGTCAGAGTACTTGGAGTCAGAGCACTTGGAGTCAGAGTACTTGGAGTCAGAGTACTTGGAGTCAGAGTACTTGGAGTCAGAGTACTTGGAGTCAGAGTACTTGGAGTCAGAGTACTGATGCCAATAGTCGGCCAGTTTGCACTAATATTATTCGGCCCTATACTAGGTGTTGTCAGAGCACTTGCAGTCTGATTACTCGTAGACGATCCTTTCTTGTCGCTTACACTAGATCCAGTAGAAGGACTCGTAGACACAATAGTAGCAGCTTTCGTGGTTGTGGTCGGTAGTATACTAGTGCTTACACTAGTGGTAGACACAATGGTAGAACTTTTCGTGGTTGCGGTTGGTTTTACACTAGCACTTACACTAGATCCAGTAGAAGGACTCGTAGAAACAATAGTAGCAGCTTTCGTGGTTGCGGTCGGTAGTTCACTGGCGCTTACACTAGGTCCCGTTTCAGCAAGAATCGAATCAGACTGGTCTTGTGTCGACACATGTGGTAAGTCTATATACTTTGGGACACACTGGTCATAGCCATCAATCAACGCCAGCAAAATATCCCTGATTTGTTCACTTTGACATTTTTGCGCTTGGATTGACAAATCTCTAAACATGTAACGCCATTCCATGACTATCAGCTTAGATCAACCCATAAATTAATTGACAAAGGCAAACACAAAGTGTTCAGGAGATGCATTTACGGTCATGGTTTCATAATCATCGAAACATATTAGGTCGGTTGAGAGTCTATCATCGAATGCAGCCAAGGTCTTGAGATCTGAAAAGGACTCAATATTCTCTGGTAGTGCGTTCGATGTGAAGAAACCAAACAATGTTATCATCATCGACTTTTGCCCTTTCAGGTAATCTTTGGTTTTTTGGATGTCGATGTTACCTTTGACATGATATAGTTTTTGATCAGTGTATAGGACCATTTTTACATTTGTGTCGGCAAAAGACAGGACCATATCCAGTATCACTGGCAGAAATGAATCAGCACGATTGGGATCGAAGCTATAGATCAAGCTAAATGGTTGATGGTAGACATACGACTTGATCAAATTGATCCATGTTTTTTTCATGAATTCGGACAATTCATCTTGCCCATGTATAGGAAGCGATTGGACATGCATGACCTCAAACGTCTCGCGTGGTACAGCCAGATCCGTGTTTACACATAGTATCAGTGGCTTTATAGGCCTTGTGTGCAGTTTACGGAACAATCGTACCATGTCATTGAATGACTTTATGCTATATTCCGTATTTTGCCCACTAAGATCAATCATTTTTTTTTCAAGTCATGTCTGGTCGGTGATAAAATGATTTAGTCTGGCCAAAAACTCGGATCGGTCCAGTTTTGTAGCATGATTGCTATTGTACAGATCGTTTAGTAACCAAGCTATATCTCTGGACCTGTTTGTTTCATCATCAGTATAAGATGTTTGCGTTTGGTCAACCTGCATCAAAGAAAAGGGTACACTTATTGGGTCTAGCATAACATTATCGACTTCGATTCGGTCATAGTTTGTACTATCATTGTGATTTATCAAAAGCAAAGCAAGATCTGGCTTGTAGTACACTAGATTGTTATCTATAATAGCGACCGTTTGGTCAAGATACTGCAGATAGACTCGTAAGAAATGGAGCCACTTGTCGGGATGTCTGTAAAGCCACTGGCAAGCTGTCTCTTTGTATATACCAGAATACGTCTTGATGTAACACCTTTTATGTCTATTGGAGTACATTGACTCGTCCCAATACTTGTCAAAGTAATCAACAGGAATCATATCACTCGAATAGGGACTCTCGGTGTATTGGTCCATACGGTCCGTTCGATCAAAAAAACAGACTCTGATGATGTTGTCCTTGATGTAGTATACATGGTAATTTGATTTCTGGACTAGAGGAATTGAATACAAGGGATTGTCTACGATCGGAAATGACTCGAATCGGTCGATGTACCGTGATATGTCGTCTAACAAAACAACATTTTCTCCCTTGTCACGCAAGTTTTCAATGGCATGATAAACAGTTCTTTTGTTGTTTATCAGAAAACAGCCAGGGTTTATGATTTGCGTGTCGATTCCACCAGCTCTCAACGCCCCAATTGTGACTTTCAGTCTCTTTACAATATGAGCTTTTTCCCAATTACTCTTCAAGTGTAAAAACTCCCATTTAGTTTCATCTTTGTCGGAAATCTTGTGTATGCGCCATGTGGCAATGACATTCGTGTTTGGTGATAAATCAACCATGTGTTTATCTGTACAATAGGGTATCACTGGATCTGTACGGTAAGTGTAACCCATAAACTGAATGATGGGTATCATATGACGTTTGCTCTCATTCTTTCGATTATTGATTTTGTCTATGACATTTTGCATTCTTGAGTCCAGGCAGACACTATCCAATTTCAATGGATGTGTATTGGGATCCAGTATGACATTTCTGACTTTATAAAGGTATTCTTCATCTTGCCAATGTTCAAAGTACAAGGACCTATATAGGAAACTACGGTCATTGGGTATAGTCGATGCTATTTTTCGGACCTGTACACAATGGCCATGTTTTTGCATGTAGTCACAGACCACTTCATATTTTGGCAAGGCATTGTAGATAATTGTTTTGCTGTCTCTAAGACTGTGTAGCAGATGGTCGACAAGTAGTTGCGTAATGGTATTCGGACTGATATAGTTGGGGAAATCGGTCAGGGTAAAATGACAATGGGATGCGGATGGGTCTTGTAGCAGATTGAAAACAAAATTGCTTGATTCGGGGTGGTCTGGCGGACAATGTTTGATACCTATTTGAACCAAATCCTTTTTTGGTGCTTGAATGACCGCAAAGAACTCTTGCAATGTTTGTTCATTGAAGGTGGATTGAATGCGATCTTGAATGATAGTGTCCACCCATTCATCGTATGTCCACTTGCTATCATCATAGAATCTCATAGAGTCCTCAGACAAAGGCCTCGATTACATAAAATTATTATATAGATTACATCAGGTCAATTTCAGGCAATTCATAAGTAAATCCATGCGTCTCGGACTTGTATTACTCTATGGAACCATTGTGATACTGATATTGCTGGCTCTGGTCCTAGCTGTGTATCCATCCAAACCCAAGGAAACCATATCGCTGTTACACCCAATCATGGATGTAGAGGCCAAGGAATTGACACCAGGACACTACCAACTCAACTCAGGATCGGAAGGTCGTTGTGGTGCCTTGATGTGGAAACTAAATCCTACACAGGCTTGGCGAGTTTCGTGCTACTACCGCATTGTGACTGGTCTTAACCAGGGTGATGTGGGTGACATGATGTGGATAGGCTGTTACCGACCACTGACAACCTCTGGATGTCACGGTCGACCAAGAGCAGGACAATCGACCTCATCTGGGTGGTGTGTTGCATTCGATGTTTACTATCATCGGGTGGATTTGTACTATGGCGACCAAGTCATTTTTTCAAAGCCATTGACATACGATTTGAATACACCCCAACCTACTTCAGTCGAGTGCGACCATGGTCATTTCCGTGTGTTTTACAATGGCGAAAATGTATTAGACTATACAGACCCTAACTTTAGTAGCCGTCCAGAGGTCACAAAGCCCGATGTGGTTTTCGAGATAGGGGGATGGTGTGGTGGTGCTACCGCTTCGCATGAGATACATAGTTTGATGATATCTACACTATCTACAAGTAAGTCTTGATATCTACACTTTTACACTATAAATAAGAACAAGGTGCGTGTAGCTTTATACACCGCGCCTCCCTCTTAAGAATCGACTAAAATGCAGACCAAGGTGTGTCGTATACAACGGTGGCGTGCATCTAGCCCTAAGCAATCTAGCCCAATGCGTCAGATGTGTGGTGTCTGCCCCAGTGCCGACATTTCGCCTGTCGACCGCCATCATTTACAGACCCTGTGTAGTATGAACCCGACCGAGATTCTTCAATTGAAGCAGCAATTGGCCCAGGCGAAATGTAAACTCGGTCTCTGGCGACTCTTATTGGGTTCTAATACTGCTTACCACTCTGGTATACACTCTGGTATACACTCTGGTTTGCACTCTGGTTTGCACTCTGGTTTGCACTCTGGTTCTCACTCTGGTTTGCACTCTACACAAAATGACTTGTTTGTTTACCTGGAGCCCTGGGACGACAACAAACTCGATTTGATACCGGACACTCTAGTTGCGACCAAATATCTCTTTAGTGTTCAATTCAACTTTGAGTCTCGCAAGCCTGTTCGCGAGGCATCGACCTTGGTGCTTCATGACTTTGTGTTACGATCGCCCATCATGATGCAGCAGTGGATACCTCGAGTGAATTGTTTGGTATTAAGTTGCTGTCACATCAACTCTTGGCTACCCCAACAAACGAACAGATTGGTCTTATCGAAATGTCATGTCCTAGGAGCAGCCGTAAATCAGCAACCGAATACTCGTCATCTGGTTGTTGCAGATACCTCTCGGGTCAACCTATATGACCAAGGCAGACGGACCATCACTCTTATTCGTCCAAATCAGCAACAATGGCTATCGATGTACCAAGCCACAGACTCACTTCGAGTACACCAAATGTTGACCCATGACCTTGGCACTATACATGCAACATCGGTTCGACTATCGCACACCAGTGACATTGTGATGCATGCTTTCATGCCTCGAGTCGCACATCTAAGCATGATACACATTAGTTTGTGTGTATTGGCCTTGAAAGGTCTGCGCTATTTGGAGCTACACAATGCATCTATTCAAGGACCCCGTCGCATTTGGGATCTAAAGACCTTACCTCGACTGCAAGTGTTTATTTGCACTGGTCACCATTCGCGTCCTTTTCGATTTTACAGTCATCCAGCTATACGGACGATTGTATTGGATGCTCAAGTGGCCTATGGCTCGGTGATCGATCGTAACCCTCATTTGACCTTGCTCTGTTGTCATACCAACATTAGGTTCCGTTCGATTCGTCACAACCCCAAACTTGCAATACTATACACTCTCGATGGGCCGGTCCATTCTGACTACTTGAACCATCGCCAAAAGCAAGTCGCCCAGAGTCCCAAGAGAGGTTACTTTAAACACAAGTCAGGTGTACCCCAAACAGTCGAGAAATGGTGCAAGACGCGGTCCGACCATCACTTGTTTGTTCTATGAGAATTTGATTATATATCTGTGGAAAAAAAAATAAATAACAGTTTCTTTTTTTTCTGTGGCCAGGTAAAATACAATGGATGATCTTTTGAGTCTTGCTGTGGATCAATTGCCCAACACTTTTTTCGCTTACCGCACTCTTCATTTCGACGTGTATGAATATAGATATTTTTCTGACCATGTAGTAAAGGTCGGATATTATTACAAAGAAGGACTATCAAATGACCATCCTCACAAGCGTCTTGAAGAGATGCAAAAAATATGCACGGACCCGAAGTTCGAAAAAACCCGATTAAGATCCATGTTATCTTACCCAATACATATTTCCACTGATCCTCAAAACCTACAACATTTTCCGGTGATTCCTAGATTTGGCCAAGTCCCATCTGAGATTGCAGACCAGCAGCGTGTATTATATATATGTTATGAGCCTGAAACTAAGCCTATTTCCCACTATTGTTTTTCGGATAAGCAATCAGTGAATGGATTTCTGGCTACAGTCATTGAATTCTTCAAGCTTGTGCAAAGTACTCAATACGAAGGGAAGTTTTTGGTACCGAGTATGTTAACTCCAACGTGTTTTAAAATCTCCAAAGACGGACAATTATGGTTTTGCGGTACAGAGTACATGTCCCAGAAGAGCACGTTATATGACAGAATTGGACCGCTAATCAATAAAATGCGGACCAAAACCTTTGGGTTTACGGACTCAGACAAAAAAAGCAGTTCCGAATTGGATGCATCGGCCTTGGCGAGTTTTCAATGGAATCAAATGATCAGAAAAGCCTTCACTGGACTGTCCGGCCCAATAGTCTTGTTTGATCTGCAGTGGACAAAAGGTATGGTGCTTCGGGATGATGAGAGTGTATTGAAATCCGAACACGAATCTGGGGTTAAAAATAGGACACTTTCAATTAATCTACAGAGCTTACAGGCAAAGAAGAAAATAGGGGATAAACATGGAGTACTTCTTGCGACGATAAAAAAGTTGATACCTAAGAATAAATTTCGGACCCAAAATGACGTATCTCCTGAGGAAAAAAAAAATTCGACACTCAAGAAAGAAAAACGGACCCAAAAAATATTACGTTCTGCGATAATAAATACTTCGATACAGAAGAAAAAAAATGAAACTAGATATGGTGTAATTCGTGTCAATAAGAAGGAATCAGAAAACGAAACTGTGGATGGAGAAGAGGGTATTGATCAAGAAAGTGATGATTTAATATCAGAAGACAATTTTGTGGATGAACAAGAGGATACTTCTAAAGAACTAGAGGTTCCGATATCAGAAGAAACGTTTTGGTCTGACAATATAACCATGCCTGACAATATCTTTCAATTACCAGAAATGACCAAGATAACCAATAAACTTGTTGACAGAATATCCTATCGACTACCACTCAATGGCCAAACTTATTTGGTTCGTAGACACAAATCACATGCACCTACCGACACTGATGAATACTTTTACCGGACACATGCACAGTACCTGAAATCTGGGTCCGTTTATGGTAAATATGCACAATACATTGGCAAGTACTCTATGAAAGTAAATGCCAATGATTACTCATTTATTGATCGATTTGAAACTCCACCAGAATTTTGGTTTGATAAGGATTATGTCTTTGAAGCCAAGATATTATTCAGCATACGTAAAATGGAAACACCCCCTACCCTATTATCACCTTCTGGGTCTAAAGACCCAGTGAACCCTGATAAAATGCTAGCCTATCTGAGACAAGTCATTGGATTCGTCTCAGATTTAAAAACAAAAGCAAACACAATTCCCTCGGATTTTACATTGTACAATGTAAGTCTTGCAAATAAAGTGACATCAGCTTATGTGATTGAGGTGAAAATATACTTTGAGCCCGGAGGCCAACCACAGACATTTAATCTGCTAAATAGGATTCATCAATTAGAAGTCATAAACGATTTCCCTATTCGTGAGGCGACGGAAGATTATGATATCTCATCCATTCACACATTATTCAAGCTGATGTATAAACCTTTGAAGCAAATGAGTGCCACTCGTCCTAATCATTCACAATTAAATCAACTAGCAGCGGTTTTAAGCCCCGAATTTGCGTCTTCTTTCATCTATAAACTATACAGCCCAGATTCGATACAACCGCGGACGACAATTCCGGGTGAGACATCCAAATTGAGTAAAGAGTTTGAACAAAGCATATTCAACATGGTTTTCCTGTGTGTGTGTAAATTGTTACACAGGTCAGATTATATGTTGACTGAACAGGATAAACAACCAATTATGTTTCACAAGGTAGAAATAAAACATAGGTTTGATGGTTTTAGATTCAGAGAAGTCAAACTGTCTCATGACCTTAGGCCTTTTTTGCCAACCGACAAAACACCTCAGGAGATTGTCTGTATGGATCCGCTAGGTTGATTGTCTGTATAGTCATCAAAAATACGGTTGATTTTGAAGACTCCATTTCATAGCATACTCCGTTGTGGTCGAAAGAGCAGGCACATATACAATCGGATACTTGACACTACAAACCAGGCGATGGCTGAGTGCAGCAGCATATCCAATGTGGATGGACTTGAGTTTGGGCAACTCATAGACTTGTATTTCTGCCCAAGCATATGTATGAAACTCTTCTAATGTCGGTATGTCCTGCACGGTCACCCCAATATACTCCATACCCAGTAACACCAATTTCCTGAGCTTGGCAAAGCCGCTGAAGGTACAGTCGATGAATAGGACACCAGCCAAGGAAAGCACTTCGAGTTGAGGTAGTGACTGACCCCAGGATGACTCCAACTCCATCTGGCAGTAGGACAAGTGCAAGACTCGCAATTGGTGGTGAATGGATTTGCACTGCAAACGAGTCCGATAGGAATAAAGGGTATCCAAGTGTGGAGCACTGTGTATCACGAGTTCAGACGTTTGGGTTGTGTCTGTATTTCTCATGTGTAGATGCTTGCACTTTAAATCAATAAGTTCAATGGTTTGCTGCCATGAGGTATATCGTCGAATAAACAATGTGTTTTGCACTTGTTGAACTGCTGGCTCGTTTGAGTAATTGTGTAGAATCCAGTTATCGGGCTCAAGTGGCTGGCAAGGTGACTTGCTTGTGCAAAGACGACACACACTCAAATTGATCTCCAAGTTAGGGACCTGGGGCACCAATGGTTGCATGTTGCAAAAATCGCATTGTGTGAATACCAAAGTGGTACAATTCTCGAGTGGCATCAAAGTATTGACAGCAAATCGACATTGATCAAAGTAGAGGTGTTTGACGGTCGCCAATGCCTTGACTCGCCATGGAAGGCCCATTCGAATTTTGTAAAGCAATATCTTTTCTAGGCTCTTTTGCACCACAAGACTTTGCATGAATGTTTTGGGAAAGAAACTGGAATGCATGCACAGCCAGATCGTCATTTGGGGGTACTGGTGCACCAGGTCCAATAGTTTGGTGTAGCTCCGTGTAGTGTGGCGTTCCAGACGCAAAACCGAGCGAGGGAACATAACACGCTGCAAAAAGTCGGTCTTGGTTATGACTGGATCTTGTGACAGCCAAACACTAGTCATGATTCGTTCTGCTGGCTTGATGGTGTGCATCATTATTGTACGTACTTGTTTGCATGTACAACTGAGTCTATGTAGGTCCAGAAAACTGAGCATACTGACTAGGAGTGACAACGAGTCTGGCTTGGCAATATAGTGCATGTGAATAAACTGCACTAACCTTATGGCAATAAAGTCTGCACAATAATATATATTTCTTGTGTCGTAGTTTCTGGCGATCATGTTTCACCATGCTTTTGTCATCACATCTACGAGTGCCCTACCAATACAAACCATACGACGATTGTTCCCTGACTGTACTTTTATTGCATGTGTTGTGTACATGGCAAACAATCGCCGCAAATCGTATGCTGTGGTGTGGTTGCAGCAGGAACACACCTTACACTGTCTTAGACAAACCAGCCCAGCGTATATCCAGATCAACCACCAAGTAATGGACTATGACGATTGCCAGGACCTGTTCTCACATGGTCGTGTGTATGGTAGACCTTATATGCATCTTGTGTCGATACCCCAGATCTATGGCGATTGGCCCAGTAATGCTGATTTCTGGAAACAGCGTGTCAAACCTGGAGATCCTAGTGCAGATGCAGCATTGTGCTACTATGACATTTGTAAAACAGACATACCGTACGAAGAATTGGTGCAAAAGTACTTTTTACTCTGGTGTCGATTCCCAACATGGGTAGACACCTGTTATGAGTTTCACAATGCTGTACCGAAAAAAAATGCAATAAGCCAAACTTGCGAGGTTTCGTATCTAAAACATGAATCAAACTTGCGAGGTTTCGTATGACTCTTCTTCTTCTTTTGTGACTTGGCATTGGCTTGTGTGGCTTGTGGTTGTCGGCTATTTGTGGCTATACAAATCCAGGTCACAGCAAAGTCAAGTGGATAGGTCTATTGCTTTCTGTATTGACGCCTCTAAGCTTGGGTCAGTGCACGTAAATGTGGCCATGGACAAAGAGACCTTTTGCTATGTGTTCAAACCTACTGGCATCCAATATGCGTCCAAGTTGGGTACAAAGACTGTTGGCTCACTGACCCATCCCGGACACAACCATTGCTTGTTACACTTTAGCTGTGGACGTGTGCTATTGTTTGTGGAGTCTCGCTTACAAATGGTTGTTTTACTGGAGAATCCTAAAGCCTGCTTGGATAAAGATAGTACTATTGTATTTGACCGAAGTAGTAAAGACGTCCTGGTGGAAATCGACCCGGTGTTTGATCCCGAGAATGCAAAGGCCGTGGTCAATATTGCACAATTTGACTATGCTGTGGATGAGTTTAAAGTAACCGAGTTTCCAGTGTTCGACAAGACTGACTCTACTACAGAGACCGTTGGGACTACAGAGACCACCACTACTACCTCTACTACCTGGAATACCCATGACTTGTCTCAACTAGATATTACTTCTTTCTGTCCGTCTGCAAAAATTCATGATACTGTAGCCACTTGGGGTTAACTTTTTTTTGTTTGCTGAAAGAGAATAATAAATGCGTGACAGACTTTATCAATTCTACAAGGACTTGGGATTAGACCACTTAGATGCACGCAAAGCTGACTATCAAATGAGTCTGTTCCATCTAAGACAAGCATGCCAATATGCAAAACAAGCATCCAATGAGCTCGAGTATATACAATCTGAACCCCAGGACGAGACATATCCTTTATTGGGCATTAGATCCATTCGAGATCCGCCACATTATTCATGAAACCCAACATGTCTAGAATGACTGGATCCCAAAGTAAAAGATGATCTTGCAAAACAATGCAAACATTGGTCATATCATGCATAAAGTAGTTCCACCAGGTGGTTGCATTACTTGCGGTCAATATGACCATGGGGTACTGTAGCACAGGATTGCCATCATGGTGGATTCCGATATAGATTTTAGGCTTCATATATCATAGATCTTTTTTTCTCTAGCTCACATATAAAGGACCTTTTACAACCAGAAGATACACCAAATGACCGATTTATGGCTAGAGATATGTGTATGTCTTGATCCACTGGAGCGTGTGCGGCTCAGTCACACAAGCCAAATGTATCGCAGATTTCTGGAAGCCATGCCATTCGATGCCTTTATGCGGGACTCTATCCGGTTTCTCCGAGTGACCAAAGATATAAGCACCACAACCAAAAGTATTGCCGGGGTTTGGACTCACGGGGTGGATTGGCATCCGAACGCAACGACTGCAGTCAACGACCTTGTGATACCTGTGCTTGCATGTCTAACAATCGATTGTGCAATGCTCGATGCACGACCAATACTCGACAAATATCTGCTTCGAACTATACATAGCCTTCGATTGATACATTACTGTGGTCATGGCCTTGATGGCCTTGAACACATAATCGAGATGGCTCATACTCGGGTTGTCCATCTTGATCGATGCGACCTGACTGGAATGGAGATACATCACTTTTATTCGTTACAAACGATTCAATTATTCGAGCTGACGAATTGCTACCGGTATCATGAATGCAATAGTCAAGACTATCGTCTTTGTGTGCTAATCAATGCACGTCTGATCTACAAGCAAGGACAACTTGAGTACTTGGAAAGCCATGGCTATAGCTTTCTCTTGGACCTGATCACGATTGCAAAAAAAATCATGTTGATTCAATGCAATTGCGAGGCTGATGTATTGACACGCGTAGAAGATCTCAGGATGATTGAAAGTACTCTCACTATTGCACGGCCTTTACCGACACTGACACACTTGGAAATGTTCAGATCAGACATTACTGGTCCGGTGATAAGACCACTACCCAATTTGCAGAATCTATGGGTTTCGCATGAAGTCTTGGACATTTCATACCACTCTAACCTCGAGGAGCTTGTGTTACTTGGCGCATCTGGATGCAAGATTCATCATAATCCTAAACTGACCAAGATTCAGATTTGTCAGAATATGTTTGATCGGATGGATTACCGGACCCATGACAACCCGATGCTGCGGGACATTTACATGGCTGAAAAGGACATACCGCTTGCAGCCTCGTTTTCACAAGAGCAAGTGTCTCTACACAAGATCGAAGAGGCCAAGTCCAAGTTTTCGATTTATAGTTGGGGCTATGCGGATGAGGTACATTCCATGATGTATGTATAATAAAAATAAGCTTGGTCCAGTGTTACCAAGGATGAATGTTTTACCATTAGATATTGTGCTGCACATAGCCAAGTCTCTGAACTCTAATGATTTGATGGAATGGCGCAGCACATGCAAACACATACACCAAACATTACACCAGGCGATACCATCTGAACGTAGCTTGCGATATGTCGCCATAGACAAGTTTGATGACCTGGAAAAACTTGTGGAATCGCCCTTGCTGCATTGGGGTTCTTTTGTTTTGCGTATGAGTTTACCATTGCAAAACACTCTATGGACACATCTACATATAGTGGCACTCGACATCCAATCAAACCTACGAATTCACAAGTGGCCCGAATTCAACACTCGGACGCTCGAGTCTGTGACCATGTTTAAAGTCGCTGTCACCTTGGATATGATTGAAGCCTTGAGATGCACAGAGTCCCTGACTTTGGATCAGTGTTGCTTGCATCACTCTATAGAGTCATTGGCTAATCACTTTCTGACCATTCGAACAAGTGACTCTAGGGTACCACAAATGTTGCCTGGGGTCAAGGACTTGAGTCTATGTAACATTTCTTTCAGTATAGGCACCAGGACTTCAGGACTCAACAGACTCCAATCACCAAGTTGTTTGCGAATCACCAAAAGTTTGTTGCCTGACTTGTGTAGTCTACCTACTCGTGTATTGGTCCTGAGTCTGATTGACCATACAATCAATCAAAGTATGAGTGCCTTGAATGTATGTATGACCTCAGTGCGCATGTCCCAGCTGCGTTTGGAGTCTACGATTTGTTTGACTCTAGAGGACTCGCATATTCAGCGGTGGATTCGCTGCACTACACTGACACACTTGTCGATTTGCAATATTGTGTTGACTTTTCCGGGTCTGCTGTGTGAGTTGTTTCCTTCCTTGGTGTGTTTGTCCATCGACCAGTTCGAGTGGTTAGACTGTTTGCCATGTCTGTTTTGTCTGCGAGAGCTTCACCTGCCTATCGCACATACTCCCGAGAATCAGACTAGCGTAACTTTACACCATCTACCCAGTTTACAGCGAATCAAACATTCCATAGGTATCAGGATTCGAAACTCTGAGGTATCTGTACCAGCAGATTTGCAGATACAATCGATGCATTTATGGTCGCCGGAATTCTGGGTGTGGGACATTCCACCCATCACACCAAGCAAATGAACCCGTGTCTCTTTGGTGTTTGGCTCCTATTCGACGCATGCATTCTCGGCGCTTACTGCTTCTGGTTTTGGATTCAACCAGACTGCCTAAAGTGGATGTACATGCAAGCGATCCTACTCTACATCTGGTCGGTACTGCTGGTTGTGTACCTGCATTGTCAAACACGCCTAGCATTCTGGCAACTTGTGACCATATACAAGGCGTGCTCTCTGATTACCGTGACTTTGATAGGATCGTGTATGGTTATTGTGGCTTGGTTGGTCTATGATTTTGACTGGACTACCAAACTGCTTGTTTTCAGCTTTGGTTTCAGTCGTTTGATTCTTGCTGTCATGATATACCCCCAGACACAGACAATAAACATGGTGTAATGGATTGACCCACATCAAAACTTTTATTTCGGGTTAGTAAACACACACATATACACCAATGCATATCATCGCTGTATGTGGATACAAAGGAGCTGGCAAAACCACCATTGGAAATTATTTGGCGAGAACAGCTGGTTACCAGTCCATGGCTTTTGCAGACGGACTCAAGGATACTGTGTCGCTGTTGTTTGGCTACTCGCGAGAAATGCTAGCTGGCGAGACAGTCGAATCACGTAACATCCGAGAAACAGTGGAACCCTTGTGGTCTCATTACCTGGGTCAACCAACTACTCCGCGACAGACCCTGCAAAAAATTGGTTGTTTGTTCCGCGATCATGTTCATCCAGACTTTTGGTGTTCAGTGTTATTGGAACGAGCTGCTCCCATACAACACAATGTTGTGATCACAGACTTGCGTTTTCCCAATGAGGCCGAGTTTTTCCGCAAGCGATTCGGTCGAAACAGAGTCTTGGTTATTCGAGTCGAGCGCCCGGGCCTAGCATTGGACACCCACATATCGGAAACAGCACACCTCGGTATTGAGGTCGATGCAGTCATTGAAAACACTGGCAGTGAGCCCGAACTATGTGCCAAGGTCGACCGAGTTGTCAAAGGCTATTATAGGGCGATAGTACCATGACGGCTATTTATCAGAGTGAAAGAAAATAAAAACAAAACAGATTGGGTCTGGACCTAACCCCTAACCATTAATGAGGTGGTAAAAGACTCTCATCCAGAGGTTTGCTGGTAGCAATAAGTAAGGAATCGAACGCCAAACCACCATATTGCAAGTCTGGCTCCAATCGAATAGGGCCGGTGATCATGCTAGTCGTGTTTACAATACCAGAAACAAATATTTGTCGATTCCATCGGACCCCGACACGATTACCAGACGGACCTGTGGTCACAAAACACGAAAAAGTCGAGTGCTTTGTATACGGCACCGAGCCTGATACAACAATAGTGTCGTCTAGCTTGAGATTCATGCTGATTGTCAACATATCACAAGTCCAGTGAAGCACCAGACGATTTCCCAGGTGCATGTCCATAGAGACGGCTCCACTTTTGCTTTGGAGTAATGATGTAGTGTACCGAGAGTACATTTGCAATTCACCAATAACTAGAATGGCGTCATCTACTGGGTACGGCGTTTCCCATGCTGTGCTACCAGTCACCTCAAAAACACTAGACCCAATCTTGGGGCCTGATGTGGGTTGTGTGGGGCTTTTATTGTATGCTATCTGCACTAGTATTGTTTCGGTATAGTCACTTGCTGGAACATGTCTCCTAGAGTTTTGCATTCTCTTTCTCTCAGATCAAATAAAAAAAAGCGTTTCAAAAGACATACAAACGTAATCTGTGTATCATCATCAGATGACTCGAACTAATACGCAATATATTACCCGCTGGCTGGCCTACAGTCTGCATGGTAATGGTCTCGGATCCAACCACCAATGTCAGGATAGTGTTTCTGTGGTTCAACCTGATATTGATGTCTGACAAAGTACCCACGAATCGCCAAGACTGAATGGTTTCTTGATCGACTTGATACACAGCAGTCAGGACATTCGGGTTGCTAGGTGAATGACCCAGTCTAATGGTAGACGATTGGGTACCATCCGGTGTACCATTCATGGATATCACCAATTCACATGGTTCAGTTTCTTGTACATGCATGCTCAAATGCCAATACTTGGTTGGCTTTTCGTACGACCACTCCCTGGTCTCATTGGCCTTGAGTAAATGATTGCCTAGTTCCCGCTTAAGGGAAGAAACATACAGATAGGCTGCGACCACCAGCAGACCAAGGATAGCGACTAACATTGTTGGTAGAATCATCACTGGTACAAAAGACATATAATCATCACTGGTAAAATATAGAACCCACAGACCATGTGGCATAGATGTTTTTTTTCCAATCTACAATACGACTAGAGTTAGGTCCTGTATGATGAGCATTTTACTTGTACTGATCCGCAAGTAGTTGCCCACTGGTTCACTTGTTTTGAACATGGTTACAGTCTTGCCACCAGCCTCTAATGTAATGACATTGTTATTCTGTTTGAAAACTATGTCTGACCATTGGCCAACATATCGCCATGCCTGGATGGTCTGACCATCGACCTGATACATAACAGTCATCACACCTGGATTGGTTGGTGAATGTCCTAGAGTAACGGCTGTAGATTGACTACCGTCCTTTGTCGAATTCATTGCCAATACCATTTCCCCGGGTTCTGTTGGTTGTACCCGCATGGACACTCTCCAATAATTGGAAGGACGATCATAGGACCACTGTCTGGTTTCATTGTCCGAGAGCCACTGATGGCCAAAATACTTTGCTCTGAGTAGCAACCGATTGACCACCAAAAGGCAAATGAGCACCAAGATGCACACAGCCACAAGAAAAGAAAGCATAGAGTTAGGACCAGTGAGTCTATATAAAAAACACTGTGTTTAGAATGAGTGGCGTGAATGAGTCTTTGTTTTTATTTGCCTGATTGAGTCATTGTTTTTGGCCATGCTTCATCCCATCTGGGTTGTGTGATTTCAAAAGACACCATGAATGCGCGGTCCTGGTGCACAAAGGATAGAAACACCGAGTGGTCTTTCGTCACATGGATTTGGGTAAAAATATCATCCCGAGACAAGTGCTTCTGGGCAAATTCATGGACTTTCGGCATCATAGGAGCCACAAGACATGGTGGCAGCGCCAAGTATTCCGTGTCCTTGAAATTACAACAACACATGGGCCCTGGAAAAAACTTTGTGTGACCATACAAGTGGAAGCGAACTTTGAGTGTTTGGTATGACTGCTCATTGATAGTCACACTGATTGTTTTTGCTTTGCCCATAAACTGGCGACCGTAGCAATAAAAGTAGTTGTATAGATTGTTGCTTTGCCCAGTGTACTCACCAACAGGTGCAGTATTGAGCCATGCCACAAACAATTCGTCTAGTAGCCGCAATTCCAAGTGCTGTACTCGCAAGTCCATTGCAAGTGTCTCTGTCGAGTCGGCACATAAGGTTGATACCTTGGAAACGATTTGGTCCATCGAGGTTTCCTTGTCGAACCATACAGTTTCTTGCCTACCAGTAGTTATGCTCAGTATCCTCACATTGCTGTGTGCATCTTTATGTCTTGTAGGTCCTCCGAAAATAAGAAAGTGGTTTTGCAGCCAAACTTCGAGGATGATTTGCTTGTCAGGCCAGTCATATTTATTGACACCTTGGTACATCAGCATACGTTGGAAGGTCACTGGATTCAACTTATGCAACCCTTCAAGGATTTCTATCACTCGATTGGTATTAAAAGGCATTTGTCTCAAGGTATCGAGTAACAATACTCTATGACGAATGTCGGATATGTCCGTCATCTGGTTGTTAGACCATCAGACCAGTGAACATATAAAATGTGTATATTATGAGTCTGAACGAGTAGCCAAATACGATTGTGTATTGGGTCGCACGATGGTAGTGACAGGAACAGTTGACTGTGCTCTAGGTGCTTGGGGTTGGTTTATTTGTTTTTCACGAATGTATACGACTCCGAATGCAATGGCAAAAATGGTCAATGCACACAATAGGACCAATAAACCCAGTAGGTCTGAGAAAACCTTGTATTCAAAGTAATACTTTGTAGCGTTTGCAGCTACCGGTGCAAAAGCATCTATCTTACCTGCTACTTGACCCATGGTATGAGACACATACTAGACAATAAAAAAAAGACAGACTACGATGAGTATATCATGGTATACACCAAAAAAAAATATAGTGGGGTGCTTGGCGTCTCATATGGGTCTCTGGATATTCCCGTGTCTGGTCTATGGCATTCGGAGTAAACGAAAACTAAATGTAAAGGTGTTACGAGCTCACCAGTGTGAATTTTTTCTGGGCATGGACTCTCTTGTGTACGGCATCGAGCTATCTTGTTTCTCAGCACATGACTTTAGTACAAGTGTACCTAGTTTACAACCATCAGAGGCACAACAAAACTCTTTGCACCAATTCTGTCATGCAATCGGCCTGGACATCAGTGAACTTGGTGTCTACTCTGCTTTCAGGGGCGACATTGACTGTTATGAGTCCATTCCATTCAAGGCCAGTGTGGTGTACGGCTTTTTGAGTAATAGCCTGTATTTGATCGAAGATGTGGCACAAGCAAAGTATGGGCAATGTATCCAGGCATGGTCCAGTGCCAAAAATGGTTACGGAGTGGACGCAGTGTATGGTGTACATGACTTGACCAACACTGGCGATGTGCAGCGCTTACACACCCAAATGAAAACACATGGATTGGATACTTCAGATTGCATGTTTTTATGTGTACTGGAAGGAGTTCGCATCGACCCTGTATACCAAACTCGGTCACTGAGTGTATGAATGTACAATCACTTGCTTAGTTTGCCTATGGATGTTTTACATTTGATCTGTAGTTCCTTGGATCGAGTGTCTCTAAGTCAATGTGCATCAGTGTGCCATGCATTTCGCACTCTGTTGGAGCAGATGCCACCAATAAAGTACAACAAGGTCTATTGCAGAGCCCATGACATTTCACAGACTTCGGTATTCTTTGATAAACATATTCGACCTAGTGTACAAGCTCTGGTCATACATGCACATCACCACCAAGCATACAAATACTGGACCAAACCGACTTCATTTCCCTTATGGCTGAAGTGCGATTCTTTTGCCTGGGTTCCCAATGGATTTAGTGGTCATCTACAAGCAGTATTGTTGTTTCAGGTTGTCCTTAAGACTCAGGAACAAGTCGACGCATTGTCACACATACCCCGGGTGTTTCTGCAGCAATGTACTATTGGCATGTTTAATTGGATGGATGGTCAATGGCAGACCTTTGTTTGTCAGCAAACCAAGCACCGTATCCCATTCGATTTGCCTTGGGTGAATGATCTGACCATAGACCATAGTATTCGGTCCGTGCAAGCAACCAAAGCACTCAGATCTCTTTGCTTTGCAGACGGAGCCTATTTGGATCGTTCCTGGTTGGACACTGCCCAAAAGGTCACAGAGCGGCTTGTGATCGGAGAAACCTCATTGAAAGAGCTGAAATTACAATGTCGTACCTTGGTCCTGGACCACTGTGGCCATATTCGTTTACTGGATTGTCCCAATTTAACTACCATTCGAGCAAACTGTATGACTCTCAATGTACAAGATTTAAGTGGATGTACCAAGGTCTACCTGCGTAATGTCCAGCTTGTAACCTCTCAGGGTCTACAGTGCATGCATCTATTGGAGCAAATAGAGTACTACAACAAAATCACCTATTTCGGCGAATGGACTCTGAGCAACATGCCAAAATTGCATACGGTACGATTTTGTCACCAATCATTCAACACGCTAAAAGTCCAACACTTGCCGAGTCTATGTTACTTTGAAACGGATGACACCAGTGGAGTTCAGATGGACACACCAAGTCTGCCTAAACTGACAAACATTACTATTGGCATGGTCTACTTGCACGATTCTCAGGTTGGAAAACCTGCGTCTTCCCATAAGATTGTTGGCGCTGTGTGTACACCAATCTACAAAAGGATAGACAATGTGACTGAGACACAGGCACGTCAACAATCTTTGACGCATGAGGACTGGCCTATGAGGCCTATGTGGCCTATATGGCCTTGAAATAGAACAAAAAAATATATGTGTTTTCTTTTGGACCATAAAAACATGTTCTCTATTGCTTCTATCCTTTCCCAGCCTTTTTTCAATGTGATTGATGTAATTGTCGACCTCTTGAAATGGGTGGTGCCTGAAACAAATACCAAACATACAAGTACCATTCTATACATCAGTAAAGCATTATCGGCTATTTTTTGGTTAGGTGTTTTCTATGCTATTTACCAGGTCATCAAACACAATAGATGGAACCGGATCTGTCACTTGTTGTAGTTGAGACTCGACAATCCTTTGAACATGTGCATCAGAGAATTTGTCACTATAGTTGTCACCATATTTGCTTTTTAAGCCGTGTCTCACAAGAGCTTCATATACTTGCTGCTTGGATGAAACAGTAAACATATAGGTCTCCTCTGAGTCCATTTTGCTGGTTCAAAACACACATATAATAGCTAAATCATACATAACAACAACATTTCAACATATTCTTGTTGGTATCAAAGCCCTGTTGATCAATTTGATCTTGTAGGTCAAGGAAACTCAAAGTCTGCACACATGCCATTCGTACTTTGGGGTGAGTGAGACTTGGGTCTTGCCACATCAGCTTTAAAGCGCAATAAGACTCAATGATTTCGTGCGCCTGACTTGATGTTGCAATGTGGCTCGACAACATAGTGGCCAATTTGCGTGTCCATGGATTTCTGAATTTGTCAAACTTGTGTGGAATCGGGATGTCCACGAACCCAGCAAATGACCACACGGGTCTCGATGTATGTGTCTGCAACAGAGTATCAAATGACTCCAAGGTCTCATAGGTCCAGTATTCCAGCCTACGAAAGTGACAAGCATCTAGTACATGGACACACAAAACTGTGTTGTGGCTGATTTCATGGGGTTGTGGTACTACTCCAGGCAGAGTGTATACAATCATCCCTGGGTCAGGAAAGCACTTGAGAGAGTATATTATTGTCTATCATTCAAGTCAGACACAAAACGTATGGTGTAATTTTCATTGACTATGCCCATGACAGTGTTGTTGTCGTGCAGTCGAAACCCCAAAATATTTTTATTGTCATTTCGATCCATCAAGAATTTGGTAATCATCCAATCCATAGTCGATGGATCCAATGGATCAATCCGATCCGATGATTGTTGACGATCAGACACAGGACGCGATGGTTTTGGATGATTGACCTGGCTTTTAGTCTGCGACTTTTCCTGGGTCTGTGGCCTTTCTTGGGTCTGTGGCCTTTCTTGGGTCTGCGACTTTTCCTGGGTCTGCGACTTTTCTATACTCTTGAAATGTTTCACATAATTTTGTGCGATGTTTTTAGTTGCATTCCACTCTGTGGCCAAATACACTTGTTGCAATTCTGGGTATGCATATTTTACCAAACAATCCATTGCTTGTTTTACGAGAAAGTCTTGTATGGACGAATTCAGAGAAGATTGCGACAATATAGAGCAGGCGAGTGTTTCTATTCCGTTTTGTTGTGCCACAAGCATGATATTCTCATAAGTTTTGTGCAGCATTAGGTCATTGTCCTCTTTTTTGCCCTGACTGTAATTTGGAGGCACCGCATGAATACACCATCGAGCTTTTAATCCGCTACCGGGCGTTATCTTGGCTTCACCCAAAGGACACCTCACACCTCTTTCGATTATTGGTAGTTTTTTAAGCTCTTTCAATAGTTCATTACCACCAGCAGTCATAATAAATCCATCCCCAGCATCACACTGTTGTGTTGTTTGATTGACTATAGCATCGCCTTCAAAGGTAGTAATCATCTGTTCCGAAGCAAGATAAAAATTTGTTCCATGAGAGTTGGTAAAATATCTTTTGACGTTTGTGAATCCAAAATGATTCATATATAAGCAGTATGGACCAAAAAAAGATAAAAAAAACATCACACATATGGACCTGTTGACCGGCCCCTATGACACCAAGGGATCGTGGTCAGATCTTGCGGATTCGTTCGACTCTCGGCCTATCTCGCATAGCCAGTTTCGCTCGATTCTGCAAGAAATGCAACCTCGATGTGTCTGGTCGCGCACCAAAGACGATTTGATGTGTGTGGGTGTCGGTTTAATGCACTCGTATCTACATCACCATCAGGCCGAACATGTTGCACAAGCATACGACTGTGTCATATGGCTACTGTTGCATTTGGATGTGCTGGGGCAACCGTTTCCCCTGACATGGTCCTCTAGTGAAGCCATTCGATTCAGCAACCCGTTTGTGATTCTATTGATGCGGTGCTTTTATCGTCTGATGAGCCAAACGCATGATCGAATTCCGAGAGAAATAGTGTTCCGCCACATCAAGCCTGCTATCCTGGGATTACATCAGCGTACGACAGCATATCACTGGTGTCACCTACAAGGCATAACCTTGATAATGATCATGCATCCAATGTTGTTTACGCAAGAGTTTGTTGTTCGTCTGAGTCGCCACTTGTGCATGTATGTGCAAACCCCACGCGAATGGCTCGAGCCGTGTAACTATACTCAGATGCATCAAATATTGAGTGCCATTTGGGCAACCATGGATTCCCTGGATGAGCTACAGACACACGAGGTCTATAGCAACTTATTGGCGCCAGTGTTTCGAGCCGAAATGTATTTGCGAGTAGTACACCAGCCCAAAACATTGTTACCCCGGTTACAATCTATCTTGGAAAAGCACAGGTCCATCGCCTTCAGGGTAGTGTGTCAATGGCTGAGACACAACCATCACCCGAATGTGATGAGTATGTTGCAGAAGTTACACGGTTCTCTGATGCCTTGGTCGATTACCACCATACCAGGTGTGGAAGACCAAGTGTCTTTGCCAGATTGTCGCGTCGAATCAGCACCGTTGCACCAATGGATTTGTCATCGCAGCATTTTGGTGTCACATATTGGAGTCTTTGCGCGGATGCCACGACTCGCGACTTACAGTTTGGGGTCTGTTCCTGTATGGATTGGACAAGTGGTGCTAGAATGGATTTATTTTCCATGCAATATCATGGTGGATGAGACTGCAACACTGACAAACACCATCAGGAGTCGAATCATCACAAGCAAAGACCCTAATCGCATATTGTCCGTGTCACCCCGCGATCTGTTGGTGCTATGGCTATTGGCCGATCGACTTGACATTCGTGTATTGCGAGAAGTGTGTACCCGAGCCATTTTACAATACTCGTACAAGTCCTCGAATAGTGAGTGGTTTCGAATGACCAAGATTCTACTTGAACACGACAGCAAGACGTTTGAACCAGTGATGTTCCAGTGTTACATGTTTACTTTGACTCATGGGACACAGTGTTATGACACATGGTATGGAATGGAAACACTTACACATGCTCTGGGTATTTTGCACGGCTTGTGAATAAAGCAAAAAGCATCATGTTTTTTGTTTTTTACAAGGTCTGTCTAGCTCTAAAGGTCGTAGTTCTTCTGATGTTCCTATTGGATCCGCCAGTGGGTCTGGTAGAGGACACAATCGTGGCGCCACGGGTAAAACTGGGGCTAGGACTGGTGTCGATACTGGTGTTGGTACTGAATCATCTATAGACTTGGAAGACTTGGAAAGAGAGGATCCAGTGACTGGGGTGAATCCTGTGTCTGTCCTTGATGACTCTGGCGAATGCTCGTGTAGTAACGACTCTGTTTGAGAATCGAAAGACTCGTCATCACTGGATTCCAAAGACCAAGCGTCCGAAGAGGTTTCAGTACTGCAACCATTAAGGCTGTCTATGTCCTCCATCCTAAAGAGATAATGACATTCGAATGCAATATATTTATATAATACGACCCGTGTACACATGTCGTCCGTGTACACACCTGGTCGCTTACGTTTTGAGTTTGGTCTTCAGGCCATGCACCACATTCCCTTGGACAAACCAGAGTCTGTCTATTCTCAACAAGAGTTTGTGGCAGACACACCTACAATAGACCTCGACACAGCGTTTCGCAGTCCATTGAATATGATTTCTAACAATTCTGCGGTTCATCCGTTGATTCGAAACACCGTCCAAGACCTGAAAAAAGCAGTGACCGGTGACTATAGTGGACTACCATGGGAACTATTGACCGAATATGAACAGCCTGATTGGTTTGCACGGACCTCTACAGCCTTGCAAAAGGTTCGCAAACATTTGTTGCAGCAAATGATTGACCAAGCTAGTCGCTGGATAGAACTGCTTCTCCGAGTCAGTCATCGCTTTGTGCACAATAAGACCTCGATACCATGTACCCGTCCATTGGGTTACGGTCGAGACCAGGCTGGTTTGTTTCGCCTGCAGTTGGGGTGTGATCTCAGTAAGCCTCACATGCGGCCCTATTTGGAGAATTTCCAAGCCATGTTTGCGCCCTATATGACCTCTCATCAAGTTCCTTTGGTGTTTGTGGTGCTGATTTTCCGAGAAAACATGACCGACTTGAACCTGTTTTTGCGATTTCTGCCTGAATTGCGAGATGAGTACCAGGAGCACATTCTACCAATAGTCAAGTCACCAAAAATCAAAGACATTCCCAAGTCCTTTTGGAATGTGATCACCTGTGACCATGGCTTGGAAGACCTGGCAGCTCGCATAGTTATTGAATCCTATCAAGACTATTTTGCCCCTTTAGACTCGGACACCCTCATGGACATTTGGCAACACAAATCTCTGACATTTGATTTTACTCAACTAGTGCAGGCCATAGGCAAAGAATTGTATGAATTGATAAAAACCAAGTATCCTCGAATGGACTGGGACTCTATTTCCGACCATGATATCCAAGCAGCACTTCAAGGCTCCTCATTTGTGGAGTGTCATTTGATGTTTGCGGCCAAGTGTCGTCTGCCATTAGCCTCGTTTATGCGCGATTTGTTTCGGACACAGGGTTCCGGACGCTTAAGTAACATCTCAGCCATAGCCATAACAAAACTAGTGACCATGTATTTTGTGTTTTCTGCTCGGCCAAAACTTTGCAAACAATATGGTCACTGGGCTACCATGGTGTTTGAAACAGAGCGCCACAAGGAATTTTTTCCTAGTTCAGTCATATGTGCGCATGTGTACCATATGATCGTAGCCTATGCTCTGTATGTCGAACAGAATAGAATACAGTGGACCAATCGACGATATGAGAGTGACATACATCCAAGTCCCTGGCGAATATTAATGGAACGGGCAATGGACCTTCAAGGTCCGATCAAGGCCACACCCAACTTTAGTGGCTTCAGAGAGTTTGTGCAAGAAATGGATAAGCAGCTGTTCCGATTTGTGGGTGGTTACATTATGCACTCGAATGACCAGGTCTGTGTGACACACTTTCGTAAAATCAGGGTCGCATTACTGCGTATCGGGTATCTAGATCAGGATCGTGATATTTTTTTCAAAGATGCCAATAGCCCGGGTCTGAGACACAACCAGGGTTCAAAAGAAACCTAGACACAATCTGGATTCACAATGATGATGATGCACCAAATTTGCAAGGCCACGGATACAGTGGTGGTCTGTCATTATCCGTTGAAACTGGATACCGTGCGATGTCGGACTCTGGTGTATAGTGGCGCGAATGAGCATCAGCTCGACATACAGGATGCGCGCCATACACAGCATCTAAAGCTGTATGAAACTACATTTGACTGTTTCGCAGCCTTTCCGCATGTACATGAATTGCATCTTGTGCATGTGCAAACATCCTGGACCGTAGCTGAGCTAAATCGCGCGATGCCTTACCTGCGTACGATATCGTTTGTGTCGTGTTCGATGACACGATACAATCTCAAAGACTTTCGTCATCTGGAAAAGCTGTATGTCAATTATGACCAGGTTACTAAGACCACCAAGGTTATCGAGACCACCAAAGTTATCGAGACCACCAAAGCCACTATTGTTATCGGTGCCAACCCACAATTACACACCATCCAACTTGGAGGACAGATCGAATCAGTCGTGATTGAATCACCGGTTCCAAAGCTCAGGTGTTTGGCCGTGCCTGGCGATTTACTCTGCACAATCAAGTGCATTTGGATGGTTCCAATGCCTGTAGGGTTCGAAACCAGTATACCACACAGTCTACCATTACTCGAAACCATTACCATTACCCAAGATCCATTTATTCAGTGTCGGTCTTTACCTTTGGATCAACATGTCTGGCATCATCCTATGATTATGCAAACCATGATGATGCACATGACCAATTTGGCGCAAGTCTTGATGCTGCTATGTGCTCTTGATTCGTCTCTTTCGTGTGATTTCATTACCCATGTGCCACAGTACATGGATCGGCGCCTGTTTGACCTTGTTTGTAGTATGCAACAAGCCAAGACCTATACTTTGTCTCTGAAGCAGAATAATCCGTACTCTCAGTCGGTAGACTTGTTGAATTTGGACCCGTTTCAGCACATTCGCTTTTGGGGTAAAGTCCATCAGGTCGTTTTATACCATTTCATTTGCGCCAAGCGAACCCATGTCGTTGTCGATGTGGTACCCAAGCAACGAAAAACCAATGATGAGATTGATCATTTGGCGCATGGTGTGCAACCTGGTCCTATATCTCCTGTGTATGACACGGACCTGGTGATACATCTATCCATGGATCTGACCATCTCGAGTGTATGTGCCTCGATACAGTCCTTGCAGTTGATCCAGAGCCACAACAAGCTCATTGTGCAGCAACCAGATCATATTCGACAACTTTGGCTGAAGAATTGTCAAGTTTTGCCCTTTACCATTCACTGTTTTGTGCAGCTACAGTGTTTGCTTTTGACTAATCTGGTGCTGTCTCCAGTCTTGATATCCGATTTACAATGGCTACCATCTTTGCAGCATGTGACTTTGTCTCAATGTACTATTGCAAACAACCGCGACTTTGGGCCAGTGTTTCATCATTCCAAGTGTCTCAAGATTCTACAGCCCATCGAGGTAGATACCATTAAAGATATTTTGGAGGACTTGACTGCAGACATGCATGGTGTAGGGACATGGTTATCTCACTTTGAGGGCCACTTGTCCATTGAGCAGTGCAAAGGAGTCATATGCTTGTCCTCGACTATACGCTGCAGGTCTTTGCGTATTTACGATTCGCCTGTCTATTGGCCTTTGGTACGATGTGCTCCCATGTTGCAAACAATGCACTGGGTACAGACCGCCAAGGTATCCACTTACATTCCATGGCAGCTAAAAGCGTACGGCATCCAAGGGCCCAAGACTGCATATGATGCATGGCACTTTTTAGACCAAAAAGCCTTGACTGAGATGCCCCTACTCGAACGACTAGTTGTTCATGATGTGTGGGTGGGTCGCCATTGTTGGGATCGGTCAGATCCAGACTATGAGTCACTATGGGTAGATTTACCTGGTGTATGCACCTATATCAAATTTTCTCCCGACGTCGACGAATGGGATACCTAGCTGATGATTTGGTGTACGACCATGACCGGGTCTTAAACCCCTGAGTGGTCTTAAACCCCTGAGTGGTCTTAAACCCCTGAGTGGTCTTAAAACCCTGAGACTGGTTAGTATGCTGGTTACAAATTGTTTCATAGGCTTGCTGGATTTGCTGAAACTCGTGTGTCGTTTTGCCGTGTGTTTTGTCGGGGTGTTTTTTCTTTGCTAAAGCATGATAGGCTCGACGGACTGTTGTTAGGTCTGATCTCGGTAGCACACCTAAAATAAAGTATGGATTTGCTATATGCATCCTTTCCTGCTTGTCGATTCTATATATTTGTTTATATCCTAAAGCCCAAGAATTATTTTTTTTTCTAACCCTACAGGAAAAAAAAAACATGAAGTATCACAAAAGCCCTGAATTTCAATGGATCATCAATACCATGGTAGCACAAATTCGACTACAAAATCAAGAAGACTATTTCTTGGTGGACCATTGGAACTTGTTATTTGAGTGTGCCATCCAGATGTATACTGACAAAAAAAACAAATTAGACAAAAGCAATCCCCAGGCCGTAAGTGCATACTTGGTGCCTATTTGGAATCTACTACCTATAAACCCACAGCACAATAATCACGATCAGCAATCCGCAACACTCCAGGCAGCACATCCGGAGACTTCGGGTCTTGCACAATAACCTTGAGTTGAAGCACATGGCGTGCATGCAATGCCACAACACCGGAACCGTCATGAAGCTGTAGGGACTCCAGTCGAATCAGTGTTCCAAGTGTGGCGTGTGCATCACGTAGAATTAGGTGTTGTAGATAGGGCAAACGGTCTACTGTCATTTGCCGCATGTTTCGTAAAGTCAGACGTCCTAGTCTATCCGATGATAAATTATCTATATGGCAGTCTTTACAGTCCAAATCTACTACATCGTGTCCGATTCCTGAAAAGCTGATGTCACACAATTGTACATATTTGACTTGTTGCATGGTATTAAACTTCTGATATCCTGGTACAAACCCCATATACAGTTTCTCGGATCTTATATAGGTACTGATATCTAGTGGTTCACATCCATCACAATGATGCAAGGCAACTAATGTGGTGACATTCCGCAAATACTTGATCTTGGTTTGGGCCAAGGAAACATATTTCAGATGCACTTCGGCCACTGGCCCGAGGTCACAGGTCACACCAGACCCTCTGATCACAGTTAGTTTGTTCAAGGAAGTCGTGATGACACAAGGCTCTGTCTCTGGCTCAAAGGAACATTGTTCAAGTGTTAGGTCTGAGAGACTAGGTTGTTGTAGCATCACGGACATTGGAAACAGAAAGTTTATTCTTTGTAATTGTAGACGCCCATCAATGTGGCATCCAACTATTCTTGGCAATTGGTCTCGTTTGACCTGAATACAGAACTCGGTAGTTCCAGGAATACTGGCATTAATCATGGTCACACAAATTTGCAGACTCTTTGGTAATCATGGAATCAATAACACCATAATTCTTTTCCAAGGTATTTTCCCAACACACAAGAATAGGATCATTTAAACACCACTGTAAAGGCACAATCACTGAGCCCTCGAGTCCGATTCGGGTTTTACTGGCATTGTATTTAGACCAATGTTTACGACTGAGACGCTGTATTACATTGCCATCCAAGTGACACAAAGCCTGCAGTGGCTTGACACATCCGTCACAAGACATTGGATAGAAATGCCCCGTGTCATACTCTAATTCTAAACTGCGCACCTGATTCGTCACAGGTTGTCGGAAATACCCCAACTCTGGCGTTCGCACTAATATCCACACACACTCATTGGGCAAGGACCTAGGCCTACTCTTGTAAAAGGAAGCAAGACAGACAACACCAAGTTCTTCTCCTGGAAGTAATCTAAGGACTTGTTGCAAGGTTATTTGTTGCGAAGTGGTATAATCCTGGATGTATTCGTCTAGTTTCATTAAAGTGACTTGAATAAACCCTTGGCCTCTTGCTCAAAGGTTTGTGTTGCTCCGCCAATAAAATTTCGCTGTAACCATACACTCGGCACAGTTCGATGATTTGTTCGTCTTATTACTTCTTGATGTATTTCAGCACCACGAGGATGTGTGTCAAGTTCGATCACTTCTGGTTTGATGCCAAGACGTTTGAATAGGTCCTTCACTCGCTGACTATGAGGACAATAGGTCTTACTAAATACAACGACGTCCTTGCGCCTTAATATTTGGTCCACTTGATTTTGCATTCCCCCTGAGAAAAAAAAAGAAGACCGACTCTTGGATGGCGTAAATATATAAATCATGTGCTTTTATATTTCTTCACATATTGACAGAAAGAATGAAGTGGCAAAACGAGTACATACCTATTCCAGAAGATTCTACTAAGGAACACTATGACGATGTTTTGACAAGGCAGCTCAATGTAAAATATGGATACTCAGTTACACACAAAGAAAAAATCATCCACATAGATGAAACATTTCGAGGTCTGATGCGTGGTCGCAATGAACAGGACTGGTATCATATAGATCCATCATTGCCTGGACTTAAAGTTGTGGTTGACACTCCATGGTACCGTTTATACGAAATCCTAATACTCTGGAGAAAAAATGAAGCCATGACCTTTCCCTTGTTTCAGCATATGTTGCAAAGTTTTCCAATCCAGCACCAGACAACACAAAACAGTCTCATGGACTTTAGTTTGATACACCCCAGTTATTTCCCATTGGCGTCTCATTGGCACTGGTACTTGCGGATCATCACCAGAACGAATCACATGATTCAAATGATTCAATGGACCAATGACCATGATGAACACTATTTTGCACAGCTAGTGGATACCATTCAATATGTGATGCGAAGCAAGACAAGCAATCACAAAAATTTTGTGGTTGGGTTTTTCAAAGATAACAGTAATGACCTCACAAGCAATCTGGTGGTGATAGATTCATTTATGCACACCATTGATATATACGCAAGTCCACAGTGTTGTACATTTCTCCAATCTAATGATCTCGACTTGAAGGTATTAACCCCCATTTCATATCATCCGATAGGTCCTGAATTGTCTTTGGATTCAGTGTGCTTTCGGACTATACTACATTGTGATCACTTGACGCATTTCGAGGGTGATATTACCCTAGAAGGTATGCGGGACCATCGGTTTGATCGATTAAGTAAACTGTACAACAAATATTATGATTACAAAAATTGTGTCATTGATGGCAGAGATGTATTGGATTTTTATGACCACGACCAGCGAGACAACTATTCAATAGGGCAGTGCATCGAAGACCAGATATATGGTGCATTGTCGTTGGGCTTGAATCGTGATGAAATGGCCATGTATATCGCAAATCTGCTTGGTCGGCAACGAAAGATTGAAACCATTGTCGAATTCTTCAAGTATCGCCGGAACAAACGATACTTTGAGAGCAATACACAAAATGCATACATTCAATGGTCGCCACATGATGCTATATCCTATATACACTCGGTGTGCGATTGGGTAAGATAGTTGGCCCTTTTTATATCACCTAAGGGCTTGGTCAGTGCTCTTTTTTTTTCGCATGTTGGGTCAGACACACAGCCATGTGTTGAATATGTCCAGTCCACAGCCAAAATGGCCAGCAAGTATCTCCTCACCATTACCGCCAGCTTATCGAGGTCGGGACTCTGCCAGTGATTTGGTGGTGATTTTACGATCGACGGAATCAGACCACAAAAAAACTTTTGATTCTTTCTTACAAGCATTGGGACCTCGTCTCGATTGGCATATCCTCTATCGCGTCGAGTCGGACTATTTGCAGGTGTTGATTCACATTGAACCCAGGGAAAACGTGCACATCCAAGACCATAGTGTGGTGTTTGCAGCCCCTTGTATCGACATTCGATCTATTTTCGCCACGACTCCACCACCTAATTTTGTTGTGTCTGTCACGGGAGTGTCACGCAAAGAGATGGATCGACTATGGTTGCAAGTAGTCGGTGAATCAGGCTGGCTGTACCATCCCATGTGGTATTACCACCAGTACTATGACTCGTGGGTGTCCACTTCTGAGCGGTCTTTTTCTTGGTGTGAGACACCAGCTTCATGAGTGTTTTTTATTGCTTCTTTTGTATGACCAACCAAAACAAAAGATGGGAGGATCCAATAGTAAAGGAAACGTGTTTCAAACGCATCATTGGCCTGCGAAATCCTTTGGACTAGATGACTCTATCTTTGAAGGTCTCGACCCATCGGAACGAGTCCAAGCATATCTCCAATCCTCTAGTTATAACGAGCGATTGAAAATGACAGTGGCTAGTGTCTATCACTTTCGTCCGGCAAGAGTTTTGGTGTTGTGTCCTTTGCACGTGATGGCCAGCGAATGCCAATCGGCCTTTTGTGACGACTCTACAGACATGCCTGTCGTGGTACCAAATGCAGAGTGTGTGCACATTGAATCAAACATTTCATGGACAGACAATGTGTATCCCTTACCATGCCTGGTGATCCAAACATTGTCCGATGCTCGTATTTCTCCCCAATATTTGCAACGATATCAGTCTTCGGACTTCCCATTGGTTGTCATGGCAGAAGCTCAACATTATACACCCAGGGTGCTGTCTCTGATTCAGTCCTACTTTGACAAGTCGTCGATTGTACAAATCAAAGCACCCGACAAACCATCCGAGATACCGACGGACTGTATACTACAAGACATGACAGCATGTCTGGAGGCGGTCCTGCGAGTGGTGAAGAAAAAACCGACCAGATGTCTGGTGTTGTGTGAGACACAAGCTCAAGCTAATCTACTGATCATGGAATGCAACCTTCGATTCGCACCTACCTTGTTTGCTGCGTCCGAAAATTCCGAATTTGCAAACGTCATGGTGCAGACAAGTGTGCAAATGGATTGGTCCTTGGATGCTAATTTTCCATGGGCTTCATGGGGTCTGTTTGTGCACTCTGGCTCGGATCCAGTGACCAGTCAGTACATTCAAGACCGTATCCTAGACTCGCGCAACACACTTGACACCTATCAATGGGCGTGAACATTATATATGTGTGAATGTAATAGACCATACAGTGATGAAAGTAATAAAAGCTTTACTAGTGTCCCTGGCTGTAGCTGTTCTAGGTGGCTTCTGGTGGTATGTGTTTTGGCCTAAAAGTAGCATCGATAGTGATCAAACTCATAGTGATCAAACTCATAGTGATTTTGCACCCGACTATGACCATAACAACGACTTGGAGCCAGATAGTCCAACCGATCGAATTCTAATCGATATGGACGCAAAGGGACAGACCATCAAAGGATCTTATGTTTTGGTCGCGGATGCTCAAGTGTTGTCTGCAAACCGGGGCATACAATTGACCAAACCCATGACTCATAGTTCAGGTGCACTGACTTGGAACTTTAACCCCGGACCAAATTGGGTATGTACTTTTTTAGATCGAGGCCAAGGAGACTTGTTGTATGTTTCCTTTTATCACTACTTGTCTGAAATCGGCTGGAATTCGTACAAGTTTTCAGGCTATCGCATCGAGTTCCATACCTCCGAAAAGACCATCTTACTGCTTTTTCAAAATCAATTGTTGACCTCTGCCCTGGACTCGGATACAGATTCGCCCAGAATAAATATCTTATTTGATCACGGACATATAATTGTGATGCGAAACGGCAACAAATCACTCGAGTATCACGACACCAATTTCGATTCTCACGCAAGCGCCAAAGACTCATCCACTTACTTTGAAATCGGTGCTGCAAACCTTTCCGGATCGGACACACATACTGTTGCAAACATTTTACTGAAATCCAATTAAAGGAGCACCAGAAAGAAAGAGCATCTCCAAATGCACAGTCGGCGCTACATGCATATTGTCAACGAGCCTTATCTCGACTCATTTGGACCTTGGGTGGTTCGCATGATGCAATACGCCGAGTCGCGTGTGCTCGAGTCCAAGCGCAAGTGCAAACCATTGGGTGACTCATCCTTGGTGCGAATCATGCGCAACAACGAGATTATGTTTTACGACTTGTGCAAAGAACGGCTGATGTGTCTGCCATATGACTGTGTGTGGACTGGGTGTATAGTAGAGGATGGAATCAGGCTGAAAGACCCCTACGACCACACGGTGTACACCATTTCTAGCCAAGGCGAATTACAAATCTTTCGACCCAAAACCTACAGTCGTGTTCCAATCCCACTTGCACTTGACATACACGCTAGTGATTGCTGTCACACCAGAGATGGATTGCGGGAGTTTTACTTTACAGATGACCTGCATGTTCAATTTTATCACGGTTTGCTGGCGAGATAAGAAAAGAGATCGTTACTTTGTTTGAAATTGCAACAATCCGAGTGCTTGATCTTGTTAAGGTCATATTCGAGTTTTTGATTTTTCAACCGATAGTAAATACAAAAGTTGTAAATGACCGCAGCATGTGAGTTATAATCAGTGCTTTCACGGAACCCAAATTTTTCCAATAATCGTGACATTTGTTTTTCCTGATGTATAGTGTCTGCAACCGTCTTATCGATATCATATGTATTTGTGCGCTTCATCATGAGATGATTCAATAGCAATGTAGACTGGTTCAAGTCCAAAAACTTGTCCCCTTTACGTAACAGGGCTTTCCTATCTAGTACATTGTAATGTGATTGTCGAGCTGTTTGGAATCTTGACGCAAGGCGCATGAGAGACAAGTTTGTAACCTCTGTTTGTAAATCATATTCTGTGTTTAGAAGATCAGTGAACGAAATAGTATGATCGATGTCACTAGTCATATAAGCCTTTAGGTTATTTTGTGCTTTTTCAAAAACATTTCGCCATAAAAGAAACATAATGTAGTCGCGTTTCACTGTGCTCAAGTAAAAGGTAGGCGAATCCTTTCCTTGCATGATATGTAATAGATATTGATGACAAAATTGAATTCCCAAATTTACATAATTATTAATATTTGTGTCCCGGAGACGATAAGTTAACATCAGGGCGTCTTGGATATTTTGATTTCCACATATGTCCACATATAACTGTTGTAACTTTGTGTTGGTGACACCACCAATCGTTGTGGTAATTATCGCATCGTACTGAACTAAGTCTTCAGATTCACTGAACATGTGAACCTTGTATAATGAATCATGTCGCCGGACTGCAATCACATGGACGTATCTTATTTTGTTTTTTTTGAAGATCAGATTTTTTCTACGGTGTTTCATTTCAACCACGAAAATAAATTTTAAATAATTTGTGTTCGCATTAGTTATTGTATCACCGAACATGAGCATTTGTAATTGCTCCTTTATGAGAGTTGCATACGCCGGTTGTTCGTTTTCTCGATTGTACAAGAGACATTCAACAAATAGGTTCAACTGCATAGTTTTATTATCGTGTTTCAGAGTAATCAAGCTTCCATTGGGTTGATTATAATCATTTTCAATACAACTCAAAATCATAAATCTGACGTATCGTAATAGTAAAGTCGGCTCGTGTGCAATGTCAGAACTCTGATGTGTTAGACAATTACAAAGATCATCCAAATTCCATGTGGTGAATTCTTTCCATGTGTCTTGATATTCTTGCATTCGAGATTTATCATCTGAGTACATGTAAGCGAATTGGGTTTGATTGGTAAATTTGGCCCATTCCATGACTTGCCCATCATAATAAACAGTGTATGGATTTTTTGGCATGGAAAAATTACTAAAATGGTTCATATTCTTCATACGATCAGCGACATTTTTCAATAAATAATTGTACGTGACTGTAGTTAGATGATATGGTTGACGATCTCCTGGTTGTTGTAATATGTCATCAGGGACATAGTCAAACAGTGATATCACATACTGTGATAATAATGGAGTAAAACACAGTCTTGTTAGAGACAAGTAATAAGGATTGAAAAAGTCCACATTATGGAATGCAAATTTCATAGGTGGAACGGGTATGTCATCCCTCTGTGCGACTGTCAAATTATTATTTATCTCTGAACCAATAGCCTTTTTGTTTGTATCACTGATCACCATCAGCCTCATGCCTTGTACATAGAAAACAAAGGCTGCGACCATCATATCCAATTGTAGCAGTTTTTCTTGAAAAGTGGGTTTGCTCATCAGCGCAAACAGCTTCCCGAATGTCGACGTATGAAATTCATCGTAGAGTCGTTTCATCAATATTCGCGCCTGTCCGTCGTTTCTATGTGGTTCAAATTGAAAATTTAGCTGTGATGATTGTGGCACCTCCAGTAGCTGAATAAAACGATGTTGGTCATATAATTCCTTATTTGTTTTGTGACATTTATTGTGCGCTTCTACAAAGATTTGTGTATACTTGTAGCCATCATAGGTTTCCTGTACAATTCTCTGTTCGCTTTTACCTCCGAGTGCTGAAGGTGATGCCATGTCTCTCTATTTCTTTTTTTCTCGCAAAAGATATACCTAGAGTTTGAATAGTCGACACATTCATATAAAAAATCACAAAATAAAGAAATGCGGACAACATCTCTATTAACAACTTTATATCATATCTTTTTCCCTCACAACATGTGCTCGGTTTCTAACCCAGAACATGATGCAAAATGTGTCATGTTTATATTACAAAACGCTCAGATGGAACCAGACACATTATTGCCCTGTGGTCATGTACTGGGCGACTTTGCATTGAAACATATCAAAAAATATGTCAAGGAAACTCGTAATACACTCGAATATAGACCACCCAAATCGATGTCGAATGCAGTCTCTCATTTGATGACTAACGACGCGCCGCAATCGTAACAAATAATAATAGAATAGCAAAGTACACTAACACCAAGGACTTTTGCCAATTAGGAACCTGAATGGGTGAAGATGTACTTAGACTAGCACTGTACAGGTCTACATAGTCAGGGCGATATGGTTGCGGCGTAATTCCTTGAACTTGTGGACCTACATCACTCACAAATAGCTCAGGACTCTTGTGATCGTTTCGATAAAACACTAAATAAGTCTGGTTATTGGCCAGGTTATCGGGTTTGGCTACTGGCATGATACCCGAGGACAACCCATACACGGCGTGTGTGTACTCGGGACATTCTGCCGAGCACAAACCAATGAGAGTCTGTCCGGTCGTAGGATCAGCGGCACTGCGACTCCAACTACGAACACTGTACTTGACCGATAGATCAGATCGATAGCAAATGACATGAACAAAGCGAGTCATGCGATAACGATAAGGCCCCAGACATCCTTTCTGTACATTGTCGTTCTGACTTATCTGTGATGTATCACTTTGACACGTATCGTTGTAGACAATCGGGTAACATCGCACAAATGCAATGTCGTCTCGCAAAAGTGGTGCTTTTGTGGCCTTGAACCATACATCACATACCTTGGACTGTATAGGACCTATCCATGGCCGGTACCATTCGCCCATTTGAGGATTGCATACAGTCGAGTCCTGATATAATTCTACATACACTCCTGGGTCCACTCCATCGAAACACAGAGACATTTTTTTTATTACCTTTTTTTTTGGTTTTGAGGTTTTAGGCTCGATATATAATAATATGGGATGTATGAATTCCAAAACGACCAAATTTGTGTTTTTGTGTCTTGGTGATATATCGAAACGATACCGAGAAGTATTCAAACCAGACATACCATCCCCTCCATCAGCTGAACCTAGTGTACAAAGTGTAGAATTACCAGCACCTACTCCATCTGACACGATTATATAGCGAGTAAGTCCGGAAAAAAAAGAAAAATGCAATCTTATCAAAAAAACAAACACGCACCATTTGCAGCCCCAGGTCGTCTTGAAGCCAATAGTCATGCCTTTCAACACCCGGAGCTTTATTGTTGGAGTCACAAACTGAATGGACATCGAGCTCTGATGACTTTGGATCCATTGTGTCTGCGGTCTCGTAAAGGCTTTGTATTGAATCATTTGGTGCATCCATCCTTGGATACATCCCTAGTCCAACAGTTTCTGTCCAAAGGCATTGTCCATTTCGAAGGCGAATTGATCGCCTTGACACGTCATGCCAAACCATTTGCATCTGGTGCGGATGCATTTTTGGCCTTATCATCCGCCGCCGCAAAGAAACAAGTCACAAACATACAAATAGTATTGTTTGTATTTGATGTCTCGACCACGACACCTGATATGCCATTTAATCAGCGTCTCAGACTATTTCGCGAGACTTTGCCACAAGAGTACTGCTTTTTGCACTACTTGCCACACTACACGCCATTTGTGTCTCACATAGACCAGGTCAAATCTCTGTGTCTGGCTCCTGACAAGTTGTATTACCCCGAAGGATTAGTCGTCAGACCAGTGGCCGCGACTTATAGCATGCCCAAAATGCTTAAGATCAGACAAGCATCTGGTGAGACTAGTGCTTGGCTGGTCTCAATGGATGTAGCATCCTCGACTGCTCAAGTTCAGATCGACAAACAGTTACCAATGACCCTGGCAATCTCGAAACGTTTGCAAAAGCTGGTGGAAATGATAAGCCTTCCTTGTCGAGTCACTGTCGATTTGCCTCAAAAACGCGTGGCAAACATTGGCACAGAATGGCTATGAACAGCTTATGATCTGCCGGACATACCTTGGACACAAGCCGGTGGACTCTGGTAGCTGATTGGCATGTACACTGCCGTGGATGCATGGTGAATGAAATTAGAGGGTGTACGGGGACTCAACTCGGGGCTACGGCGATACATGTCCTGGACCAATTGGCGGGTCCGCTGGGGTACCGATCGCCCCAAATCGAATCCTTTTTGTTGGTACATGATACGAGTTTCCATTTCACGGATATGAGGTCTATCGTGCTGGTGAATACCTGCTCGATCCCCATTCAGGTCGTTTTGACGATTGTGTTGCTTTGCTCTCTGAATGATATGTCTGCTGATATCGTGTGGCTTAAAATTTCTATGTGTTTGTAGGTATGAAGTAGACATATTGACCTGCGAAAAAAAAAGAAATGGGGGAAAAATTAAATATTAGCAATAATATAAAAAATTCACCCATGAATCAGCGAATCTGGGGCAAATATGCTTGGTATACACTACACTCTATCTACGCCCTCGAGCCGGTGAAAACACATCGTGCGTGCCATTATGATCTTTTCCACCAGATTGGACTTATTTTACCGTGTGCGAAATGTCGTAAATGTTACCAAGTCAATAAACAGATTATTGACCCTTGCTATATACGACCGGATTGTCATCGTCTTAGAGACTATGGATACGGCTTGAATAGAGCATTGTATGAGATCCATAATCTGGTCAATTGCAAAACAGCAAAACCTGCATACCCATGGAGTCAGTTTGTCATGGATAGTGACATGATGCGTAATCAATTCCAACAAGACTTTGCATTCCATTGTCGTGTGTTTCTGCTTGTTGTAGCACATGTACATGACCACATGCCAGCAGAAATAGCAACACACGATGTACTACACTTCATGTCCTTGATGTTTGAATGCTTGGCCATACCAACAAATACCTATGCCATGCTACTGTCCAGTAGAGGTTCCAATTTTGTGCAAAAACATGATACAAGGCAACCCATCACTGATTTGGTCAATGATATCTTTACTCCATTCACACAATCCGATCAAAGGTTTATCTACATGGATTTGGCATATCCACATGCCTGGATGTGGAATGGACCTCGATTGCCAGCCTCCACGTCCAGTATAGAACAAATAAAAGTACACAAACAACAATCCATGCAATGGTGGTAAATAGAGGCAATTTAGAATTCACTGTCCAACACCAATCGATGTTCAGACGCTTCAAGACCGACCCGAGCCTTGCGGTAGTCGCCCACACGTCGCTCAAAGAAATTTGTTTTCCCAGTCAAGCAAATGGCCTCCATCCAATTGAATGGGTTTTTCGCCAATGGATACAATACGGACTCGAATCCAAGACTCCTGTACAGACGATTGGCAATGAATTCAATGTACTCGGACATGGCTGGTGCATTCATGCCAATCAGGTCCACAGGCAATGACTCACAAACAAATCGCTTTTCAATGGCCACAGCTTCCATCAATATGGCTTGACATTTTGCAGCATCCACGGGCTGTTGTAGATGCTTGAACAGCATGCAGGCAAAGTCGGTGTGTAGACCCTCGTCGCGTGAAATCAGTTCATTGGAAAAGCATAGTCCGGGCATCAGACCCCGCTTCTTTAGCCAAAAGATGGCACAGAAGGAACCCGAGAAAAAGATGCCCTCGACTGCAGCAAATGCAACCAAACGCTCTGCAAATGGACGCTGAGGATCAATCCATCGCAAGGCCCATTCTGCTTTCAGTTGCACACTTGGTAGGGTCTGAATTGCTTGGAACAACTTGTTCTTTTCTTCGGGCTCGCGGATAAAGGTGTCTATGAGTAGGCTGTAGGTCTCAGCATGAATGTTTTCCATGGCTGTTTGAAATCCGTAAAAGCATCGAACCTCGGCGGATTGGACAACAGACATGAATTCAGTCACCAGATTTTCCAACACAATGCCGTCTGATGCTGCGAAGAATGCCAGCACATGCTTGATGAAGTGTTGCTCGTTTGCATTGAGGCGGGTTTTCCAATGTTGGTAGTCTTCACTTAAATCGATTTCCTCTGCTGTCCAGAAACTCGCCTGGGCTTGTTTGTACATGGTCCATGCTTCTTCAAAGCGAATGGGAAATAAGACGAATCGACTCGTGTCTTGCATTGTAAGCTGTCTTCTTTATTGGTCTCTTTCTGTGTTTTTTTTTCTTCAGAATATAAAAGCACTGACTTGATTGTTTGACCAAACATAAATCTGTTGATCTTGGATCATGGTGATAGTATCCCCAGTTTGATTGCCATTTAGCCATCTGCAAAACACATGGCCTGGTCGAGATTCTAATATCAAGTCTGTGTGCTTGCCAAGGGGCCCTATGCCAGGCTTGTCACGAGGATCACTGACCAGGAGACTCGATTGTAGTGCAATATCGGGCTCAGGTATGGTGCAGAAAAGCAAACCTTGCCAACAAAAGGGGTTCGTCACTAACCGCACTCGTTGGGTCGCTAATGATTTGCGAAACAAACACGCATGCATTGGTTGCTGAGGTAAATGCGGATTGCTATAGTGCTCATAGGTCACCGGCAATACCCAAACCATGGTGACCAAAGTAGACAATTCGGCAAGTGTATCATCCTGTATGTAGCCAAACAGGACTAGGTGATCATCAGCTCTCAATAACGACGCCAATGATTGAAGCTGTGTGTGATTGGACCAGGCCAATACACATATTCGACTGGAGGTAACTGGGTAAGGTACGGTTTTGAGGCTCGGAAAACACCAATCATCGACTTGAAACCCAGAGTCTTGTTTACACCCAACGACCCCTAGGACCATGCCGGTACGTAGAATCCTAGGAGGTTCGGCAAATCTCAATGTTATTTTTTCCTTGGCGGTCTCGAGCAAGTACTCAGTGTCTTGAACCCCGACTGATGGTGATTCATGCGGGGTTAACTTCATGTCTGGACTCAGTCGCTGCAAGACTGATTGATAATGAGGTGTCTGCAAAGTCAATACCCCCGCAACATGGGATTCAGGCAGACGAGACGACAGAATCGCCAAACGATCCATGAAAATATGATGCATGGTCGAAAAAAATATGGGGGGGGGGTGGGTGTATAGAAAAACTACTGGTATAATATACTAGCAACAATCGAATACATAATATCTATCCCGAATCCCCACATCATCCAATGAGAATCAATCACACCAGCAAGGCCAATCGCCCAATAGATCAGTCCATGGAGTGTACGATTCCACCATACGACGTTTGATGCTGTATAAGATCGGACTAGAAATGCTGTTCCAAGCGCACAGGTAAGACCGGGACCATATGGATGAGTGCAAAGTGCATAGTACAGAGCCCCTCGAACAGGCAAGCACACACTGAAGAATAAAATACGACGCTCGGTCGCGGATAAGTCGCTAAATGTTTGACTCATATAGCAATAGAAGAGAGCTACAATATAAAAGCCAATGCCAATAACAAAACAGCCGCCATTACTGCCATGCCACCCAGGGCTATTTTTTTTCGGTCTGTCGCAGGGATATTGTCCACCACACTGGGGGTGTCTGCTTGGGAGTCACTTGGAGTAAATGGATTCGCAGGAGTCAATGGATGGTTTGGATCGTTAGGACTCGGGGGACTAACAGGACTAACCGGACTAACAGGACTAACAGGACTAACGGGACTAACAGGACTCGGGGGACTAACGGGAGTTGTTGTTTCTTGGTAGTCTGTGCACGGTGTGTTAGCTACAATGTTTGCCTTGCCAAGAATGGACGCACCTCGAAAGTCTTGTATCGTGGCGCATACAGACTTGGGACATGTGCTTAAATCGCGCATCTGTGATGGCACAAGATATCGCTCTGTATTGCGACAGGGATTGTACCAACAACCAGGGTTGAATTGCAGCACACTCAGTTTTTGGTACAACTCATCCGATTCACGATTATAGCATTTGCAATCATTACTAGTGGGATTGGAGCTACAGTAATTAGCCATGATTTGATCCTTGATGCCATTCTCTTGTGTATTAAAGTACTCACGACATATGGTGCCTTCTTCTCCAGTCGAGGTCATACGGGAACACAAGGTTTGGGGTTGATTGGTCACAGGATCAGGCATACAGTTTCCCTTGGCTGGACGACTACAAAATGCACGCATCAGTGTATGATAACTATCATCCGAGGTACTAAATTGTTTTTCACGATTAGGACTATATATGTAGTTTTTGACCTCTTCGACAGTGTCTATTTTGTCAGTGTCGAATGTACAATAGACAGATGGTTGGACCTGAGAATTTTTCCATTTGACCCCTTGAAATGCAGGACTTGGGCTATTGTCATTATTGAGACTACACAAAGTGGGATCAGGCTTGGTACAATACCATGTTGTTGGACTGAATCCCATATGATTTTCATACTTGTAGCTAAAGTCTTCTATGCCGTTTGTATCGCGACAACCATTTCCACCTTTTTTCTTGTATGTATTGTATCGCCGCGAAGTTGGTTGAGATGTATAAGCATCAATGAATGTCATGACCCAATTCAAAAAAATATTGTGCTTTCTTGGATCCACATATAATAAAAAGCAACAATTCATTCAGTAATCCTGGTCTGAGTCATCAGCCACTCCTGCTCAGCCTTGATTGTCTCCATCTCTTCTGCAGTAAAGTCGTTCTCCACTTGAAGCATTTCTCTCATCTGCTCGGTCGTCTTGCCTTTTAGTTGTCCGGCGATCACAGGGGCGATCCTTTTCATGAGGTCTCCATTGTTCAAGAAATTGGCTGCCTCCATCAGAGCGATTTGTTCCAGAAACGGGATACGACGAATAAACTCGAGCTCAAGCATCTTGGCTTGTTCCTTGTTCTCCATTTCCGATATAGTCACACACTCGACCAATTGTTTAAAGGTCTTGGCATCGATGTTTTGCAAAGGTATTCCCTGGTTGGTGTCGGTTTCCTGCATCACCACTTCAATGAGGTTGCCCAATTTCGGTGCCAGAGGCATTGGAACCTCAATGACCTGGTCATCATTTGTTTGGAATCTTTGCATTTTGTGTGGCCTAAGAAGTCTAAGCGGTGTTCTTTAAATAGACACTTTTTGGGAACAAGAAAAAGATTTTTTTTTATCTCCCATCAGATTTTTTTTTGGCACGTGATGTCGACTGATTTTGTCCGTGTGATTATGCGAATTGAGTCAGATATGGATGCGTGTAACAAAAGCAAGGCATCGGCTTTCAAAAAAATTCTCTCCTTTTCGGAAACTGATTTGGCGCGGGCTTTGGAGGAAACACACAAACCAACCATGTATGTCATTGGACGTAGCAGTAGCTCGGATAGCTTGCGATCGGATCAGACACACATTGTGCATATAGATGAATAAACGAGATCATTATATCACTTTCACAAGACTAGAAGATGTTTGTGGTCAAACGCAATGGCACCAGTGAACGGGTCCTATTTGATAAGATCACCAAAAGAATGCAGCATTTGTGTAAGGGTCTGGACTCTAGGTATGTCGACCCCGTGATGATTACCCAGCGACTGGTCAATGAAATACATAATGGTATTGAGACCGTCCAGATCGACAATCTATCCGCAGAGATGTCAGCCTACATGACCACCATACACCCAGACTATGCGACTCTGGCTGCACGTATATTGGTGTCGAATCTACACAAGGAGACCTGTGCTTCCTTTATGGAAAACATGTCCTTGTGCTATGATCGAAATCTGGTCTCGACAGACTTTTGGCAGGCATGTAATAAACACTCCCAAGCAATCGAACTCGCAATTGACTATGACCGCGACTACGAGTTCACGTACTTTGGTCTCAAAACATTACTGGGATCGTATCTCTTACGGGACAAGGCCACGAAACGACCATTGGAAAGATGCCAGGACATGTGGATGCGTGTTGCCTTGGGTATACACACCACAGACATTACACAAGCCTTGCAAACCTACGAAGCTCTAAGCAAAGGCTTATTCATACATGCCACTCCGACATTGTTTAATGCCGGAACCAAACATCCACAAATGTCTTCCTGCTTTTTGATGACCATGCAAGCCGACTCGATCGAGGGCATCTATGACACTTTGAAGAAATGTGCCATCATCAGCAAACATGCTGGTGGTATTGGTATCAATGTACAGGACATACGAGCATCTGGTTCTTATATCCATGGAACTGGTGGTTATTCATCGGGTCTCATACCAATGCTCAGGGTCTTCAATGCTACAGCAAGATATGTCGATCAAGGTGGAAACAAGCGCAAAGGCTCTTTTGCCGTGTACTTCGAACCCTGGCATGCTGACATCTATGAGCTTTTGGATCTACGAAAAAACAACGGCAATGAAGACCTCCGAGCTCGTGACCTGTTTTTGGGTCTATGGATCTGTGACTTGTTTATGAGACGTGTCGAATCGGACGCTGATTGGACTCTATTTAGTCCTAGTGATGTGCCCGATCTGCCCTCTTTGTGGGGCGAGGCCTTTGAGCGCCAATACACTCAATACGAGAGGTCCAAACCAGGCAAGACCATCAAGGCTCAACACTTGTGGAAAGCGATTGTAAGCACTCAGATCGAGACAGGTATACCGTATGTGCTATTCAAGGACAGCTGCAATCGAAAGTCGAATCAACAACACCTCGGGACCATTCAGTGTTCCAATCTGTGTACTGAAATCATTGAGTACTGTTCACCCAAAGAAATAGCAGTCTGCAACCTGGCCTCGATTGCCTTACCTGGATTTGTCAGGGACAATACCTTTGACTTTGATCTGTTTGGCCAAACAGTCAAACAAGTGACCAGAAACCTGAATCGCATCATTGATGTCAATTACTATCCTTTGCCAGAGACCTCCGTGTCTAATTTACGGCATCGACCTATTGGTATCGGTGTTCAGGGACTCGCAGATGTATTTATGATGCTACATTTACCGTTTGATTCCGAGGAAGCTGGTGTGCTCAATGCCCACATCTTTGAGGCTTTGTACTATTACGCCTTGGATGAATCGTGTCACTTGGCTTCGATTTATGGTACCTACGAGTCCTATCATGGTTCGCCAGTGTCCCAAGGTATACTGCAATTTGACATGTGGGACCCCAAACCAGATTTGGCCTTGAACTGGACCGGGTTGCGCCAGCGAATCGCGACCCATGGAATACGCAACTCTCTTTTGGTTGCACCGATGCCGACTGCGTCTACTTCGCAGATCCTAGGAAACAATGAGTGTTTTGAACCTTACACCTCAAATATCTACACTCGCCGCGTGCTGGCCGGCGAATTTACCATGGTCAACAAACATCTGGTCAAGGATCTCATTGATCTAGGCTTGTGGTCTACTGAAATCAAGGACCTCATTGTAGCACGTAATGGTAGTGTCCAAGGCATCGATATGATTCCCGCGCACATCCAAGCCATATACAAGACGGTCTGGGAAATCAAACAAAAAGTGCTACTGGACATGGCTATTGCACGTGCGCCTTTTATTGACCAATCTATGAGTCTTAATTTGTTTATGGAGCAACCAACACAAAACAAGGTGTCCAGTATGCTGTTCTATGCCTGGAAAGGGGGTCTAAAGACTGGCATGTATTACTTGCGGACCAGAGCAGCAGCAGATCCAATTAAATTTACATTGCCTCTCGATACATGTACTTCGTGTAGCGCTTAAGACTTGGGTAAAGCCTTGACGATCTTTATAATGTGCTCTCGGTTAACTAGTTTTTTGACAATACTACAGTACAATGTCTGCCTTTCCACCCAAAAAGGATCCTTTTGCAATAAAGACATAACATCAACATTCTTGTTCTCGACTGCATCCATCAACTCGAAACATTTGATCATGGTTTCTCTGCGACTCATTGATGGTTTTTTATTGGTATTACTGGTTATCGACGGACCTTGGCTATTTTTTTTATTTGGCCTGATAACCAGCGAAATCATCATGGACGCCGAAGCGGTCAATAAATTTTGGGGCACATTGGAGCATTTGCAATCATTGTCTTGGCCTGATTATCAAGCAGCCATCATGGAGTGTAACAAAAAAAAACGTAAATGGCCCCTTTTCGAAAATATTCAACTTAATGCAAATCAGAGAAGATTATTGGAACAGGATGTCTCCAAGATGTTTGTGTTTAGTGAAGAAGTTCTAAAAATAATGCCAGACGATATGATGATTATAAAAAATTCATGCAGACAGCTAATCACATTAGCGAACCAGTTTATCATTGGTGCAACTCTTGTGACACTATTGACCGGGAAAATAATCATGTCCTGGGAATCATACAACATCCAAGGTATCGCACAAATGATGCTATTACACATGGCCTCCATGACGTACCATGATCAATTTTACATTTCCGACACGACACGCGACGAAATATGTACACGAATGAATATTGAAAAAGATCGCATAGAGACGCTACAGAACCCTATGTGTTCACAGCATTACAGCCTGGATGATTTAGAATCCGTCAGAGATTTGGTTCTTACCTTTCTATTTGGGTTCCTTGATGATCTATCAACCCCAACTCGCCAACACAAGGATATCATGACCCATCTTCTTGGAACTATTGGAGTGAAAACACTGGACGAACAAGGTTTGCTCGAATGTTTATCAGATAGCAAATCCTCAGATTTCGCATACACACGCTTTTCAACCAGTACATTCAAAGCTGAAGTCGATACCATTTCCAAGAATAAAACAGCAATGGATCAAATGGGTGAAATACAAGTTAGCAACAAAGGCATAGGCCAATTTCAAACAAGAGATGTTTTACAAGCCTTGAAATTAGATAACTGGAATCAAACTGTATGGACCATTTACAAGAGCAAAAGTAATTCTGAATACCTGCCCACAAAAAAAAGAAAACAAGAATCTGAGCCAACCACTGGGACAAGATCGACAGCAAAGAGAACAAAATTTGAAGTCACAATTAATCAGTCACAGACAGAATTAGAAGCCAAAAACACGATCTCAACCCTATTTGAAAACTTCAAAAAGCAAATGCTTGCATTGACAAATGATATTGTACCGAATGGACTTCCTAACCGCCAGCAATTCATTGCAAAAATGATAAAAGATAATACCAAGAAGTTTGGTGATATAGAAGGCTCTTTGAATTTTTGGTTTAATTCAGGGTCACTTGAACAATATTTACAAGAGGAATCAAACAAAATCCAAATTGAAATCCAGGCAAACCTCGAAAAATATCAACAGTATCTACAACAGCAGTCGGAACAACAGCAGCTAGCACAACAACAGCTAGCACAACAGCAGCTAGCACAACAACAGCTAGCACAACAACAGCTAGAACAACAGCAGCTAGAACAACAGCAGTCGGAACAACAGCAGTCGGAACAACAGCAGCTCGCACAACAACAGCTAGCACAACAGCAGTCGGAACAACAGCAGACAGGAACAAATGATTCTCAGCAAGACACAGAAATGAGTGACCGACAACTAGAATACATAAATAATGAACTGAATGTACAAAAGGATCCGAAAAACGATTTCTATTCAAATAACAAAGAAGTGTTCACCCAAATGAGTCACTATCATACACTAATACAATCCCTGAATCAAGACCAAACCAACAAAGAAACAGGTCTACAGATGATCGAATTGCACAATACTCTTCTAAAAAATTACTTTGATGATTTTAAAACCTTTTTAGAACAGTATGTTGTGGTCTTGAACACAATGAAAGCATATTGTGACAGCAAGAAATATGATCTTGAGTTTAAACAGGTCAATGAAGCATCTATTGAGTATCAAATGAATCGTTTCCAAGCGTTAGTGCTTAAGTCATAACATCCGCGAGCAAGTTTGCAATGGATTGAACAATAGCAGTTGATTGATCATGATGTATGTCTTGTGGATCAATATATACACGAAGTCGATCTAAATCGGCCAAGCAGAACATAATGTCCGCACTAAACCATTCGGGGTGTGTAATGGCTCGATTGTGCAGAATGATTTCAAAGTCTCTTAGTGACTGTGATAGACTCGGGGTTGGTGAACCATACAAGGACAGAATGCGACCCATGCGAATGCAAAACACTATAAGCAAGAAAGGAATGTGTTCATTCAGGCTGATTGGATTGGTATAGACTGTTGTCTGTTGCGCACGGTAGAGATATAGCAGATCAGGATCCCCGAGTATATGACTAATGCACCACACATCTATACAGGATACTTTTTGCGAGCAGAGAGGATCGACAAACTTGCCGGATAGATGCCAATACTGCGCCAAGCTTTGTGCACTGAAAAATACTGGATTGGGGTTGGACGACAGCATATAGGGCTTGTTGGTGTATTCATCAAATGGTTCAAAGTTTATAGGACATGTGTCACCAATAGCAGGGTATTTTTCATGGCTTGCCTGTTTCCATAGCTCGCGCGATACCCTAGATTGTATCATCTTGTCTACAAATTTGCAGCATAATTTTGTCGTTGCTTCCTTCATTTTTCTCTTTATTTCACTGGACCTTGGACAAAAAAAAGCGAATGATAAAATTAATCACACTGCACTCGGTGCCTTGGACACGGCGAAATGAGGATTGAGTAATTTGGACAAACGCAAGAATGTAATGTTCGAGTCTGATGTACCCAGTAAAGTCTGGAGCCGAGCGTCTTTGCCGATTTCATAGGTTCCTCCATTTTTCAGCCCGGTCTTGGTAATGTATTCATTCAATAGTTTGACGGCACGAGTTCGAGCCAACAAGGGTCTGGATTCTGCGTCGCGCTCAATCACTTCATCGGGAAACGATTGTGTAATGAATGCGGCAATCTCTTCCGAAGCAGGCATGGGCGATGCAAAGCCCTTGTTCTTGCGTGGCTTCTTGGGTGCATTCGCATTCGGCACGACTCCCGAAGCAATTTGCTTCTTGTGACGCAAGTAATTAAATCTAGCTCTGTAACGGCGAACCCAGCGCTCAGAATCAGCCAGCTCATACAACGCATCCGAGTGTTCTTGGGGCTCAGGCAAAAACTTGAAATATTGCTTCCAAATTTGTTGTCGAGTCTCCAGGTCTGTCGTAGACGCGTACTTGCGATTGACCAGGCGGTAAAACGACTTTTGACGAGTCCGCAGGTCCTCGATCTTGGCATTACTCAACCAAGCAGAGAAAACTCTGCGCTTGCGTGCTGTACTGGTGGTGAATGGCTTATGGCTGACAAACCATTGTCTCTCGCTGCCAAGACATACAGTGTCATATTCGGCAGACCGCACATATCTTTGGGCTTTCGGTTTGGTTGACTTGGCGTTGTCGTCTGTAGAGGGTTGTGCTTCTGCTTGTTTGTCTGCTTCCCACTTGGTAACATCAAACGATTGAATGTACAGACGACGATCCAAAGAAAATGCATCCGCCGCCATGTCCAACAATTGGCTCTCGGCTTCCGATGGAGATGCAATGATCCGATTTGGCATATGGTTGTGTGCCAAGTCAATCGAGCCTCGCAAAGCCAAGAGCACATACGACGAGTAGGGCACACCATTACCAACTCCAATGCCTGTTCCCGAAGAAGTAGTCGTGGTTCGGCCAACAGTAGACGCCGAGCTACTTTCCATCTCCTTCCAAATCTGGGAATGATCAAAAGTCACATTCAAACGATTCAGGGCATTGATGGTCTGATGAATGCGGTCTGCTGTTGTGTGCACAAATAGAGCCAGGGCCGGGGATTGTGTATCCCATTGCACTTGGCCACTTTCTTTGAAGAGACCAAATGCTCGGTCTGTCCCTACAAGGTCCTCGAGGTGCACACCAGAGCTGACCACCACGACATTGTACCCCGACAGTCCCGTGGGCGGCTGATCCAAAAAAATGTCCGACTCTGCCTCGGGTTGCTTACGCTTGGTGGTCTTCGGGGTCTTCGAGGTCTTCGAGGTCTTCGAGGTCTTCGAGGTCTTGGTGTTTTTGGTGGTTTGGGTGGTTTGGGTGGTTTGGGTGGCATCCATAGTCTCGGTATCATTGGTGGTATCCATAGTGTCCACAGTGTCCAGATTCTTGGTAGACTTGGTAGACTTGGTCGACTTGGTAGCTTGAACTTGAGTAGACATGTTGTTTTTTATATCACAAAGGCTTTTGAATGTATTCCTCCTGATCCTTTTGCAGAGACACATAAATAAGCTGCACTCATTGTTCTCAACGCAATGTTGATTTATTGTTTCACCGCATCCGATGCAATAAAGTCCTCAGAGCCATGTAGCGTCACTATTAGTTCTCAAACCGAATGGAACGATCTGAAGGAACATGCATCACAGTTAACACATGTTCAGCATATTGCTTTTGCAGCAGAATGGCTTGAGATACAGGTACAGGACTTGTTACTCTTTTCGGGTCTATGCTCCATAGAGTTTTGGTATGCTTTGCAGCCGTATCCGCGATTGGAAAAGTTGCCATTGTTGGCCAAACCCAAGTTGATGCAATTATGTCATTTGCCACCGGGACTGGACACACTTGCATTTATGACTCCAGGCATGGTTCAGTTTCCCCAATTACACATTTTGTCCTGTGCTCATTTGGTGCATCTACACTTTCACAGCTTCACTCACTTGCGACGAATACATTTGCACCATTTGCAGTGTCTCGAGACCATCACCTGGCCTGGGAACAAGCTACAAGAGGTTTCTCTTGTCGATCTGCCGAGACTACATCAACTGAATGGTCTTTTGCATACACATAGTATTGTGTTTCGCAATATACCGGTTCTCAAGGCTCTGATGCACGCCGACGAAATTTGGATTGAGTCCCAACATCAAGTACAAGACCTTCCTATACAGTGCACCAACCAACAGGCCAAAGTGTTTGTGACGGCCCCTTCATGTGTCCAGTCTACCTTGGGTGTTCAGACTGTTTTGTTTCGCACCAGCGATTCTTCGGCCTGGCAGACCATTTTATCCAAGGCTCAGTGACCTCATGTTTCACCTGGTTTTGCGGTACTCTCATGACTGTAAGGATATGGAACTCTGTATGAGTGCCCTCATTGACTCTTGGCTACTCTACAGTCGCGACAAACGACAAGCCATCGCATTGCAGCAAAATCGTAGTGTTTTTGATCCGAGACACCCTACAGTGGACACATGGGATGACGGATGCTTGGGCGTGCCCGAGACTGAGTTGGATGTGTTTTTAGCTCATATGCTCACCAACATACCACTAGAAATACAATCGTTTCGCCAATACCAATGGACCAAACAGGAGGTCTGTGACATATGGGATCTTTTTGCCCAATGCAGCCATAAAACTCCTTTCAATAAATGTCGGGTTCTTCTGGGCTGTGTGCTGTTGTGTCTCAAATGGCACCATGATTGTTGCACCGGAATTCCTTCCAAAAACTTTTGGCCCTGTATTCCTATTCCTCTGCGTCTTCGTCTCAAAGAGTCAGACCTTGGCTATATCGAATTAGCCGTCTTTTTCGATCATCTACAGGGTCGGCTTTTTTCCAAGACTCGTTTCTAGTTTTTTATTTTATTCTGACCTGTCCAAAGCCAAAAAAAATAAGACATGTTTACCTCACAGACCATCTTACAGAAAACAAAACAAGTCATTAACGATGCGGTCAAGATGAATCAGACTGCACTCATGGAGTCCTCCAGTGCAGATGAGTGTGTCAATGACATCAACTTTGATGGCTGTGTCATTGGCGAGAACAGCATGGTGGACATTAATCAGTCCTGTAAAGTCGTATCCTCGGAAGAGGCATACCAAAAGGCCGTAGCTGAACAGATATCCCAAAACACCTTGGATCAATCGCTCATCAACCAGATCAAACAAACCACCCAGAGTGTGGGCCTCGCAATAAACAATCAAACAAGCAAGACCATCAATGATTTGCAGACGAATTTACTTACCGAAGTTCAACAACAACACTTGGCGAAATGCTACAAAAACATGTCTGGAGTCAACAAGTTTCAGTGTCATAACTCGACTTTCCAGGGAAAGCTGCACATCGACCAAGATATTGGACTACAGAGTAACCTCAAGTGCGTCCAGGACTCAGCACAACAATCGCATGCAACACAGAGTCTCAAAACTGCAGTGTCGAATTCGACGGAACAGACCGTGCAGAACTCTTTATGGGCTCTTGCTGCAGTTATTTTGGCCGTTGGTTGTGCTCTGGCAGTCTTTATGGGCGCACCTGTCTTGGCCGGTGGGTCCAGTGTGGCAAAAGTGTTTAATGGTCCATCGGCCTTGATGCTGATGAGTTTTTGCTGTCTGGTCTGTTGCGTTTGCACTCATGCCATGAATGAATCCAATACGTACCTGGTTCATTGGGGTTCATACCTCAGCTTACCCCCAAAACTGAATGAGTCCAGTTGGCATTCGATTTGGTTCGCCTTGTTTATCATACTATCTATTAGCACAGCTCTTAGTTTCTATACCATATCAAGCCATCCGAGTCCATCAGGCTGAAAAAACAAAGCTAGGTGGTATCTTTTTTTAAGCTCTGCTAGGGGATCTGCTGCGTCTGGATTTACCGCGCTTGCCTGATTTGCTACGTCCAGGTGACTCGCTGCGCTTGGGTGACTTGCTACGTCCGGGTGACTTGCTGCGCTTACCCGACTTGACAGATTGCAGGTGAACTCTGGATGGACTTTTGGATCTTGAACGAGCCATAATGTAGTGACCAAGGAAAATTGAGGGAAAAAAAGGAACTTCAAAGGGAGATCGCATGTCGATAAAAAAAATATTGATCATCAAGCAAAAAAAAAATACACAAGTGTATGCATCATCTTTTTCTCTTCTTTGGTGCTTGAGAATCGGAGTCGTCTGCGTCCTCTTCTTCCATGTCCGCATAGTTCACAGGAACCCTAGTCCGTAAAGATCTAGTGACTGGCAAAGCAGCACTCGGCAAAGCAGCATCTGGTGTAGATGATTTCACCTTGGGCCTCGATGGTAGAGGTCCGACCGATAAAAGACTTGGTTTCGATGTAGAAGCCCTGGCTGATGTCTGTGGCGGTTCCAGGTCTGATCCATCACACATCATCGAGCTGATGTCTCGCATCCCAGCATTCTGTATTTGGGTGGAATCCCAATCTCCTGGTATGAGCAAGATGGACGATTTAGTCAAGGCTTTCCTGGACATCAACAGTGCACTCAGGTGCTCATCGAGTTTGGAAAACGAGTTAAACACTGGAGTCAAACGACCAAACATGAAATTGATGTCGGCTGTTTTCCGTGCACTTGTAGACACCAGAGCATACATTTCGACTTGTCCTTGTTTTTGACGATTGACATATTTGCGATAGACCATCAGCACACGCTCAATAAACTTTTTCTTGTCTTGTTGGGATTGTTGTTTCACTTTGATGACACCGGGTACCAAAGCCCATCGGTTGTGAATCCCCATTAATATCAGGACAAGCAACCAATACGAGGCTGGAATACGCACGATTTGATCTAATTTCGTGGATCCATATACTCGTTCCTGAATCCATTTTATCCTGGCTTGTGCGGATGTATACTGTCTTTTTGCGGCTTCATCCAATTGCACATAGTGGTCTAGACCATAGCCTGAGTAGGTGTAGTAGTGAGCAGACAAATCCGGCGAGATGTCATGCTGATGATCCCAGAAATGATCAGTGAATCGGGATAGAACAAACGACTTTTGCGGTTCAAACAAGGTAGACAATGGACTCAGTACATGCCAGCGCTTGGATCCCGGTGCAAGATATTTGCTAATAATTCCAGACTCCTTGGACGCACAGACTAATTGTTCATCACTAGGCTCACTGACTCGCGTGCTGGGATTGTTGCATGTTTTGGAATCTGCAAATCTGACACCTCGCTGATGTGGTGTCCATTGATTGATATTGTACTTGCAGGCATAGATGAGTCGTGACACGGTAGAATCCTTCATGCGATCGATAAAGTCGTGTATGGAATCATACAGCTGGGTTTCTGGTAGTTGATCCTTGTTTCTTTGGGCCGAGGATCTCTTCAGGTGTTGCTTCAATAGTGCAAATATACGCTCACATGGATTGAACTGAGAGGTGTGACGAGGCAACAAAATCATTTGCACATGCTGTACACCCTTTGCCTCAAACATGGCCCGCAATAAATCGCCTCCGTGATTGTAGACAGCCCGATGGTTAGAGTCTTGTATTTTTTGGGCAAAGTGTGCCGAGAAACTATCCCACATGAACATCAAAGGCTGATTCTCTCGATTGTATTTCTTGCGCTGGGCCGCCAGAAAGTCTGCCAAGGGATCCAGATTTTGTTGCTGCATCACCACTTCTTCCAGGTAACATTCAATTTGCTTCTCTCCTTGCACCGGCGCCGCAAAGTTACTGTCTTGCAAGTTTTCCCCCCAATGATTGAACAAGTAGTTTAGTATGGTCGCATACACACCGTATGTCTTGACCTTGGGACCAGTGCCTACCAATGTAGATGCCACGACCGACACTGTTTTGTGTTGTGGCTTGTAAATCATATAGTGCACAAATGTATGCTCGCCAATGTTTCCCATGGATAACATCATATTGTATATACCCCCTGTGTACTTGGCCCCATATACTGGCGTGCTGTCCCCTTGCAACCCCCAAGCAGTCGAGTGTACGGCATGTGGCGATATAGTGGTCTCATCCATCCATACAGCATCCACATCTTGTCCCACAGTGTGTTGTTGTTGCACCCATTTTGCGAATCGACGCATGTCTGCACGGACATTGTCTCGTCCTAGTCGCTCGTCCATTCGTTTTGTTTGTCGCTGGCGAATCCCGATCCGGTGTAGAAACGATTGTATGTGTGAAGCAGACACATTTTTCTCCAAGTCTTTCAGTGCCAATACTGGGTTCTGAGTCAATGCTTCAATGTATGGGGTTAGTTTATCCATGGTCATGTCATCTGCTCGCAGCACAGCCCCCTTGCCCATGCGACCACCAGATAAGAAAACCACTGGTCGTTCTGTAAAGGACTTGGGTCCACACAAAACTAACTGTTTCAGAAATCGATGGGCAAAGTCGCGCCCCTTGAGGCGGACCCAGTAGTACCATGCCCAGGACTCGCGACTATTTTTTGGGGGCTCTGGCACCTCTATTTGGTTTTTCATCACGCTTCGATAAGCACAGGCTCTGTGCACGATATTGTCCGAGTTTGCTCCGGGCACTAAGAGTTCATACGGCAAGTAGTACATACTGATTTTTTGTTGTTGTTGGTATTCTGGTGTGCCAGGGTGCATAGACTGCATGTCCATCTGGGCTTGATGTCGTGCCTGAGCAACTTGGTCCATTTTCTCTTGGTCCCATTGTTTGTATAACCAATTATGTATGTAGCGCTGTACCACCATTTTCGTGGTCCAATTGACAATAGTTGTTTGCGTCAGAGGCATGACAATTTGACCTCTCAGTTGCTTCTCTATTTGGTACAAAAAGTCATCGAAACTGGCGGCATTGCCCCAACATTCAAGACTTTTGACCAGCAAGGCATATCTACCTGCATCTAACATTTGTTTGCGACATGTTGTCTTGGCCGCAGCTGCAAAGTCAAGGTCTCGAAACTCATATTTGCGTGTGTTGGTCGATGGCTGAACCATGTGCTGTTTGTCAAGTCCATTCAAAAAGATACGATGCTCATACACCCCAAGACTATTTGAGGCATACAGACTCGTGTTTTGATGGCGTGCTGCCTGTTGCACGATCTTCAGCATCGTTTTGTATAGTGGCGAGATGACTTGACTCGCATAGATGACGATACGGTACATGTCAGCAAGGCTTTTTTCTTGCGGATTCATTTTGCTCATCATTTTCTCTCCAATTTTCAGGCACATTGTCATGTACGTCAGCACCCTTGTGTGCTCACTGAGATGTTGAAGATGTGTGTTCATCAACTGCTTGAATTGGTTAAATGTTTGTAGCGCTGGCTGTATGTCCTTGGTGAAATCCACACTATTCTCTTTGATCTTTCTATCTAGATCTGAGGCCGATGCTGGGGTCATATCCCCACTGATATAGTCCTCACTCGGACCAAGCATATCCGGCTCATCTTCCACATCAAAGTTCTCACTGCGATCGCATTGTGTTTGATCCATGGTTTATTTTTATTTTGGTCGTTGTTTTATATATTGTTTTGTCAGTGATTTCCTCTCTTTTTTTTTGCAACCATGGACTACTCCGACTCTGTATTTGCTAGAGCCGGACGTAAATTGCCAAAAGAACCACAGAAACTCGATAAGGTCGCCGACGAGATTGACAAGCAAGAAAAAGACATTTCAAACAACATCTCCAGGGCAAAAGACAAAATCGAACATTATAGAAATCTTACGACTACCAATCAACAAATTCTACGCGAGAATACACAAGCGATCACAGAAAAGAGGAAACAGATAGAATCATCCACCAAAAAACTCAATCAATCACTTGCGTTGTTGGAGCAGAGGAATCAACAGCTTTTGGAAGAGCAACAGCACGCAAAGAACAAACTTGAACATTATAGTCAGCTACTTGACAAGCAGGAGAAGAAAATGACGACACTGCAACAAATGCGCGCCGAGGTCAATGCCAAAAAAACCACCGAATATTTCTCAGAGTGATGCTTCTTCTTTGTGATTTTTTTTATTATTCTTTTTTTTGGCGAGGCTCCCAAGTAGACATGAATTCCGTACAAGACATTCGTCAAGAGCTAGTAAAACTGCATGATCGTGTCAGAACAACCAAGCCTTCTCCAATGAAGACTCCAGCATCCACAAACAAATAACATGTTTTTGGTGGTGCTTCTTTTTTTTATTATATCGTATGTTCAGACTCGACAAACAATCATGGATGTCAAAGTGTCCAAAGATTTTAGTGATGAAATGAAACAGCTTTTGGGGTTCGGTACTGGCGGAAATATTAGTAAAAAAGTAAACAGCTCAGTATGCTCACCGAATTTTTTGAGGTTGTTGGAAACGACTCATATCGTGTATGGGTTAAGTTCATTGCCAGCCATTAACGAGATTATCAAAACACTTAATGACTTGGTCACGGTTAATAAGTTACCTCCGATTGAAGAGACCGATATGCACAACAATTTTTGGATTCAAAATAAGATTGGTCATCTGATGGACGAACTATGTGGGGACACAAAGAAAGCAGCACTGTTTAAAAAGTTCAAAACAAAGCCGATTGTGGATATGCGTTCTTCATACAGATCAAAGGAGGCAGCAAAGTACTTTAAAATTCATCAAGATACACTCGCTCGTTTGTTCAAGCCCGAAGATGTCTTGAATACGGCATTCCTTGGTGATCCAGAGCTCATCTTATTTGAACCCAAATCTGATGGCGCATGTCCACCAGAAATAAAACCCCTATTTATGTTGTCAGGGTATATTCACCAACCATTTGTCCATGCAAATGATCAGTCAATTACTTCAGTTGAACAGGTCGAACAAAATATTCAGACAATTCTGACGCATTATGGGACAGGCACAGTCCTTGTTGAGGTCAACAATGAAGATCTTGTGCAAACCGAAATGCGTCTATTAAAATATTTAGATAAACACGTAGGTCAAGTTGAAATTGTCGATGAAAATTCATACCTCCAAGATTGGGATACAACTTTTAACCGATGGAAACTTCTCAATTCATCAAAGATCAACATACAAGGTGTGATAAGCACAAATAAACAGAAAGATAAGAAATATCGTGCGTTGTATGTTTATGGACCCCATATGTTAAATCAAATGAAGTCACTCAAGGCATATGTCAACGCAAATACTGGACTTCAATTGTATCAATGTTTTTTCGAAAAAACACCTGACAGTGGAGACGCTTTCAAGCGTCACAAAGATCCAACCATCCAAAAAATGTTGGAAGAAATATCCGATATGACATATCAAGGTCATCTGGGTCTGTCTAAGATCCTACCATCGACAGACATCTCTGGTAACACTAAAACCACCATTAGACATCATAACGTTGATTATGACGACGAGGTGACTCTTACTCAAAGTTCTGGGTTAAGTAATAAAATTATTGGTGGTTCCCTTCGTACAAAATCGGTGCCTGTGGTGAGAATGTCTAGTCACGTACCACAGCAACAACCAGCACAGCCAACCACACAGGGTAGGATCTCACAAATTTCAATACCACCACTAAGTACGACAATGTCAGGAGCCACCAATAATTCAGCATTGACACAACTCTTACAGTTGACTGATATGACGCAAGTAGTACAAAATCAACAACTTTTGCAGTCCTTAAATGTGTCTGAACAAGGTCAATTTATAAACACCAAACGACAGGATCTGGAATCATATTTTGAGCAATCTGATTTAGACAATGACATAAAAAAGTTGGCCAGGTGGGTTGAAATAATAGACACTCATGGAATCCACCCACAAGCTAGTCTGTATATTCAAGATTGTGACAAATATTATCGTATACAACGAACCGTGATGCACCTTGATTTCGGTTATATTATGGAAGACATACAAGCCGTGCTGGAAATTTATGGACGCAGAAATAACAGCAAAAATATCATTGCTATGTATCAGAAACTCATAGGCGAGTGTCGTACACTGATCGATCAGGAATTCAATACGAATATGGCAACTTATAGCAATGGTATTTCGTCTGTAATACAAGGAGACGCGTTTTACACTGATCTGATACAAAAATTAACAATTACCGAACTTGCAGAATATGCGAAACAGAAATACGATCAGCTGACCAGTAAATTAGCTTTCGACCAGTTACTGAAATCTGCTTCATTAACACAATTTCGCCAGCAAGGTATGAAGGTTACGGTAGACTTGCACTCGACTCCGACACAAGATTACAAGGCTTCAGTTTATGATGTGATAATGGGACAAGACTTGTCTGCCCTTTCGGCTCTTGCGAATCAAAAATATATAGCAGCCAACGAAAAGCTGAAAGAGCTACAAGCAGCTGGCAGTAATACAAGCGCTGCTTCTCTAGCGGCTACGATAGGGACCACAAATTATTCATCGTTTACTTTTTTGCAAACCGCAATGGCACAGGTCGATTCATCTTACCACATGCAAATTTTGCAACAACAGCAAACAAATTTAGAAGCATTTTTAAAGGCAGCAGGTACACCTCAAGAATTCGAGACTATATATAGGTTTTTGTCTCCATCACTTCAAGCAAGATATCAAGATTGTCGAACAATGGTCAGTATCATGAATGAACCTTCATTTACAGACCAAGAGATAGTACAAGTACTTGACTTGTATAATAATTTACTAAGTCCATGTGCACAGATTACTTTGTTGATAACAGCCGAACTGAATTTCAGACAAAGGGTCTTGGATTTGGATTTGGGTACTGATCTCACACAGTTACCTATGAAAGCCGAAGCCAGGCTAAAGGCGGCTTTTAAAAATAACGCACAGTTCACTGGCCTAAACTTTACAACATATGATCAAAAACAACAATTATTGCTTACTCATATCAAAAAGAATCCAGAAATAATAACGAACCTGATGAAGTCGAATCAAACCCAATCCATTATCAGTGTCTTAGATGATTTAGCAAAAATCAACACACAAAGTAACACAAGTCGAAATTTCAAGTACCTGATAGGATTGATAAATAAAACCTTAAGCCCGAGCCTTGACATGTGGACTAAATCTACCTTGGCTGACTGGAAACCTATTTTGATGGCTTTGGGGTTTCCTGATCAATCACCACCAACAAAACCAGCAACACCAAAACCAGCAGCAACAACACCAACAGCAACACCAACAGCAACACCACCAAAACCAGCAACACCAAAACCAGCAGCAACAACACCAACAGCAACACCAACAGCAACACCAACAGCAACACCACCAAAACCAGTAACACAACAGCAGCAACAGCAGCAACAGCAACAACAGCAACAGCAGCAGCAACAGCAACCACCAAATACTATCGGTGAACAAACGACATTTGTACCCAAAAATGTTTCGAATACCCTAAGCCAACTTGACACACAACCAGACATAAAGCGTATGGTTGAGAGTCTTTTAGCCAAAATTTATCCATTTCTGGTACATATCCAAACGGTATCGGATGAGACGGTGAAACAACAGATCTCTTTTGCTATTTTATCACACATTTTAACACTCAGCGTCCAAGACGAAGCTAATGCTTACGTAGCTCAAATTTTATCAGATTATTGCAAGGGTAAAACACAGGTTCAAGTATCACCTGTCAGCATACAATGGACCCCACCAAACAAACAAACATTAAGGAAGATTGGAGGTGGATTTGATAAGCAATTATTACAAGAAATTGAAACAAGAAAAAAAGAATTCAGTACTCACAGAGACAAAGGAACAGACTGTTCAGCGACACTACATCTACCTGCCTCTTTAATCGCAGCTTCAAGTTTTTCTGATGTGTTAATACTAAAACTAACACAAGTCATGCCAGGATTGTCAGCCTTGGAGATCGATTGTTATAACACTTTCATGGTACAATTGTGTAACCCTATTTTCTGGCCTTTGATTTTGCAAAACACCAGCCAAGATCCGAATGTATGGTTCGATACCATACTCAGGTTTTGCATATACGCCCGAGAAGACACACCATTAAAATTTATAATAGCCAACGCAGGTTATTATGCGAATTCATATATTGCATTGTATGGAATTACAAAATACTTGATGCATACAACTGACGATAATTTTGTCACACTACTCGATGAATTGCAAAAAAAAATACAAGCCATGCAAAACGATAATATAATTAATTGCGTTGGTTTGGCTTTTAAATCCATCATAGCAACACATATTGACGATGAACAGGTGAGTCAAATCGATACTACATGGAATGGATTCTTGACTACATCCCCACCAGATTATTATGGTGCATTTGAATATGTTGTGGCTACATTATTGCAAGTGGAGACACAAAAGTAAGGACCTTTTTTTTTTATTACATTCGAATAAAACAGTCAACAATGACGTCATGGGATAATGAAGTTATAGAAAAGTCAGACGATGTAACAAGGTCATCGAAACAAGTTTTTGGCATGATTACCGCGAGATCTCTAGTAAAACCATTAAGGGAATTTTTGGCTGATTTGATTTTAACAGCAAATAGACAAGATTATAAGATCCAACTAGTTGTATCCAATCAGGAACGATATTTCAAGCTGAAAAGAAAATTCACATATACTACAACAAACAATACTGTCGTTTCATTTCAATCAGCTAACACGAATTGCATCAAAAATTGTCTTGAGGAGATGCTCATGGGTCGCTTCACTATTGAGGACTCGTATAATAAAACATGGTATATATACTTTTCGACTGGTGACACCATGGAAACATCAGAGGTACTTGAAGAGATATCACAACCAATACTACCACCACTGCAAACACCACTACCAACACAACCACCACTGCAAACACCACCACTGCAAACACCACCACTGCAAACACCACCACCAACTTCGATGGTACCACCATTGGCTAAACCACTACCACAGCCGGTAGCGCCAATGAAAATAGCCGAAGATTCGCCAGAAGCTGCAAAGTTGAATAACTTTTTATCATGTGTTGTACAACACTATAACGAGTGGGCTCAGAATAATCTGAGAAGAGGTGCAACAAGTTATAGCGCTCATTTTAGTCTCCCGGATGCTGTGCCTGCTGTGTAATGATTCATTTACACCCCAAAAAAAAGGCCATAATTTATGTAGCAATTGTTTTTCTATGACTAGACGTGGCCAGCGAATGCTTGGATCGTCAGTCGATTTAGTACCATTTTGTCGCCACATGTGTCGCGTGTGTGAACAGCAAAACAAATCACCACCGGATCCGAAGCAAAGTACCTACTATGACTGTACTTCCAGTGTGACACAGCGTTTGAAGAAATTGCGTCGACGACATATCACATCACTCAAGCAGGATGTGACCAGTTTGTTGGATGAAGCTCAATTATGTGAGCGGTTGGATCAAGATGGAGTGACCTGGTGCAAATACTGTGGTCTCTATGGAGCAGTAGGGCTAGATCGAGTGGATAATAATGTTGGGTATACCTATGACAATGTTGTTCCTTGTTGTGTTTTATGCAATTTTATCAAAGCAGATCTGAATGTGCAAGTGTTTTTGTCTCAAGCGTGTAAAATCAGCAATATATATCGTGCGTCTCTTTAACCTTTGAAGTGTTCATTAAAGGACGGAGAAGGAATAAAAGGCCAATTCGCAATCGTGCAAATCTTGAACCAAGACTCGTCCAAGTTATTGAGCTTGGAATTGGTCTTGAGCAAGTAGGAAACCTCGCACACATCGTACCATTCGTGGATCTCACACAACTTGAACAAAATGTACGAATAGGACAGCAGATTCTTTCGTGGATGGTCGGGGTGGTTGCGAATCATGTCCCATAGCTCCTTCACGCGATCAAAATCGGCATACAGGGTCTTGATTTGTGCTTGTGTCAGAGTCGGTGGCTTCTTGTCCTTGAGTAGCATATAGGTAAGTTTGACCTTGTGCTTGTACAAGTGTGTCAACCCCATCTCATGCAGGATACGGTAGCAGGTTCCAGGGGTAAAGGTCTTCATGTCGATATTGTGTATGTGTATGTGCTCATGCATGTCCTCAATGAGATTGGGGGGCATCGTAGTCATGTTTTCTTCGGCCAAACATTGCATCAATATGTCGCGAAAGTGACTCTTATGTTCGTAACAAGGCGTCGTCGCAGTTCTCGCACGCTTGGTGAATAGACGATGTCGAAAGTCAGTGTGGCTGAAGCCATTCTGGTCTTTGCCGTCGACGACCTGTTCCTTGACCAAGCCACACATCGAGCAAACAATCTCTGCTCTATTGGAGTCAAAAAGAATGTGTTCATGGGTCTGGCACTGGTCGCACACGCCGATGCGCTTGATGTGATCGTAGGTTCGTTTGATGGCTGGACGACGATGCTGTTTTCGACCAGCTTTGGATTTGCGTGGTTTGGTTTGTTCGCCTTCGATGGCTGTGATGGTCTGGTGGTCCTCGACAGGAATCGAGTCGTGATAGATATCCACGAAATGCAAGATAGAGGCATCTGGGTGAATACCGAGACGATCCTTGTATCGTTTGTCGATTTCAATAACAGTGCCTCTGACTTCAATCGGCTTGACTGCTCTTTTTGCAGCAATCGGATCTAGACTATACAGATCCACTAGTCTTGTCTGTGATGTGGCCATGGATATCTCGAGTCGACTCACTGCCGGAAAAAAAAAGTTTCACCTGCCCTATATGAATACACAGACTAGAAGATTTTTTTTATCCGCAGATATTCTGTTGCGAGTAAAAAAAAAGCATAAACAATACACCAATGACTACTGAACAACAAGTTGTAAATCCACATAGCTTTTTTAATGATCGTCAGTCTTTTACAGCTCCACTTTCTGACGATGTCGAGCTTACACTTGGATTGGCTGGCAAGGTGGTCGAGTTAGACTTGAATCAGAGTGTACGAGTCATTATGGGTCCATTGGTGTTTGGACAATGGCATTATCTGTTGATTACCAACACCAACACCAACTTTACAGGCAACTTGTCCTTTGTGCCATCGCCAACACGGCCCACCAACATTATGCTCAATGATGGAGATCAATTCTTCGTAGAGTGTACTCAGGTCAAAACAGTCAGTGCCCCCATTGCTGGGTCCTGTTACTGGTGCTTTTGCGACGGACGTTCTTGGTTTGTGCGTGGACCGGGGCGTGTCAATGACTTGGTGACCCTGTCTGATTCAGCGACTTTGAGAATCCAGGATAGTACACTAATTCACTCTCTGAGTGTGACGTCTGGATTACCTGTCTTGACTTTGCCAGCTGCTACTGTCGGTGTTCAATTCTTGATTCAAGTCGCTGCTGTGGGGTCTGCTACACAAATGACCTTGGCATCGAATGGTACAAACCCACTACGAGTCATCACTGTCTCAGGAGCCGCTACTTCGACGTCTGCCACTATATCCATTCGGCCTGGTGTAGTTATTCGATGCTTCAGTGATGGTACAAACTGGTTCGCTTACGGAGTGACAGTTCCATCCTCTTAAGACTAAGCAAGAGTAACCTTCCCTGCGGTCATACCGGTTATTGTCCATCTACTACCATCTGATACAAGCAATAAAGAATCACCGACCAAAGCTTCTTCACCACTACTAGACCCACCCAAGGTCAAGGCCGTACATGTATTGGATCCATTATTAGTAGGTGAAGAAACGTCCATATTTCCTACGACAGCCACACGCATGGTAGTACCCTGTAAGGCTGTGACAGCAAAATCTGCACTTGTAGCAAACGATTCAGATACAATAACCCTAAACCATCTTCCTGTGTTTTGTGATGCATTAGGACTTATGTCAGATGAGGCTCCGGTGATAGTAAAGATGGTTCCATTTCGGCGTGTTCCACTAAGTAAGCCAGAGCCAGTTGTGTGTGCACTCAACTCAGAAGTAGAGGATGGTACAACATCAGCAGTCAAATACCATCTGACACCATCACAGAAAGCACAAACCACTGTAGAGTTAGGAATGGCTGTGATAACCACATCTGCGTCACTTATCGGCACACGACCATGATTGAGACTTGCTCTTAAGGAGTTGCCGTTTCGGGCAAAGGTCAAATCAGCCCCGCCTCCCTTGACCAAAAAGCGACATTTAAATCCAATAAAGTCCGAACGCCGTGCGGCTGGAGGCAGTGTTACAGTCAAATTACTGGTTGTGTTCAATTGAATGATCTTGTGGTGCATGCCGGCCGTCAGTGTCAATGCATTTCGGTATGCAAAGGTGAAATGAGCCAATTTCTTGGACACTTCTTGAATGTTGACAAGTTGCTGCTCGGACATGACAAACAAAACCTTGAGAGAGGAGTATTTGGTAAAAAGGACAAGAGGCAGAGCATTTGCTTCTCGATAAAAAAAAAACAAGGTACGATAAGTTTTTTTTATTCGCAAGGGTTGAAGGCAAGCGTCTATTTTTTATATATATATACCGAACCTACAAAAAATAAGCAAAATGAGCCTTGAAAACGAATTGGTGACATTGCCACTGCGTAATGAGCAGTGCAAGGAGGTTTTGTTATTGACCCAGAGTGCTACACTCAAGCCGACTTTTAATGACTGTGTGGTCGAATTGGCTAACACCACTGGAGACTTGACACTGACCTTACCCAATGTAGCAACTAGCAATGGATGGTGCACACAATTATTGGCGACATCTACTGTCCGCCACAATTTGATCTTGCAAACACAAGAACCCAATGAACTCAATATTCACTCGGATTCGGGTCAGGTGTTGGCTACCGATCAGACCACATACACCTATCCAACCCCTGTAGTTGGGTCATTGTTCTGTGTGTGCTGTGATGGCACACGATGGGTGGTGCATGGTGGCTCGCAGGGAGTGCAGAAAATCAAACAGGCTACTACCCTGAATGCAGGTCTGAAAAATAGCATGTTTACTGTGACTCCATCGGTGTCTGGCTTTGCGATCACTCTTCCTGCTGCAACTGAGACCAGTCTGCAAGGAGGATTGTGGAGGTTCGCGGTCGATACCACTGTGGCCAATGGTTTATTTCGTTTGACGAGCGCATCGTCTCTCAGTTATCGTGTCTTGGGTTCAACTACCAGAAGTTCTGCTACTACACTGACACTCTCTGCAGGACCTCCTGCTGGAACCATCATTGAAGTCTCTGTCGGATCAGGGGTTTATTACGTCGACATTTATGGTTCTGGGTTGACAGTCACAGGAACGAACTAAGTGACAGAATCAATTTTTTTTCTTTGTGTTTTGACCAGAAAATGTTTTGTCACGAAACATTTTTATTTTATTGTGCGGATTCTCATAGTGTCCCCACCTAGTAAAAAAAAGAAAGATGCAATACCAGAACCCCTTTTCATTTTTGCCACCATCAAGGTTGCATAGTAACCACGAGTTGTCTAGGGAGTCGTTGCGCCATGAAATTTCGCCGTATGAGACCCACTCTCGCCAAGTGGATCTAAATCCTCATTTGAAGTCGTCTGGATTCTTGCCCGATGGTACACCCCAACCATACAGGAGAATTGTGCACAAGACCTTTGTACACGCAGATCATGCTCCACATAAGGCTCTTATACCGAACTCGGGTGTCTACCATCCCGATCAGTCTGCTATGCAACGTTTGCGCACCATTAATGGGGATATGCCTCAGACAGATCCCATGAAATACTTGCATGACCAAAAGCCCTTTGTTGCGAACCAGCGTGTAGGAACACACAAGGATGTAGTGCCCCAGTTGGACTTTCGAAAAATCATTGAGCACAATAGAACATTGTATATTCCCTCTCAACGCATGCAAGACAACCTGACACACTCAGAGCTTGCTCGTACCTATGCGGGGCCTACCAATAGGCAGTTTGGAGCCATTAATACACGCGACTATCATCAGAAAAATCATCGCACTTTTATTGATCAAAAAGACTTTGGCCGCAGCAGCTCGACTGCCGGGCTACACATCACACCCCAAGTAAGCATCAATGTAGGAGCTATCAGATCCTAAATAAAGAGGCAAAAAAACAAGCTATTTCTGCGATCGCAACAATTCTTTTTCCTTGGGTGTCAAGAGGTCCAAAATGTCGTCATAATCGACTCCATCCGTCTCCTGAAACACTCGTTCCACTAGCTCCTTACGCTCCTTGAGTCGCGCGGTGTAATAGTGTTGCAATGTAGTTTCTAGGTCCTTATCGGCGGACTTGACGTGATAGTTATCCTTGGTAAAGTACTCTGCCTTGGGAGGCCATGGAACCCAGTAGCCAGTGGCCAATACAGTGGAAAACTTGGGCACGACTCGTTGTCTTGCTGTCATCTGCTCCACCAAAGTGTCCATGTACTCGCGGGCTTTTTCAGCACTCGCAAAGCATCCATGTACACGCAAGGCAAACGGACTATTCTCCAGGTACGAAACCAATGCAAACTCCTGTCCTTCCGGGATCATACAATCACGGTCCAGTATTTTGGTGCGGTCCTCTGCATAATTGACCACGGGCTCTTCAAAAGCCAATTTTATTCCTGATGCCATTTTGTTGTTCTTGATGTGGAGTCAATAAAATTTTTCATTAAAGTTATTCAAGCGCGGTAGCCTCTAAGGGCTGCATAACTTGCTCTAGGGTGGGCATAACTGCTCTAGGATCAAATGCAAACGCTACGGTGGCAATTGGTTTCAAACCATTCAGCTTGTTTTCATCAATGTAATTAGTATCTTCCACTTGTTGCAGCAGTAATTTCAAAATCAGACTTTGTTTCTCTTCATCGAGCTTTTCGGTTCTCGTAAGAATATTACTGACAGCACTTTTGTATGCAAACTCAAGGTCTGATTGTGGTGGATCTGACAATTGGTCATTGATTTTTTTCAATGTATCTTGGTCCATTATGCCATCAAACTCGTCTTCGTGCATAAACGGAGAAAATGCATAGATTGAATCTCTGTATTGGTCAAACCTTGAAATATAGCCATTAATATCTTCAGGCAGTTGGTCATTATCTGCAAAGTGTATAGGCAGTGTGTCTGATTCCAGTCTTGTTTTTTTGCGTGATGTATTTGGCCAATCCATATCGGCGTATTTAGTCAATACAGTAAGTAAATAATTTCTCATCCCGGTTGTGTCTTGCGTCCCATTGAAAAATTCCAAACGAGGAATAGTGGTCTCAAGTTGTTGGAAGATTTGATCGATAGAATAATTGTCTTTTGTTCGTAAGCCTGCATATTGCTTGCGTTTGACTGCGATAAGATCTTTTAAGGCCTTGATTTTCCTTGTCCAATCCGCAGGATCAACTGGGACAATCCAGTTTTGTTGTGAATTGATACCTCGCCCACCAACATTCGACCCCCTTGAAATAGTTCTTTGTTGGTCGGCAATGTCATCAATGTATGTGGGTTTGTTAAATTGGGGGTCTTGGAAGTTGGGCTGTTTGTTTGGAGTGTAACCGGAATTGACCAGACTCATGGTGTCCACGGAAGATCGAATCATATTGTAGTTAGTGAAAGCATCCTCGAAACGATGAATCAAACCAGGAGCATTCGCATCCTTGACAAAGTTCTGATACTCGAGACCAAGATCTCTTGTGTCCAAAAAGCCCATGCGTAGCAATGCCACACGAATCTTTCGAAAGTGTGTGGCGCTCACTTGATCATTTGCTTGCATGATGTAACCACCAACAAACGAGAACAACAAGACATCCAAATGTTGAATGAATCGACGAAGACCCGTGTAATTTGAAATGGCTGTGTTTGGCGAATTGACGTCATTGCATCGCTCAATCAACACTTGCCATGGACTTGGGTGACTTTGTGATTCGTACCTTGGATTGGTCCATTTGATATTGTCCTTTTCGAGGTACAGGCAATAAGCTATGACCACATGGTACACAATGGCAGTGATTTGATCGTTCGCGGGGAACTTTTCCTTGGTTGGCTCTTTGCTAAAGACACTCTCAGCCAGACGTTTGTTGGCACTACGAAGAGCAGCATTGGCCGAAAACACAAAATACGTCACAACGTCCTTTGTATGGGACATGAGTGTATTTTTGCTGTGGTTGACATTCGAATTGAAGAGGTTGCGCACGAACAATGGCAAAGGATAAGCACAGTCCTTGGGTGCCAGCATGTTACAGAAAGAATAAGGGGACCTTGTCATGGCCTCGCGCACCGCGAAATCTGTAATGTTCTGCCAGTTTGTTTTATAGCTCGGCTCATTTCTTGCAATGATTTCGAGCATATCCTGTCCAATGGCCGCAACGACTCGCTCGAATTGGAAACAAGGGACCATGTTTTTGTCACACTTCCAAATTGCCTCGAGAGTATTTGTGTCCAGTGGTGGGAAGAAGTCAGGATAGGATCGAATGACCACTCTTGCGGCCAAATCTTCAATACCCTGGTCTGCATATTGCAAGGTCCAGAAATTGGGGGGAACATTTTCAGGGTTAAAGGGAAACGAGTCTGTGTTTTGTGCCTGGCGCATCAAAGGCTCAATGTACTGATTATATTCAAACTGCAGATCCTGTTGAAACTTGATGTACAAGTTTGTCAATTGGGATGTCTTGCTGTCGGGCGATCGGAATACCATGAGCAAGAAAACAAAGGGGATCATTTTGTCACCCGATGCTATCTCAGCCACATTTCGCACATTAAAGTATTTCTTGAACTGGTCGTAATACTTATCAAATCGCGTATCCGACATATCACAATACAAGACTATACGATAAAGACCCATCTCATCATACCCCTGATTGGTGCGATACATGATCTTCTGGGCCATATTGTTCTGTAAAAACTTGGCACTAAGGCGAAACATGTGTTGTATGAGCTCGGCCCCCTGCAAAGCCACTTGGTCAATAATGTTTTTACGAAATGCAATCCCCTTGGAATCGGACAAAACGAAATCGTCTGGATTCTCAAAAGTCTTGACCATTTCATCAGGCAGTGAGTATGTTTTGGTGTTGTCGGACACTGTAGTTTTGAATTGTGTTGTAAAGATGCCATCCGGTGCTGTTGAGACTTGTGTAGCCTTAGCAGTTTCCAAGATAGATGCAGAGATGCCTGTTGTCATGAGTCTGATGGAATCATTAATGCCCTGATTGGATCCATATTCCTTCAAATTCTTGATCAGAGTATTATCCACATCTAAAACATCACCCTTCTTATCCAAGTATGCTCCTGTACTTGCATCATATCGCGAAAAGACCTTATCACTGACAGATTCCTCTCGGTCTAGCGAGTCTGCAAAGATTTTTTGAATGGGACCGACTCGAAAAGGGAATGCGACAGTTTTTCCTTTGCTGGTGAATGACATGAGAACACAAAAGGAACCAAACGTATATAAAAAAAGGGCCTTTGATCCCGTACAAAGTGTTTGTAATATATATAAAAAAAAATCTTGTGTCGACAAGATTTACTCCCACTCGTCATCGTGGTCGACTTCCTGTTCAAACCCGAGGTCGTCTTCAAATCCAGTGTCTTGCAAGTGTTGGTTTTCCTCGTCGTCTGGATCATCCGAGTGTTCCGAATCGTGTGGGTTAGCTTGTATGACGTCTGTATCATCGACTTCTTGAAACTTGGCACCTTGTTCACCATGCACAGCCGTGTTGGGTGTAACAATAAACACAATAGTACCGAGTGTTTTCATATTGTAGCGTATAATCAAGGCGCCTCGAACATCAATGTAGATGACCACTTTGGGGTCTAAATGTTGCGCACTGGTAATCTTGGTCAGCATGTGTATGTTGTACTTGAACAAAGGTAACAAATAGGTATTGGGTGCCACTCCTGCTGTGAGATGTTCTTTGCGAGGCATACAACCCATTCGCCATTCGGCATGGTCGATAATCATGCGCGCAGTAGTGTCTTGTTGGCTTTCGTGCTGTGTCGGAGCGAAAAAGCACACATTCTCAATGTCTGTTATGGCTGGGCTTGTTGGGGATCCTCCACTTATCGTCAGCATCGGTTTCAAGCCGATATTCGGTTCATCGGACTCAATGTCGCCCAAGAACATGAATCGAAACGAGACATCAATGTCTCGATTGGGTGTCTTCATGACCGACAAGGAGCTGCGAAACACACTACTGTCCATTTGAATAGCTGCGCACAAATGTATGTTTGAGTAGACCACTCGCTGCATCGGCAAACGCAAGGTTTGAATGTACTTGGTAGTGTTTGCACCCTTTTCTGTCGCGCCACACCATACACCCATCTTGTCGCAATGTTTGCGGTCGTTAAATAGGGTCATACTCGAAGTGTTTCGAGACACGGAACTGCATGTTCCCATATTGCGTAAATGGGTAGCCAGTTCATTGACCTTGAGACACATTCGAAAAGTCTGTTGCTGGGTCTCGGGTTTGTCGTCATCGCAATGATAGAACATAGAGAACCCTGGCCTTTCGAGCCAAAGATATACGACCATGGTTTCCGTCTTGTCAATCGAATCGGCACTAATGCATTGCGGGGAGACTCTCAAATACAATATGCTGAATATCTCCTTGAGAATCTCCAAAGCCTTGATGAATTCTGTGGGGGTGTTGAGCACAGCTACAAATGTATAGTCGACCAGTTTGGTGTTGCGAGGTAGCATGGTCAACAAGATGTCTTTGCTGCAGACCTGTATTCCACTGGCTACGCTGACTTGAGTCATTACGGGAACCACGGGCTGCTCCTCGTATGTAGGTTCGACGGTCACTACTTCTGGAGTTTTGCGTTTTGCTCTCCGTGGTTTTGGATTAGGACAAGAGTAGGAGGGAAACCACAAATCAATGGATGTTTGTTTCGACTTCATGTCTTGCGGAGACGCCATGTCTCGAGTCGAGTGGACCTAATATAAGACCTACACACACAAAAAAATCCAGTGGATATGGAAGCGCAGAGATATTTATTATCCGAGTACACACACACACAAGAAAAAAAAGGCTTAGGCGGCCACAGGCTTGTTGGCATAACCAGTGTCGATAGTAAACAAGTTTCTAGACACTGCAAATGTATAGATAGTATTAACGCCTTGTGTGTATCCAAGCTTCATCGAGGTTTGAATGTTATCGAAGCGAGAGCAATTTACCGATGCAATGTTATGCTTCTTGTGTGCCTTCTTTTGCAAAGGAAGGCAATACACTGGCTGTCTGGGTGTCGCACCAAATCCGTACTTGGCAGCATGTGTACGCATGTGCAAACTGTTTTGACCATAGCCCTGCAACATGGAGTTGTTGTTAATCTTGACATCAATTTGGGTCAAGGTCTCTGAACCTTGGGGATTTCCGAGCCAGAACTTGTCCTTGGTACCAATCTTTGCTGGGTAGTATTGTCCATCATTCCATGCAGAGTTGCGCACTGCAAACAAGAAAGCAGTAGTAGGGTAATTGAAACCAAGACGATTGGTATCAGTAATGGTACCAGGAGCAACGTCCTTTACCGAGTCTTGCCAAATAGTAAAGATACTGACAATGGGATGATTGGTGTAATAATTGCGCTCAGACTCCTCCATGAAGTGGAAGCGACCGAGAACCTTGTTAGATGATTGAGACAATTGTTGCTTCACATTTGCAACCAGGGCACTATCCCATGTGTCTTGACCGCGATTGACAATAAAACTTTCGAATGTGTCCCAATACACATTCAGGTGAATGGTGTTGTTACCCAAAGCGCAAATCTTCAGACTCTGTGAAGTATCCTCATCAAAGCACCACATTTGCACAGGGATTTGGAACACTTGATTGGTCTTTGCCGCAGCAATCAACAAAGCCTCATCTCTATAGTCTCCTGTTTCCTCTGGTGATCTCTCACTGGCAGGAGTAGTCAATTCATAAATAATGTGCATCAAAATAGAGTCTTGCACATCAAATTGCAACCCACCGAGTTTAAGCTCCACCTTGTTGATACAGGCATAAGCCGCGGCATTGACCAAGTGCATATGGTCTGCCGCTCCAACTGCAGTCAATGGAGGAAACGATGTCTGAATCCAAAGACGGGACAATGCATCTCCGGTCTCGTGCAAATTGAAAGATGTATAAGCTTCGGTCTTGTTTGATGCAATACCTTGATTACTACCGTTCTCTTGACCCACAATTTCCTTTGTCCACTCTGCACTCAGTGTGAATTGAGTCAAGATATCAGCGAAATGGGTCTGGTTAGGAGTCCTGTGCATTTCGGAGTCATGGACTCCCTTGTTACACAAAATGAGGTTATAGGCTTGACTCATCTTTACAAAACTTTTCTTAGGTCAAATACAGAAATGAAAAACTGACAAGATCCTCTGGAATATAAAAAAAAAACCGTGCGTCTCAAAAAGTTAGATTATTCGCGCACGTATGACACGGCCATCAGGAGACCTGAGATTCATGGTTGATCCTCTTGGTGATTCGGCCGCCTTCTGGTTGTCTATTGGACTGTATATGTTTTTCATCGGACTCGACACATTCACGTCAGACATTGGACTGAGTGGCTGAGTGTCCATTGGTCGACTAGTGCTAACTGGACTGGATATGGCTTGATTAGCTATGGCTTGATTAGTAATTGGACTAGTGCCAACTGGTTGACCAGCTATGGCTTGATTAGCTATGGCTTGATTAGCTATGGCTTGATTAGCTATGGCTTGATTAGCTATGGCTTGATTAGCTATGGCTTGATTAGTAACTGCTTGACCAAGTCTCGTGGCCTCCAGTCGCTGCAGGAAATCACTGCTCGGGGTAGCATCCACAGAATGATTCAATACTTGACCTTGTTGAGACTGTTGACTCAGTTGCTTAAAAGCCATGTCTCGTTCCCACTTGATTCTCTCTTGCTCCACCTGGGCCTTGATATTGCGGTTGGTACTGGCTTGGTTCTGTATGGCATCATTCAACACAAGACCTAGAGCCACCAATGGATGCATATGCATTTGACGACCATAGAGACTATACAACTCGGCAAAAATGTCGTCATAATTGTCGATTTCCTTTGCAAAATCGCGAGTCAGGCCCTTGAGATCAGGCAAGGCATCTGTTTTCCATGTCTTCGAGATACGTGTAGTCGAGGTCTCGATCCCTGACAACAATATAAGTGTGCCCTTTTTGTACCCCATGGTGGTCAAACGCTCGTTATACTTGTCCTTCAGGCTAAGACACTCATCTCTCAGTTCGTTCAAAGGACTCGATGCATTAAGCGTTTTATTGTACTCGAGACCATACGAGCCATACCTGCGAATGTCATTCAGGTAACAGGATGCTTGTTGTGCTTCTCTATCGGAGCGCATCGGTGTATCTGTACGTCGATAACTAGACTTGTAGTTGGGTTTTTGACTTCGAAAAAAAGGCCTTTTAGATTCTGGTGCAGAGTCTGTCGAGGAGTCTGTGGGAACTTGGTTGGATACTTTGGTTGGCGGCGCTACAGGACTTGGAATACAACTCTGTGTTAAAACCTGAGATGACTCTTGTTCTGCTAGTGAGTTTACTGCTAGTGAGTTTACTGCAAGTGAGTTTACTGACCCGATGGGTAGCAAATCATTGACTGTTTCCATTGGCACTTGCATGGGTTGGACATTTTCGTGGGTATCACTGTCACTAGAGGACGATGTATCTGGTTCTCTGGTCAAAGGGCCCAAGTAACCAGCACCAAGTCCATCTTTTTCGTTTTCATCACAAGAAATGGCAACAAGGCGACGAATATCATCATCAGGGTCACTATTTTCCATAAAGCTTTGATTCAGGTTATAGTCTTATAGTCTTATAGTCTTGTGGTCTTATAGTCTTGTGGTCTTATAGTCTAAAAAGTCTTATAAGTCTGGTGAAACTGTGGTGAAACTCTGGTGAAACTCTATGTCTACTCCAAAGTTTATACTCCAAAGTTGCACTCTAGTTACACATATAAAATCTAGGCGTTGTCTGTGCGACACGAAATACATGTATCTTAGATCTTTTTGAACATCAATACTTGGGTCTCGATGCTATGTACTACCTCTTTTTTGCCTTCACAAATGGCATCTACACGTTGATCGATAATCTTGAGATCGATCTGAGGCATGATTTCCTTGATTACAGTGCAGGCATCATCATAGGTCGGCTGGGGCTTTTTGACAGCAGTTTTATGGTAAATGAGCTTATCCTTATCCACTGCCAATGCAGGCTCTGCTGCGTTTTGCATGTACAGCTGAATACGCTTTGATTCGACTTCTGCTATTTTTCGCAGCTTACTCAGTTGCTCTGCGCAGACTAGAATTTGTTTTTTGGTCTCAAAAAGCTTGTACGCAGACTCTTTGAGTTCATCGTCTGATGCAAATGGCACTACAGCGTCACACGCTTTACGTTTTTTTGGCACAACACTCATTTTAATGTTTTCGAATTCATGGCTAAATAAAATAAGTAAGTGCGATGTATCATATCCACAGAGACTGGCGCCGATTACTCATCCTATGAAGCTCAAGTGGAATGTGTCGTGTGTATAGCTTGGTTGTGGTCATGTCGTCTGTATAGCGTGCCATGACAGCTGGCTGTCTTAGTCCAGGGTGATAATTGTCTATATTCATGGAAGTGGACAGTGGTATTGTTTGCAGCCTAGAGTTCTGTAGCCTAGAGTCCTGTAGCCTGGAATCACAAGTTTGAGCACCCATAAATGGTGTGCGTTTGTCTATGGCAGATCGCCGAATGCCGTGCACCTTGGGTGGATCATGTAAATCGGTAAACAACTTTCGACGGCGATGATACTCATCTCGGTCTCGAAGGACATGGTATCTTTCCTTGATTTTTTTTTCAATTGTATTCAGTGCTCGTTCATATTGGCCAATGACACGATCATCTACCATATTGGATACTGCGCGGGGACAATAGTGCTCCAAAAAGTAATATATCTCTTTGACCACATCTGATGTGCTGTAGTTCCCTCGCTGTTGTATTGTGCGTACTGTCTGATCGGTCGCAATGATTTGTACGAGTGGATCGGACCACAAAATGTCATTCTCTGGCGATTTGCCGTAAGCCTTGGATGTCATGACAGGCAAAAAGTGTTCCATGGTGTGTGTGTGTGTGTGTGTATATAACCAGCTTAGACAATTTTATGTGTATGAGCGAGACAAGGAAGAATATAAAAAATGTCCACCGAACAGACGAATGATGCGGAGAAACAATTTGCCGTCTTGATGTCGCTTTTTGATGAAGTGGTCTTTGAGTTTATCGACAAGGCCAAAAAAATGCATCCTGAAATGGAAAAGGAGCTTACATCTGTGACCGAGTTTGTCCAAGTGATGCATCGTATCACTGAAATTTTTTACATGACCTTGATGAACACTATTGCCATTACATTTTCGAGTGAACGTGTTCGCAAACAGATTGCAGACAAGGACCCTAAACTGTGGATTGAATTTGAACCATTTGGCTTCAATTTCGCTGCCTTTTGGTTGATGAGTAGCGACAACTTGCGTGAATGTGTTTGGCGGTATCTCGACCTCATCGTCAAGGTTTGCGATCGCGCTAGCAACCTGCCGCCGTTTGGTCCACAACATCAAAACTCAGTGGAATTGAGTAAGACCATTTGCGGCTCTATGGACAGCCTTAATCTGGTGTCTGTGTTCCATCTGATGAAGAATATGCTATCCGAGAACAAGGGCAAGTTTGATATGATGTCAATGTTCAGTGTCGTCAAATCTCTCGAAGGTCTCAAGAAGTGAAAATAAAAGTTTTTTTTATTCAAGAGTATAATGCAATAAATACTCGGATGTTGCTGTTGTTGTTTACCACATTTCTTGTATGCATTGTGATCACACAAACATCTGATCCAGTGGTGTTGCGAATGGCATTAGGTGCTAATTATCTTGTCAGTTTATGCCTTATTTATTATATTGTACACTTTTCGGATCTGTCTTGTACTATGTACCAGTCTTCTTTGAAATATCAGCCAGGTTATCATTACGAACCACGTAAAGATCCACAGTACCACCCTATTTTCTATGATCCATATACTCGGTACGAGTCTACATTGGATTTGAGTGCTTATGAACACCCATCTCCGCTAACCGATTTTGCATCCCAAGTCCAGCCCAATAGACTGGTTACGCCGTGCGATCATCCAGGTGCACAGAAAATCGAATGGGTCAGGCCTAACGCCAAAGAGGCCGAATACATCCATCGCAAATGGGTAGGCCAAAACTTCTCAGACCAGGCACCCCACAACCCGAATTATAATCGTGTCGTCCCTGGTTTCCAAACACAGTTTCGCAATGGATCAAAACAACAGATGGACCCTCTGAATGGATCTCTCGTTCGTACCAGTCTTAGTAATCCACGTGATGGACGTAACCCGGCTATCTATGATTTGCTCACAAAACGTTTAGCTTTGTCTGAATAGTTATTTTATATAAATCATAGGTCAAAACCCAAAATGTATCAGCATAAGACAATAGTCGATAAGTGTATGACAGATAATGGAATTGAGATACCAGATCCTTACCCGTATTTATATCCTTCGGTAGGTTATATGGGTTACAAATGGATATGCCATTCTTATAAGGATGCCAAATGGAAAACTTTTTTTACACAATATACAATTCAGGGCGAGGGACTTTCTACTGTCATACCAAACGAATTAATACCTATGTGTCAGAACGATCAATTCCTGCAAACGTCACAGTATCAAATCTTGTTTTACATTATTCGCAGAATGATGTCCGTACCAATTATGTTGGAACAGATCCCACTCATCAATCTTACTTGGCCGGAAAACACTTTTGATTTAAGTGACACATACACAACCATGGATAAATATTTGCTAGGGCAATGGCTAGAACGTGGTAAACATTTTAGAGACATATTTATGCTACATACACAAACACAAGATGTTTCCTATGAAAATGTAAGACTGGGATGTCAAATGATGGTTCCTGTCCATTTTATGTACTTCATTTCAAGTCGGAATGATGTTATTCGTGTGTCCGTGAGTAAGGCATATCAAGAATCACAAAAAGTGTTTATTCACCCACTTACACCATCGTATATAATATCCGAAGACGAAATATATGTGTATGGTCAAATCAATTCACTTGGCATCCTAGAACCCAGAAGAGATTGCTTGGACACATTGATTCGAGACATATTTTTGAACCGTTTCGCAAACTAATTTCCCTCATTGTCGCACACAAAATGAGCAACCAATGACCAATCCACTCCTTGCAAATCAAAAAGTTCTTGGGTATCATCCGAATATAATTCCAGACGGATAGAATCGACCTTGCTGACAGGTGTAGGAAACAAAAAGGAACCCTCAATGATATCCGAGTCGGTCGAAAATTGTATGGAATTGGACGCCACACGCAATTGCACTTGAGCCAAGAAGCGCATATTGGAATTCGGCAAAAACACGTTGCCGATTTCTTGAGAGCCATTGAGTAGGCATCGAATAAGTACATGGCGTTTAGTACGAGACAGGTCAATTTTGTTTGGTGCGACTCGCAGACTATCTATCGCACTGGAGGTTTTATGTATCAGATAGTAGTTCTGATCAGGTGAGACATGCAACATGCTACCTGGTATGCATCCAGGTGAAGAGCCAATGGCAACTCCAATGGTAAAGTCATTGATCACAGACACTACGACACAATCGTCCCGTGATTGGTTATCAGCCACATACCGAAAGATCGACCCAGGCTCCATGCGATGTGGTATATTAGTGATGAGAGTGCAGGTGACCAAAAAAATGCCAATGTTCACGACCTGCAAACGAGACCCGTTTGGCATGGATACAGTAAAGCCGAGGTCCTTTGCTAGATTGCGTTCCATGCTCGCAGTGACAATAGAACCTTGCATATTGACCAAGACATTTTGGGTAAAGGGCCACACGAATGAGGTGGGTAAGGACACCTGGATCTCATTAGTGGATGGATTTGCAGTCATCCCATTACCTAGTCGGATAGTCTGGGGTTGTAATGTAATCTGGACTCCATTGTCTTTGTCTATGAGGGTCAGGAATTGAATCGTATCTCCGGTTGCGATCCCGTGCACTGGGTTCCGCGTATTCAAGGTCAGCATCCTGTTGGTACTGTTCCACGCGGCCCCGATAAGGGGCATAGACGCCTGATGGTGGTTGGTATTCGGATTGTGGACGGAAAAGGAGACAGTGTCCGAGTTCGTCACACCAACGCTTATTGTGTTGGTAAACGTCTCTTCGTATACACAAGAGTACGTGTTTACCGGGTTGAAAGTGGAAGGGTTGGCGTGGCCCTGAGTAAGGCAAGGTCGAGCTGCGTTGATGCAAGGGCCGAGAATGTTCACTAGGTCGGGTGCCGTATAATTCCCGTGGGGGATACGAGCCTCGAATAGAGTTTCGTCGTATGGTCCCCTCGCCGCTTCCGAGATGTACAATCGGTCGTTGCTGTTGTGTATCACCAAGTTCGTTACTGGGATTTCGACGTTGCTGAGGTGTATTTCGGTGACATTGGTCAGGGTCTGGTTCAGTCGCGTGAGAAATAGACTGCTGTTGGGCCAATCGACCTTGTCCCGACCTACTGATTTTAGGAGGACTTTGTTTCCCTGGATGGGGCGAGCCACATTCATCTGATGAGACACCTCCATCAAAGCTTGTGGTGAAACTTGGACGTTGTCTGTCCTCCCGGCTCCCAGTCGAGCCAGACGGAGAAGCGCATCGTTGTATGGCTGATTTAGGTGTTGTGGTGGACGCTGCATGCATGAATGCTATGATAAAAGAAAAGACAGACCACATGATATAATAATCCAAACTCTTTAATTATTGGCAGTTCTTTTTACACTGTAACAAGACGCGATAGGCACGACAAGTATCCAGCACTTGAGAGCAGTCATTGGATTGTATGAATTGTCGAAAAACAGTGTGTTGATCGTAGTGTATAAACCGCACATAGTAGGGCTCGCGCAACCTTTTGATAGTGCACCGAACCCAATAGTCCAAGTAAAGGTCATACAACACCGATAAATGATGGGACAAACATATACACACTGAAGCTACTCGCTTTTTTTTGTGGGGTCGCACATCCAAACGTATGTATTCACAAGAGGCATTACACTCCCAAAAGTCATAATACACCTCTGATAGGTTTGTGGGTGAAGCAAACATTGCCAGCTAACCCTGAAAAACCATAACGACATAAAAAAAGGAGATGATTATGAACCATCTGCTTGTATCACTGTCTGGCTACACAATATATGCATGCAAAGTCTAAAGTGTACAAAATCATGCAAAGTGTCCAATCAGTGCTGGATGAGGTTCATCGCATGGATGCACACCAATGGAAACGATGTACGCGCTTGACGTGCCTCAAATGGATTCAATCCATGCAGACCATATCCAATCACCCAAACTTCCCTAGTCTTATGCATGACATCTACCCTGGACGTGTGACTTCTAAAGTCTCATCGGTCGTACCAAGCTACGAAACTTTGGTGACTTGGTGTCGGTGTTTATCCCAAGACATGCATATTTCGAGTCTACTCAAACAATACTGTTTGTCATGGTCTGAACGAGCAAGACAAATCGACGCATCCGGGACAACCTTGTATGATGTACTATCATTTGCAGCACGAGTCGAATACTTTATCTTTCATCAGCAACTATTTGCACAGGACTCACACTTTATGAGTCGTCTGATGTCCAAGCGAATATTAGACGCCATATTGCCCTTTCCTGTATTCTGCAAAAGATCTGAGCCTTTCCAACATTTTCTACAGCCCAATCCTACCAAACTGGATCCATACTTTGAAAGCATCATCACAAATATAGTGGAGTCTTATACAGCTTTATTACAGATTGATTTCCGAGACAAATAAAAGCTACATACGACCAGAGTGTACACGCGTCAAGGCTACCTTGAGATCCGTCAGGTATTCTTGATCAGTCTCAATGTTGATTGCCACATCAGCAACTTTTTTGGCACCACATCGATTGTTGACCAAGATACAATGGTCTACAGACATCTGTTGCTGGTTTGGGGTACGCACATCCAACACGGCCAAGACGGGTCTGTCACTGTGAGTCAAATGTGTATTGACCTCCCAGATGTCGACACCGGTCAGAAACGACGGACGCGATATGATGCCTGGGTTGACCACTGTGAAGGTGTTGGAGTCCAGGTCAGCCAGTTTTTCAGCAATCCAGGTCTTGCCACTGCCTTGGGCTCCCGTGATGACAATAACAGCAGACATTGTTCGGGTGTTCAGAGAGTGTTGTGAGTTACTTAGATCTTTTATACCAAGAATATGTTCTAGAATAGCGATTTTTTTTAATGCCAAATCCAAGAGTGAATAAAGATATTGTTTTCAAGAGTTTGGAAAGGGCCAAGGTCCTCGAGAGTGTCGACCTGAGCATGAACATCATACAATTCATAGAGTGATTCTAGGCTACCATAGGTGGATTTCCCGGAGGTGGATTTGCCGGAGGTGGATTTGCCCTTTTCATGACGAATGAGTGGCACTTGATCTGGTATTATCAACCCTAAATGGTCGCACATCTGTGGTCCAAGCTCTTCAAGTACACCTCGCTTAGCAGCATCCAGCACAGATTCATTCAGTTGTATTTTCTCACTCATTGGTCTCGGGGTGTGCCTAAACATACGACCAGTAGTACTATCCTTTTTACATACATGTAGCAATTCATGACCTTCTGGGGTCGCGATGTGCACCACAACTACACGGACTTTGCGAAACAGATTTCCATTTTCCTCGACCAATACACTCTCACCCAGAGTCAACTCTTCTTGCAATTGTTGCTTGGTTTTGGACCCCTTGGGAAAAGTGATGTGATAAGTCTCTAACAATGCATCCATCTTAATACACAACAGGTTTAGCCACATATTTTTGTAATTGCTGCTTCAACTCTGGTGATGTAAAATCGGGATTGTGACTTAGATCCACGTGGTCCAAAGATGTCTTTTCCAGGGCTGGTATAATTTGCTCCATAAACGAATTGTCAATCTGGCCTTGACTAAAATTGATAGACTTGAGCGTTCCAATATTTTCCCGAATGAGTGCACAGATGTATTCCACTGGGACAGACATAACCTTGTCTTTCAAATCAAGAGACACCACTTGGTTCGGTATTTTCAAACCACAAGACCATTTCGAGGTCATCAAGTCGAGCAAGAATAAAGTAGCAATAGACCGGTAAGCCTTTTCTACAACTACAACACTAATAAACCTTTCCAGGGTGAGTCGTTCAATCATCAAAACCAGGTCATCTACAGTGATGTCCTGAAAGTACACACTCAGAGGCTGGAATCTGCCTGTACAAAAGCTCGTTACAGCAGACTTGGATACACTCATTCGGTCTTAATGGATAATCATATATAATCGAGTGAGAGTTGGTTTGGGACGCATAATAATATATTCATGTATGAGCTATTTGCACTGTGAGAGTTGGTTTTGTGACGCATAATGATTCCTGTGTTCAAACCACCTGATTTGCACGAGTTTTCCATGTGGCAGCTGCAATTGAATCGGCACATTGTCATGATCAATGGTAAGCGCAATTCAGGCAAATCGACCTTGATTGCCGATATTTTGTACCACCACCGACATATTCGCAAAGTAGTTGTATTGTCCGGCAGTGAATCTGCAAATGGCTTTTATGCTAATTTAGCGGTGCCCAAAATGTTCATTCGCCATGGTTTTGACTCTGTTTATCTGCGAAAGATGTACGAGGAACAAATGCAGACTGGCTCTTCTTGTTTGTTGATATTAGACGATCTGTCTTTTGACGACACCATATGGAAAGACAAGACCATCATTGACATTATGAACATGGGTCGACATCGCGGTCTGGGTGTAGTTTTCGCGTCTCAATATGTGATGCATGTGCCCTTAAAGTTACGCGGTCAAATAGACTTTTTCTTTGCACTCAAGGACAATAGTCATCAGAACCAGGAACGTCTTCATAAGTGCTTTTTCTCCTTTATCAAAAAGACATCTGAATTTTGCGACATTTACAAGCACTTCACAGACAGTTTTGGTGTATTGGTGTCCGACTGCACGGCGAACGAACATGTGGTCAACAAATGCATGTATTGGTACAAGGCTCGAATTCATAGGTTTCGATTTCATGTCGGGTGTAAAGCCTATCGGTCGTTATACACTGCAGACCAGGCCCTGGACCCAGAATATACCAGCGACATCGACGAAAATGTACAGACTGTGCGTTACAGTAAAGACGGGACGAGGAAAAAGAAAAAGAAAAATATATCTACGGAAATGCATCAACAGGCACTAGATGGCTTGTGACCAAAAATGGACAGCAGAGGTGATCAAGGAGATCAAAGAATGGCAAAGTTTTTTGCAGACCAGGGCCAAAAAACACGAAGAATATGCACATACACTGAGTGTATATGATGGCAGTGTTGCATTCACAGGTATTTTGTGTGGTGCTGTCGCATCCATGTTACAAGTTATCACCACCAGTGGCAAACTGTCCACTGATTCTAATGCATTACATATCACAAGTACTGTATTCACAGGTATCACGACCTTGTCCAGTGTGTGCCAAAAATACTATCAATTCGATAAGCGAAGAGACCGACATTGGGTCGCATCGTCCCAATTTGCCAATCTCTCCATGGATATTTCGACACAACTGCTGTTGTCCGAAGATTTGCGTACCCCATTGGCCGAGTTTGTAAAGGATCTTGCTTCTAGAAGAGCGATGATTTTACAATCTGAACCGCTGTTACCATAAGGTCATACTCCTTTTTAAAAAGAGTGGGTGTGAATCGTCCAAAGAAGGAAAAGATGATGAGTCTCCATTTGATGAGGGCGGTATACCAGCCAAACTCGTTTGCAATGTCCAACTTACTGGCCCAAAACCTGGATGACTGTCACATCATGTGGGGCAAGACCCGCACCCCAAACAAGAGTGAGTATGACAAGACCTCGACTGGAAGTGTCACCACAGTCACAGCCAAAAAGAATGCTACTGTCTTGGCCATGGATGGATGTTCGATCTATGTGGCTCCGAATAAACATCGCGAAATGTTGGAGGCTTATGCAAAAGATGTATGTCTAAGCATGCAGGCGTATTACACTGGATTGGCTGCGTCCAAAGTGGCTAAAGTCAAGACTAATGTAAGCAAACCTCGCCCCAAGTCGATCCATGACTTGCTACAGTACAAATATCGATGTCAGACATTCCAAGACTGGTCTGATGATCAATTCTTGCACTATGCACTACAGGTGATACCGCGACTGCCTCGATTCTATCTAGTCGAAATCAACGGTCACCAATGGACTGACATCCTCAGAGTATGGTTTGAGTTGGACATCAAGTCCTTGAATGAGGCCAATTTGCTACAACTCGAGGCTGACTTTGCAAAACCAGAGGGCTTTGTACAAACACTTATCAGGCACCTGATTCAGTTTCTGCGTCAGTGTTACCCTGACCATGGCGAAAACATGCACATCAGTATCATTGGACTCAAACGAGTGGGTGGTCTTGGACAAAAAGTGGTGGGGTCTGGTCCCAACTCTGACAAAATGACTACAATCTACACGTCTGGTATTCACTTACATGCGCCGGAACTATTTGTGACCATCAAGGACTTGTTGAATATACGAAACAATTTGGTCCAATATCTGGACCAGGCGATGCCTCTACAACCCTATGAGCTGTACAATGCCATGGATTCCCAGGAGCCCGTACAATGGTCTCATTTGATTGATGCCTCGCCCATCAACCCAAACAAAGGTTTGCGTTTACCGGGATCATTCAAGTGCGAGAAATGTCCCGAGTGTCAAAACAAGTCTTTGAAGCGAGCAACCTGTTGTGTGTGTGACATGATGGGCTATCTTCACATTGACAAATTTTACTGGCCCCATACGTGGACCTATGAGCACTTGCAGTCGGACAAGAAATTCATCAATGCGACTGAATTCCAAGTGTCACCGGACAAGTCTGGATTTGAAATCCAGCTGATGGACACTGGTGAGCACGACCTGCGTGTTCGCAACATGATTTATCTGACTTCGATCAAGACCAATGGTGCGTGTGTTGCCTGTGGGGAAGAAGGACACGAGAAACCATTTGAATATCGCATGACTCCAACCGCGGGCCTGAATATCAAATCTACTGTCAGTGGACTCAACAAGCGCAAGCGCAAGGTGTCCAAAAGTGACGATGATACCATGGACCCCACACTGGACACTAAGAAAGGTCAAGTCGGATTTGTGTTCGAAGCCAGACGAGGGTCGGATGATTTGTTTTTGGATCGAATCCAAGCCAGTCTAGCCGAGTGTGTCAATCCATGGACGACTTCTCATATGACCGTCCATCCCACCAAGTCTTCTAGCAGCCAACATTTGACTCAAAGTAGTCACTGGGATCAATTGGCTTCTACCTTGACATACCAAACAAAGGTCAAAGATGGCATCAGGAGATGGAAAGACATTGAGATTCAGCGCGTGCAATCATTCATGGTCCGTGTCACAGACAGTGTTCGTACAGAGATACTCAAGGTTGTGCCACTTGGTCTACATGAGACGGAATTACTGGATAAAGTCAAAACCCTGCCATACTTTCTGTACATTTACCTGAATCCGGTCAAAAATGAGGCGTCTCGCAAATGTCCATTCAAGTCAAACACTGATCCGATGCACAGCAAAAACAACATTTTCTTCCAGGTCATCTTGCCTGTGATCAATCAGGACATCAAGACCTTGGATGCAACCGGCAAGCATCCAGTGGAATGCCAATTAGGTGCCATGGCCGATTGGGCAGCTCGATGGCTCAATATGATGCGACACAAGCCAGAGGATCTCAAAGTCCAGGATTGGTTTATCCGAGTCCGGTGTTTTTCGGACAAGTGCAAGACCCAGCATACGGACTATGCCATATCCTGGGGCCATCTATTGACTCTGGTGGAGCCGGTTCTGCAGCGCATGCTAATCGAGGCTCATTATCAATTCGACACCAAGCGACAAGAATACAACAAGCCTTAATTTTTTTTATGGTTGGTTTTTTTTTATTCACTTGTATCCCACTCAATTAAAGACAAAGCGATGGGCGATAATGAAGCAATTTTGAAAGCGATGGGCAGCTCACTTTTGGGCGAGTGTCAATGGGCCAGATGGAGTTTCTGGGCTACCGTGGCATTGATTGTAGTGCTTTGTTGTGCAACTCCTGTAGCTGCTTGTTCGATTAGTTCATCACCCGAATCGAATCTTGTCCGTCCAATGCCTCGGAGACTGGAGCCTCAAGTTATGCCATCACAACCAAGTCCTGCCAGAGCCTGGAATGAAGAATCACCCAATACGATCCAAGCCATGCGCGATTCAGCAATGCGATATGGGTATGCTCAGCTGTAAATATATATATGGTGTGTGTGTGTGATCTAACCAAGAACAAGTAGCATGTCTTTGACCAAAGATTTTCAGCATACTCGATCAGATGAAATAAAGGCCGCTGCGTCGAGTGTCTTTAGTGGGCCTGATGCATTGATGCAATATCACGAGTTTTCGAAATACGCCTTTCAATGGCCAAATGGGTCTGAACGGAAACCATCTGGGCAATATATACGCAGACTCATAGATAAGGGTTATAGACCAAGCAAAGTAGCAGATCATGTCATAGATGACCTGGAACCTCTACTGACACCAAAAAATATTTCGTTTGTGGTGGACAAAATTAGCCAGACCCCAGAATACAGGCGCTGGCTGATAGAGCACTTTTTCCAGGAGACCTTGGATTCTTTGAGTAATCAACAACTTGGGGTTCTGTCGATTGATTTGATTGGGGAAATATTCTCTCAGCAGACCACACCTGAGCAGCGGGCCACTATACTATGTCTTGGATTGGGCAAAGAGCAATTATATGATGGCTTGGTTTCTTATTCCTTGTCGTCACAAAAATGAACGAAACGTCTGAAATTGGGCAGCATGTCGAGCCATTGTTCCGAGTCATTGGGTCCTTACTTAGCTCTTTTGAACCAGATCCAACACCAGAACAGCCTATCTACCATGTTCACCAGCAACAATTCGACCAAGGGTATTGCAAGTATACCAGCTGTATCCAGTGTCCTTTGTTCTCCTCGTTCGAATCTCTAACACAGTATATCTTCTTATTCCAAGGCTGTCTGATAGGGACTAGCGCAGTGTTACATCTTACAGCATACCAAGGAGACATGCCCCAACAAATAGGTCTCAGGGCAGCTATACCAAACCAACATGCCTTTTCCAACTTTATCATCATGTGTCGAATAGGCGGACTCGAAGTCAGACAACTTCCATCCAGACAGGTCGAAGTATATCTTATTTCTAATCGCGATTTTACCTCCATGGTATATGTCGCCAATGATGCAAGTGTTTATTGTCATCCCATTCGATTTGACGTGGAGCAGTCTATTGAACCGGCGGTGATGTCTATAGATACCCTAATGGTATTCAATTCATCTGTGCAGCGAATTCAAAACGATTGTGTGCCGCATAATATTTCAGAGTCGATACTACATGCAGTAAACAAGGAGATCTATCCATTGCACAGTGGCGTGTTGATGAATAGACACCTCATGACTACTTTTGTGCGTAAAAGTCTATTCCTGATGCGCACTTTACATTGGAAATTCCGGCCTATCACGATACCAGCACAAGGAGCGAGTAGCTTGTGTGTGTTTATACTCCCTGAAAATCAATCCATAGAATGTAGTATCAAACTGGAACGAACTCATGAGTGCATCCAACTATGGTGCGGTCATAGCTTTGGCGTTCTCAGTTTCATCGATGCTATTGGACACCAAATGACCACCTGTCCTCTTTGTCGAGCATCAGTCCTCTTGGCCCAGAATTGAGAAAAAAAATATATATATTTTCAGACACAGCATGTCTTACGGACATGTCTCTTTCAGAGCCGACACAGCATGTCTTTTTGATACGATGCATTCAAAACATACTTGTGCCTGTTGTGTTGTTTTACATGGTAGTTGCACCGGTTTTGTTTCCTCAGACAGATTTTGGTGTTTTTTTCGCGCTGCTTGGTGGACTCTTCCTCATTAAATGGTGGACTGGCCTTTATAGTTGTATCTTTGGGTACATTGAATGTAAGGTTCGGTCTTGTTCACGAGCAGATGGCATGATCAACCAGCTTGTGGATACAACATATCATCAATGCTGCATACTGGGTCGTGCGTATATGACTGCGATCGTTATTGCCTTGTGTATTTTTTGCATTCGAAAAAAAACGAGGTGACTATTTTTTTTTTATTCAGCCGGAAAGGTTTGAACACACAACAAAGAAAAATGGTTGACGCAAAGGTTTTGTTGATGGTTGGTGCAGTGGTCAGTGTCGGATTGGTGGTCTCCAGCATTCTTGGGTTGGTCAATTCGTACAAAATTTCAGGCTCGACCTCTGGGTCTCCAGCAGACAAAAGTACTATCCCAACACTTGGAACAGTGGAGGCCGCTAAGGTGATTGATGGATTCACGCTTGGTGGATCAGTGATTGTGTTGGTCGTTCTGGTTTACTTGCTGGTCCAAAGGAGATCTGGTTCATATTAAACAGAAAACTTTTTATGTCGAGACCCAAACCAATCTGAACCATAAAGGAGCCTAATATTTCATGGAACGAGCCTATCAAGTGGTCCAATCGAAATGGTATCTATTAGGTGTCGCAGCACTGACTCTATTGCTTCCATGTATGCTACTATCGTGTATTGAACCTCGAGTGGAACAAGATCATTTTTCGGCCGACTCACTCTACTATAGCAAAGGTCTAGCTTATGCAATCATTGTCCTTTTAGTGCTCCGATTCTTGGTCGACAATGAACTCTGGACTGCTCCTCCTGCCTTACCAGTGTACACCTGAGTGAGTTTAACACTTGGTATTTTCGGTGATGATGGATAGGTAGCAAGTGACTTTGGATCATGACTTTGACTTGGCTTGTCTTTGGCTTTCTGTTTCGGCTTGGCCTGTAGATTCATAGTAAAGTCAAGATTAATTTCACGTATGGTGTGACACAGGTTATCTATTTGTACTCGATTCAATGGAAATATTTCATAGTCGCGTTTGCTTGATAGATAGGACTCCCATTCCTCACAGGACCAGGGTTCACTACCAGGCTTGCCATGATGATAAGCATCCAGAAGCATTGGAGTGACTGTTTTGGCCGTGACGTCTCGCTGTGCAGACAACAGCAACAAGAATCGCAACAAGGTTGCGGTGGATCTATTTCGCCCGGCCATGCACACCACTAGTACGCGACGCCTCTGCAATAGGCAACTCAGAATAAGTTGATTGGACTTTATAATAGGTTGTATGATACTTTTCACGGGTGTTTGGTTTACACACACAACACTGTGTACGGGTTGTGCCAAACTGTTTTGTTCTCTGACGACATTGTTTCGCACTTCCTCTGATATCGGAATGTGATACACCTTTACAGGTGGCTGTCGAACAGTGTTACACAATACATTTTGTACAAAAAGGGAATCCTCAAATGGAAACTCCTCTGCTGTGACTAGGATATCGTCAAAAAGCCCCCCGTGATGTCTGGCCGTGTTCATGTTGCCCCAAGCCAATAAACCGTCTTGATATATTGCCGTATCACTTGGCTTCATTTCCTTTTTGGATCGAGAAAAAGGCAAAACACGCACGAGTGGGACCAGATCCATTATTGTTTGTCGGGTGATAGAGTGTCGTGGTGATAAAAAAATAGCATATACTTTGTTGTTGATGTTAAACATCACCGAATGCTTTTGCGGTCTTCAGATACCCTATCGGACAAGGGTTTGTCTTGAAACACATCTTGTCTTCGTGCAACTTGCACTTGCTTGGTCAGAGCTGCCTGATGCGTGTCTATGACTTGATCTGGTGTATCATGCGAACGAGACGTTGTGTATGTAAAATGGTTATTTTGCGCCGATGTAAGTGACTCTTCTCGGAAGTTTGGTCCTCTGGATATACCGTCGGTAAAATGATCTTCGCGTAGTGGCTTGGCCATGGTTGTGTCCTGAGTCGGAATCGCCAAGGATGCTTTTTGTTCCAAATGCGGTGTGACCATTTGGTTATTGGGCTGGACGTGATTCGAACCAGTTTCCATGTGTTTGGTTGCAGTGTCTGGATTCAACGCATGGTGAACCAGAGGAATCACCGGGCGTGCCATGCCGTGATTGGACTCGACTGGATGATGGATCAAAGCACTGTTACGTCGATCCGGTGTGATTGCTTGTAAATGGACAGGCACTGGATCCATGTGAGAGGACACGGATTGTTGATGTGGATAAGATGGTTGCATCACTGCGTGTGGGGTATGTGTATCCAATGGACATGGTGCTTTGGTGTGATGGGACTGAAACGTTTCCTCGTGTTTTGGATGATTGGGGCCGGTGTAATGTATAGGAGTAGGTGGTAAATGAGTCATCACATGAGGCGTTTTAATGCTGGTCAGCACGGGAACCACCCACTGCATAGGTTTTAAGGATTGTGAATGGATGTTTGGTAACACAGCAACTTGGTGTGTAGGACTTCGGCCAACATGGGTCGGCTGCGTGTGCATCGATGGCTGAACAGAATGTGGATGCAAAGGTTGTTGCTGAGTCGTGTGTCTCACTGGTTGGTTTGATACAGTCGCCATATAGGGTTGTATGGGCACCAAGGATTGTGCTTGGTGTAATGGCTTTAAAGCAATACTAGGCACTTGAGGTCTATCTGACTCTGCATTGAGATGGCGCTGTTGGTGATCCGCATGGTACCCGTGCATTCGTTGCACCTGATCCATTTCAAACTCCTTGGACCCGACATGGGAATGACAAGCAGGTCGATTGGTCACGGCTGACCCACCAAGTACCGCGGGTGTATAATCTCGCTGAGGCTGGACACACATCAGAGCTTGGCGTGTATCGCCGAATTGATGACCAAAATCGTTTGAGTAACTCACACTACGCCCACCCTGTTTTTTGCCACCATCGAGAATGGGGAATAATGGCGACATGGTATTCTGATCCGGCTTCTGATACAGAAACATGTTGTGCATTTGTTGATCCTGTGCTTCGCGCACCTTGCGATCCAGGTCTCGATTGTATTGTCTAGTCCAAGGGGACTCACTGATGCCCGTTTGGCGTCTAAATCCTGCCTCGCCTCGCCGTGCGGGTATGTATCCATGCATTTGACGATCCGCTTCCAGTCTATGGGACTGTAAGGGACTTGGTTCAAACACCCGGCGGTATTCTATATCCTGACCATATCGTTGAGTCGTGATGGCATAAGGGCGTTCATGAATTTGTCTATGTAGACCAGAAAACATTGGGGACTTTTGGAGACTTACCCACATATAAAAAGGACCGAGTAATGTGTTTATTATTTCTTGAAAAAACTACGCTTGGTTTCAGTCCTCTTGGGTACAATAGCAACTGGTAAATGAACACTAGGTGCGACAGTTTTTGTGACGGGCATCATATGGGCAAAGCTAGACTCTGGAGTGGTATTTGGTAAACACAACACACGTTGCAGGTCCTCCAATGGCGGAATATCCATACACGGGTGTATTGTCATTTCATCCTTGGTATGCACCACCATACGCTTCGGATACGATTTGATGCTTAGCTTAGGCTTCGACCGCTTCAGGTCCTTATTGACCAATACATTTGCAAGCGGAGATGGATCATGTATGATGCCACGCTCGATTTCGACCAAGGGAATAAACATTGGGTTCCATTTCCGTAGGCTGTAGCGATTCAAGATGGATTCTGGTTGCTGGCGAAACTGTTCAATCGATAATGTACCTCCGTATATCGCCAGTGACTCTCGTGGCAAGGCGTACGGTACGGTTTGTGCATGTGTGATATAGCCCAATCTGAGAGCAAGTTGATTAATCCAGCCTTCGCGTTCCGTGCGTAATGGGTCTCCTTTTTTGTAGTCATGATTGTAACGTTTTGCACAGGCCCAACAGCAATAGGTACCTTCGAATTCCCATTGGTCGGTTTGAACATTATAACGCAAGGGCAACGAAACAGGCGGTCTATCGGTCGGAAGGGTACAAGTGTCGTACCAGCAATGCTGCGTCTCTAGAGGTTTCTTGAAGATAGATGCCATGAGTACAGTGTCGTCCATGAGTGCCTCGAGTTTGGATGCATAATAGGCCAACGTTTTGCGTGAAGAAGACTGCATGGTACCATGATATGAGGTAAAGCCACTGACATGAGATAAATAATGGCTACCTGCATTGCGTAATGCAGCGAATCAAATCAGAAGTATTCTGGACGCGATCCCAGGATAGATTCAACAACAATGGCGCCAACTCTTTTCGATGAGCATACACTAATTCAATATCCGACCAATGGACTATCACTTGCTGTTTCAAAAGGACTGGAAACATGGCAAACCACTGAAAACAACACCGCCTCAAATCATCTATGATGGTCAAAGACTCATGCAAATGCCTAGTTAGATACTTGTCGGACTCGAGCATCTGGTCCAATAAGCCCGAGGCCTTGAGTGTAGGATAGTCCATGTGTTCACTGAGATAGGCCACTGGGTCTTCTAATCGACACATCCATTCATACACTGGTCCTGATCTAAGACGCTCATACACAGCCTTTGGCCACAATTGTGTGTATAAAAGATGGATGCTTTGAAACAAGTCACTTGATGCATACCGATGTAATAAGACTATAGTCGGTATATGTGTGGTTGCAAAGTAAAAGTGTTCGATATCGGAATGCATGTGACCCCAACAAGAAACAAAAGAAAATGCTCAGGATTTTCGAGACCAGCCACCATATTTTTTCTTTAAAGTCATCGGACCTAATGAACTGGGTTCAAGTACAAAGTTTTGCAGCGTAACAGTTCCAGTAGTAAAAGGCTGGTACTTGCCAGTGGACATTCGAGTCCCATACTGAATGTGGTTCACTCGCTTGCGCCACATATTGTGGAGCATCGGGCTATCATGGTCATCCACTTCCACCACACACACTGGCAATATTTTACCAGGACAGGATCGCATGATGCGACCGACGGTTTGTTTCACCTCGTTGGTTGGCATCAATCGAATCAAAGTGTCGAGACGCGCCACATCAAACCCTTCGTTGACTAGCTTGTCTGAACTCAAGAGAATCTTGCCCTTGAGTTTTGCGATTGTGTTTTGTTTTCCTGCATCGAGACGATAAATGGTCTTGGGGTCCAACAAGTATTTTGGGGCTATGACCTCCACTAGATGCTGATAGGCGAAACTGACCACATCCAAACGTGTAGCCAATATGAGTACATTGCGTTCAGACAATTGAGACTTGGACAGCCATTCAAAGGCACGATCGAGAATTTGGTACACACGATAGGCATCCTGGGCCAATCGCGATTCGACCACCTTGAATGAATTGGTGCCAAGCTCAGGGTCGCCGTGCTGCATGGACAGTACTTGAACTGGCAGGTCATATGGCACCTGAAGATTAAAACCAAGAGGTCCTAAAGCCCAGTAGAGAAAGGATGTTCGTTGATCCTTGCGGTCAGGGGTTGCAGTCAAGCCAAGAGTATATCGGGCATTGAATTTCTCCAAAGCAAGGCGCAGGGAGGATGCACAAATATGGTGAGCCTCGTCGACCAAAACCAGACCCACATTGTCGAGTACCTTGGTATGCGCAAGACACATGGTTTGTAGAGTAGCAACTACAATGTCGACTTGCTCATAGTTGCCTAGAGGTTTTACTTGCTGATTCTTGTATTCGGCAAGACGACAACCAGGCAAAAATTGGGGCAGCCTCTCCAGCCATTGCACCACCAATTCATGTGTGTGAACCAATACCACGGCAGACACACCCATTTCGGCCAAAATATGACAAGCCGTGACGGTTTTACCGCGACCAGGTGGCATACATAGGATCCCGCCTCCACACTGTTTCAATTGTTTCACCATGCTAGCAGAGGCCTGGTCTTGTTGATCCAGACCTGATCGCAAAGTCCCTTGGAATCTGAGAGGTCTCGTATGTTGGTCCGCCGGATCATGGCGATCCTCGTATGGATCCAAGTCCGATACAACCAAGTAACGAGGAAACACCACATGATTATTTTTGATGGTCCAAAACTGTTCCGTCTTGATCACATATTGCGAGGTGCGCATGTCATAACTTCTTACGGATAACTGACACATGTCTTGCAGGCGCTCAATCGTGGATGACATATGTTCGGGGACCCAGAGGCTTTGATACTGAGTGTACATGTCTTTAGAGTTCAAGAGGAGACCCTAACCCTGATTTGTACTCCGACCAATATAAGTATATCAAGTCTATACAATACGAGGTGTACAGTGTGCCGTCCGGTAATTTGTCCGTCACCTGACGATCGGATTGCATAAAAAGTCTTAGTTTATTTCGACTGTCTGAAGACAATCGGATGCTATTACGTGATCGCCGAGCACTCTTTTTGGTTTGATCGCGCGCTTGTAAACCACATATTCTTTCAAGGTATTGGTATCGTTCCTTGAGTTTATTGTGATGATAGATGTGGTGAAACGGCGATACCCCTAACATTTGAAAACAAAAATTCCAAATATATTTATTTGTTGGGCCTTATGAGTCGCGAATGTTCGAATAGTGTGGTCGTCTCAAAGGAACATACGACTCTCGACCCATAAAACGTATCGGCTTTTCATGAGTATAGTACTGGTGTAAAACATCATTGTGATTCAATGGTTCTGGTGCGAGTGCCGGCTGATGGTTTTGACCCCGACGAAACAAATAGTCTGGCACCTGACTCGATTGCTGACGATGAATAAGACTCTGTAACTGTAGATCAATCATATATGGATTTTTAGACAACTCTTTCGCCTGTAGTCGCGAATCGATTTGATGTGTCTGTGCATGAGATCGAATGTCATCCAAATGTTCTCCATACAGAGGACCAGACACTGTGATTGGTTGAAATTTTACTTGACTGCCACTATAGGTACTCATATATGTTCACCAGTGAAAAAATAAAAGAATAGGAAAACATAAAAAAGAATGGCTACTGATCATCATCACTTGTGCCATCCAATGGATCGATCCATCGGGACTGCATCAGGTATATATATGCCTCGTAGTTGTGAGCTCGTTTATGTATCACATGCTTGATATCGTTTAGTGTGACCTCAACCTCTGGGTTTTTCATGTTCTTCAACGCTGTCTGAATTTGTGCACCCATCTTGCTCAACTTTAATGGCTTGTCCAGGTCATATAATACCTCACATCCGAGAGCTTGGATAAGCTGCAGATCATGGTATAGTTGCTTGAGTGATTCCTTGGTGATGGGATTGGGGAGCAAACGTGTCAAAATGCTTGTGCCTGGTTTCAGATCACTTAATGAGTCCATGGCGTCTAGGCCATTGATGTTCTCCGAGCCGTAACACAACATCATTACTGTATACATGCCGAGTTGAATGTCCGGGTGAGTGCTACACAGATCCACAATCGCCATAAAGTGTAAAGGATTGACCTTTTCGGTGTTACATTCCTTGTGTATCCATTGGTTGACCACGATCGGCCAACACATTTGCACCAACAATTGGCGAATGAGTAAGGACGTGGAGTACGGCCCATCATACATTTCTGAGCATATTGTGTCGCCAAAGTACTGTATCATGCCACAAAGAGTACTGTGATCACTGTGAATGTATTGCTTTTCGGGAATGATTTCTGCCTCTAAACCTTTCAGAGTTGTCATCATGTACTCGACCTGAGTACTTAGACTAACGTAGTGGTCGACGTGTCTACACAATTGAAACGCTCGAATCAATTCCAAGCCTATTTGCGAATTCGAGTCGAATCGGAAATATTGGTGCAAACAAGTCAGGGTACGAATGGCATGATCCAGCCATTTCCCAAATAACACCGGATCGGCCCGCGACGTATTTGGGCAGATGTGATATAAATGCACCACCAGATGTTGAAACAATGGACAGCAATGGATGAAAAAGGTTTCAAATGATTTCTTCAGAGACTCAACTGCTCCCTTGACTTTGCCAAGTTGAAACTGATGTTTCGTGGTCTGTAACATGTGTACAACAATCATATTCACCATCTTTTCCACATCTTTATGTTCATTCCAGCACTCTAAGATTCGATCAGACGAGAGGATCAAGTGTTGTCCAATAATACTCAGACCTTGTAAATGCAGACTGTCAAAGACGATTGCACGACTTTCGACAGGCTGCATGTAGTGCATCAAGACAGCATAGACCTTGGACTGAGATGGTTTGATGTGATTGGTCAAAGGAACCACCTCAAGTTTCGGGGTCTCGTTCATGTACACATGCCGATGAAGAGACCTAGCCAATGCGAACTCACATTGTAGAAATTCTGTCTGGCCAATATGTTGAATAATTTTTGTATCACCTTCCGACAACCAGGACAGGTCAGGGGGATTCTCTTTGCATTCTTTCTGAATTCGCTCAATGCGTTTCGTATAGTAGTTAGTAAGCTCGGCCTGCATGGAAAACCAGTGTGCATGCATTTGCAATACATATATTATTTTTTGTTTAAGACGACTAATTCTTGTATGACAAGACTCGCTTGTGATGATTACTCTGCAATGAGTCTGCCAGGTCTTTGCTGATAAATGTGAAAAGCTTTACATTGTCCACTGTTGCTGTGAGACCATACCTTTTATTAGCAGTGCGAACTAATTTGGTGTCATCCATTGGGACGTGAATTTTGTTACCTGCAGAAGTCTTGACCGAATTACTAAAGGTGTGGAAAACAACTTCATTGGTTCTGGTCACAATCTTATCACCTTTGGATCCAACTTTTGGCATCTTACCCTTTTCTTTTCGCAAAAGAGAAACGGGAGACTAGATAAAAAAAATGGTCAGAATTGTTTTTATTTTTATTTCCTACCTATATTGTTCCCTGTATATATATATATATGTCCTGCCATTATATTCTTTATCTTGCTCCTCCAAGCCGTCCTTGCCAATGGTGCTTACACATGACTAAGCTTATTGCAGTGCTAAAGACGGTCCGGTCCGATCTGAATGTGGAACAAACATGGTTCTCGAGCTATGAAAGAGGTCCACATACAGTTGTTCCAGCCATCTATGATCAAGCAAACAATAAATTGATGCAAGGTGAAGACGCATTTGATTATGTGCTCAGTTTAATGTGTCAGAGACCAGTAAGTCGACCAAATATGTCAGCCACATTGTATGGAGCTCCCTCGCACAATATGGCCATGCCATCCAACCTTGCGGGTCCATCCACCACCAATGTTCCACCGGCTTTGTCTGCATCGTCTTCTAGTCAAGCTGCAAATGAGATTCCGTCGGAATTTGGCGAAAACATAAAAGCAAACGAACGAGTGTTGTCTCCTGAATGTTTGGGCAAGCTTTTTGGACGCACCTAATGTACCAATCCGATGCCATGTAACATGGTCACTGACACTGTTTTGGTTCTCTTGTTTACATTTTCTTGCACCATGGTCACCCCTGGTAAATTTTTGACTGCTGTTTCAAAAGTAAAGTCTCGCTGATTCAACCGCTCCATGCCTCGATTGTGTAGATATTGACTACAGGCCTGCTGCAAGACCGTCAACTCGCACTGTTCCGCCGCACCATAGACCACATAGTCCGCATCATTCAAGAACGAGTTGACCCCATTCAATCGGTCGACACAGCTTTGGTGGAATCTTTTCAGCACTTGAGGCATCAGGTTTTCGAGTGAGCCTTCAGTATTTACTCGCGCACGTAACCACAGATAAGCCTTACATGCCTTGACAATAAATCTCGCTCGCTCTTGCATCGTCAAGGATTGTAGCTTAATGTTGGGTGGCATTGGCTTTCGTGTGAATGGAAAAGCGCACAGTCTGCGCGATAGGGACCCAGATGTGTCTTGCCACGGCGGTAAGGCATTCATGGCCCATATTTGTCTCGTATCCCATGGCACATCGATCGTTACCTTGTTCTTGCGATTGATCGACACAGACTCCCCTGTCACTGTTTGTTGGAACAATTGTTGATTTAGACCATGCTTTGCGTTGACCTCGGACACACAGAAAATGTAGGCCTTGTAAACACTCTCCAAACTAAAGTAGACGCTGGAATCGGGTCCAATATTGGCTGTTTTAGATCGCTCGTAGACAGATCGTATAAGCTCAATGATGATACTTTTGCCTGTTCCTCCGGCTCCAATCAGAAAAGGGGCAATTTGCATCGAGTCTGATGACATTGGAAAGAACAGACGGCCAATGAGACCCCAAATCATACGCACAGCCATTTCCTCATCGGATGTGGGATGATTGATATTCTCGTACAGCTGAAACGTAATGATAAAGTCGACATTCGGTACATGAATGTCCATAAAGTCATCGGGATTGCTTGGCTGGCCAAAGGAACTCTCGAATCCAAACAAGTCGCCAACTTCTTGATTGATAAACCCAGATGTAGTCAGATTGGTTGGAATGTCTTTTGCTTGTGTGGCATAGTGGTAGAATATATCATTGCTGCCATCATATACACCATCTGCAAAAGACCATGCAGTGCGATGAGGTTTGTACACCGGCAAGTAATAATCCTGGCGTTGATTCTCAATCAGCTCACACGCCTGAGACACCAACATGGTGTTGCGCATCACAAGACGCATCAAATGAGGATGATCAATGAAACTGTAAAAGCCGCGAATGACTTGTTCAATAGATCCCCGCAGCTCATACGCATGAGTCTTGTACCCCTTGTGATAGACTGGATAATAGATGTTGTCGTCTAAAATGCGTGCGCTATAGCCTTGTAACTTGACATAGATCTCATACAAAAAGTTTTCCAAAGGCACCTCCTTTTTCATGTCTTTGAAAGTCAAGCCACTCTTGAGCTTTTCCAAGGTCTCGGGATTTTGGGTGAAACGCTCCACACACTCCGAAAAGCTAGGTACATAGTGCAAATTCATCGAGGTCCGAAACCGCTCATTGGTATCCATACAAGTGTAACAAACAAGGTCAATCGAAGCACACTCTGTCGGTGCATTGCTCTTGTGGGGTTCCATGTATTCAACTATTGTCATCATTTGCATGTGAAAAGTCTTGAACCAGAGCTCGACCTCGTCTTGAGATAACAGAGTATATTTCAGACATCGTCTGTTCGAATCAAACACTTGTTGGTGGTCTCGCCAGTCTGCAAATTCATACGCGATACGTCCAAGATACCGCCAAATAGCCATGTCCATGTTGTCTCGTGCATCCCGTAGCAAATTCTCCGCGAAACAGCACACAATCGTGTTTAATGCGTCCATGTTTATCGGCTCCACTTGATCATCAGGCACATGAATACTGCGTAACACCGCGACCAGAATGTCAATGTGACGATTGTCATTGTAGTCCCCCAGAAATAGAGTCTTCACCACCGAGCCCAATACAGTTTGCTGTGACTCGTGACTATCATCGTCTGAGTCGTCATCCGTACGTGATCTTTTGGGAGACGACCCCTCTTCATTGAGGTCCATTTTATTTTTTGTTCAGACTTGTATGGTTTGTTTTTTTTATATTTTCTGTGACTTGTAAGGCAATGGCGTCTAAAACCAGATCACAGGTGGATGAACTAAAGACAACTAAAAAGGAAGATGAACTCGAGACAAAAAATCAAGTGAATACCTATCTGCAATATCTTGAATCTCAACCTCATTTGTCTGAGAGTTTACAAAATTTACTCGAAGATATTGGACTCTTGAAATCGGGCGTGTCTACTCAAAAGTCTCTCATACAAGACCAAGACCTCGTTGCTGTGGTCGTTTGTTTAGTGGGCTTGGTGGTTACCGCGATGCGAGATAACTTGATCGGACTTGTCGATGGTATTGGAAAAATGCAGGGTAATGATCCTAGAACAAGAGTAATGAAATCGTTTGCACCAGAAGGCCTACCACGTACTGTCTACACTATTGGTTTGTTACGGACAAGACAGATTAAAGAAATGCTGAAATTAGTCGATGATTCAACCCCAAATCCCAAACCAATCGTGTGTAAATGGCTTGATATATTGATCGTCAAGCCTGCATTATGTTATCATTTATTGCATGTATTGGAATGTATATGTCAAGAACACCTACTCGATCTTGTCTCAAAATGCCATGACATGATAAATGATTACCTTCAGACCATAACTGTATTGACACGATACTTTTTGTATGATTTTGCAACATGGTCCCGATTGAATGATGCAAATAATTATCAGACCTATGATACCAAGATGACTCCAAATGAGTGGCATGGAGTGGTGGCTAAGATCGAATTCGGACCTCGGAATGAGAATGTCATCATAGACATCAGAAGGCCCAAGAAAGGTGAATTTCTGATTGCCTTGAAAGAAACCAAATCCTTCAATCCTTGTGCCGAAGCGCTGTTTGACGAATTCGACCCCGAGCCTTCTTCTCTGAGTGAAATGAATAAGCATTTGCGCGAATTGGCACTCGCAAAGTTGATGGGTCCTGATGCAAAAACAGAGTACAATGGATATGATCATCCCAACTGGGAATATCTTATGACAGAATATAACTCTCAGCCTACAAAATTATTTCGATTAGCCCCTATTTTAGAACCAGACTTCAAGTCACTATTAGATAAGATCTCTGCATTGAGGAATGTTATTCATTGGACAATTGGACCCGTTTTTCAACCATTGGCCGACCGAAAAAAGCAATACGGGGAGAATACCATATTACTCGTTAAAATGGTACAACCATCAGGGAGTTTAAAAATAGAATATACATACGATCAAATCATATCAAAGCTAGAAGATATAACCAGGCCTATTGGTTTGGTACAAATGATTTCAACTTACTTTAGATATGATGACAGGACAAAGCCAAAAATCTATCCAGAGACACAATATCAGGAATGTATGCAACTAAAACAGCAAATTGAAAACAATCTCACAGGCATGAGGTTTGCTATCGATGCCGACTCTTATTATCGACAACTGGAAAGATACTCTCATTGTCTGGACCAGATGTCCAAATTTTGGTCTAAATTTAGAAATATCCTCCAGACCTGTGTCCTGACAGAAGTTGGGCGATACAAAAAGAAGGACTTGAATGTAAAAACTTTGCCCACATTAGAACCCGAAAGTGGGTACATGGATCAAATATTCTTTCGGATGACTTCGGATGCTAGTACTCCAAACTGCCTGACTTCGGATGACTTGGATGATTTGCAAGAAAGGTTTGGATATCAATCACAAACCATCAGATTCACAGGATATCATAGGTTCGTGTCTCTTGATGTCAAAGGGGATGATACGCTAAAGGATCTTCAAAGCATATGGAGCAAACTGAGATACAATAACGATCCCTATTCATGGAATGTCATCAATATGTACTTGTTGAAATTAAATGGTAAACAAACGACCATTGAGACCCAAAATACTACAGGTGAATGCAACGAAAGATGTGAATATTATGCTACAAACATTTTTGGATTTTCCGAGGAACGCAACAAGTATAGCAAATCCGTTTTTTTCGATGTATCTTATTTATTGGGGCAAAAGGAAGCTATTATTCCCTATATAGATGATGAACAACGATGGACGGACCCAGATACTGGCAATGTAGAGACAGCCACCATCTCTTGCCTCGAGCATTATACATTTCTGGATGACCAAAAAGTACAACAATTCTATGCAAAAATGCACGACATGTTTGTGGACGACTTGCTCAAAAATCAGCTCATTCCAGCAGGGGTTTTAGATACACTCGCATATATCCACATACAAATGGATGCTTACCTTAAAACTAATTCTGACTTTAGTGCTCTGTCACATCCAGGAAGGATCGAGAAATTGAAACTTCTTTTCAACCCAGCAATAGAAAAAAGTAAAAAACATTACCACTATAAAGATGCTGCAATGAAAGAGATGCATTGGAATCAAACCACAAGTGAATGGGTTGATGGTGCAACATACTTGCAAACCACTGGTGACATACCAGTGCTCGAATTATACTTCAATAAAGCCATGGACATTTTGATAAGCACCAATAACTTTCCCAAATTCCTGTCCCTGTTGATGCGATTCTTCATTATTGACAACAAAGACGATTTCTATAATATGTTTGTAGTTCATCTGAGTAAGATGGTTATGAAGCCATCAGTCATAGAAACTTACACGCAAGAAGATAATTTGGTCACTAAATTGGGATACAATTTTGTATGTATGAATGAATTAGTGAAAAAAATAGATGATCAAACTCGGGAGACTCGCCAAGACATGGAACGCTCGCTCGATGTGGTTCGTATTGCCAACCACGTTCGCAATGTCGTGTTGGCACAAATAGCATTGAAGGTTCGTGCTCATACTGAAATGACCATCAAACCAGGCAAAATACCTATTTTGCCAAGACTTAAACCCAAATCAGACACGACGCCAACAATGGACATGTATCGTCAGGTCTGTGCAGGTGCTGCTTTGCTCAACTTTCTATCCATTATGGACAGCATTAGAATATATCTTGAAAAGGCTCTTGACGACGATTGGAACCAATTTATACATGATTTGAAGTTGCAGTGTACCAACATTGTATCTGCTGCCGAACTGCAAGGTGATAACAATCCGACTGCAGAAAATAGTACTAAAGCATTGTTTGATAGCAAAGCCACTGTAGAGAGTGAAACTGTATCATCGTCAGAAGTTGACAACTCCACCTCAAACCCTAACCCAACCCCAGTTACATTAGTATTTGATCGACACAAAAGACGGCGTCGTATCATCGATAGTGATGACGAGGAAGAAACGATAGTGCTAAAGAAATACAAGAGAGCAAAAGATTTGCCACCACCCCCGAGTAAACAAGTGGTGATAAATATGATCAAAGGGGCTTTGAAAATCTTTGAAGAACAGGATCAAATCAACTCTTTCGGTGTAAGTGACAAGGTAAAAAACATTTTCAATGAGTTGCTTGGGTTTCAGACCAAAGGCGAGATCGGGGACGCATGGCTCACTCACAAGCTTGAAGAGATTGATCAATGGGATTGCAGTCAAAGAATCACATCTCAGGTCAATGACATATGTGATTACGTGAAACAAAAATTCTTAGACCCTGACGGCAACAACATTGCAACTGACACTGCAACAAAAATTGATGGTTTGAAAGAAACACTATGGGTCTGGGCAAGAGCCAGTTGGTTATATAGTCAATTCATCACACAATTATCCCAGGATTCTTATATCCTTTGTTGGCACGACGATCATTGGAAACTTGCTCGATATGAACCCCTTAGCGCGACACCACAACAAAGATTGGTTGCTTATAACCATGTAACGATTACTATTGATCCAACAAAGACTCTGTTAGATCCGCAATACATGACTATTACAGGTCGCGAGCAAACACCAATTGAAAAGTTTCAAGTCTTTGGTGACATCAACCCCTATCTCGGGGTATTTGTTATATATGCTTCTGCCACCAAGCAAACAGAGGTTCCGTCTTATGCTGATATTTGGTCTCTGCAAAATGTCCAGATTTACATGCAATCGCAGAATGCAACTGAGGCTTTGCTTGAATTTCATGACAAGCAGGCCCATGCCACTCTTATACAAAATGTAGTTAGTATGTACCCAACTATCAAAATGATTTCAGCTGAAGATATTATTGCTACATGGACCAATCACATCTATGGAAAGACTGACACACAAGAAATATACGAACTTTTCGCAAATTCAGGCAAGATTTTTACTTTTGATGTAAACACTAATTTGAACGATGAGGAAGAGGTGGACGCTCAGGAAGACCTGAAAGATCAGGAAGATTTGAACCGTTTGGACTTGGGTTCGTCCGAGTTGTTGCCATCTGAAGAAGACAATGATGGAGATAATGAAGTGATAGTATACTCTGAAAGTGATAATGATGATGATGATGACAGGAATAATACAGCAAAGGATGTCCAAGACCAAATAATAGATATGGAGCAAGAATTAGTCAAAGACGACGAGGACAGTGACGATGATGTTATGGGTGATGATGATGTTATGATTGATGATGATGATGAACCCAACAAAACAGAAGATATGGACCGAGATGATATAGACCCAGATGATTTGGACTTAGTTGATGGGGTGCTTGACATAGACAAAAGAGAAGTGGAACCCGGGGAGATATCACAATTATTGAAGCAATAACTAACCTGCGTCATGTTCTTCGCCGTCTTCTCCTGGGACCTTGGAATTTGGTGAAGCTACCCTTAACTCTGTCCCATCCGTGTTGGTGTCCTCGTTGTTCCATGCTGGTGTAAGAATAGTTGCTACATTGCTCTTGATCAGAAGATGACGGACAATCCATGCCACACCAAATTGGCCTTGACCGACCCATACCCACATGGGTTCCACAATGGCCCTGATGACAGCACCTTTGCTCAACCCCTTGATGCGGTCGTACAAACGCTTGTTGTAGCTGGCTTTGACACTGACAAAAGCATTGTCTGGAGTGGTGCTCTCCTTGGTCAAATAAAAGGATAACCCCAGTGACACGGGCATATCGGGATTGTTGTCCTTGACCACACTCAAAGCACCGTCGACACCGGCCATGGTCGTGTATTTCTTCCATTTGGCAGGAGCAGCTGCGCATTGACGAACAGCTTCGTATGCTTGGATTTCGAAGTCCCGCATCTTCTTCATGAGTTCTGAAACCTCGATCGGACAGTCCTGTGGGTTCGGGTGAAAATAGGTGAACGCCTTGGTGTCCATCTTGCCCACTATTTCCTTGCCATTGTCCCTTTTCCAACCCGGTTGTAGGGCTGTCACTGTTCCCTCTGGTAGTTCGACCTGCAGTGGAGCCTTGGTTTTCTTGTCTCGGATGTAGTACATCTGAGTGGACGACTGGACCTTGACATCCGGCATCAACTGTGCAATGTCCGCAAAGTCGCCCAGGTCCCATGCATGGTGATGACGAGCCGTGGTCTTGACTTGGTACGATGTGGTTGTCGTGTCCATGATCAGTGCTGATGCTTCTGGGTCGCTCATGATGAGTTGATTGGTTGCTTAGTGACGATGATAAATTTGCAATAGTTGTTTCTGTAGATGCAGTGAAATAAAGTTGTCTTACTGTCCACTTGACCCCTTGCTGAGATTCATTTGTCCATACAAAACTACATTCCAACACCACACCCGAAATGTACAAGGTTCGTGTGTCTATGAATTCGGGATGGCATTTGATGTCGGACCAAAGTGTCGGCTGCTTATTGATAAACACATTGCAGTCTTTTTCGACCAATTTGACACTCAGGCGTAAAGGACGATCAATGTCCTCCAGGTCTTGCGTTTTGTCACACAAACGCTTTTCGAATCTGTGTAGACGTTGAGCTTCTATACCAGGACTAAGTATACATGCAGAGTTGTTGCGAATAAGATAGGCTGTCTTGGCGCCCACCCACAAGGCCATGTTATCCTGTCGACTATACACATGTCGCAGTGTCCCATGCGTAAAAGTCACTGGTGTGGAGGACACCTTGGCATGTTCATCAAAATCCAAAACATTTGCCTCTATAAAATGTCTCATTGGTCTTTTTATACTGATTTTATATTTTTATTTTACTGCAGTAAAAGCCAACATGTTTTTATCGGATGAACGAATAGGGAAATGAACCACAATCACTCCGGGTTTGTTTGGGTGCATTCCAGTGTCTTTGTATCCAGCGGCTTGTAGGTACTGTAGAATCTCTTGACACACGGCATCGCGGACATACGGGGGATAGCCAGTCATTCGATCAGGAACACGGAACTCAAGCAAGTCTTGTCCTCGTTGTGCGTGCCTAATCAGGCTATCTGCTAAGCGTTTCACAAACAAATTGACCACGACATCGGCAGCACATCTATCACGTAGGATTCCCTTTACCTTGGACTCTGACGGTATGATGGGGGTGGTGGCATACATGATTCGTGTGGTGGGTGGTAACAAAACATAAAAAAGCAGGGTGGTCTAACATTTCAGTGCTGATTGTAAGGTACCCCAATAATGGTGTAGAGTTTGCGCAAACTCGGGTCTGAGTCCAATTTTGTCTGTGTGAAAGACAGAGTCTTCCAATTCATCTAATCGGAACCAACTAATCATGTCTTTTTCTTTGAATGTTTGTTTAATCTGACCATTCCGATTAAAGGCACGGGCCGGCAAAAACACGGGATTCATCAGTCTGGTTGGGTGCACCACCACAGATGTATCAGCTTGTGTACACTCTGTAAAACGTGTATCAAACAAGGTGGATATAGTGGTATCATATTCACAGAGCACAATATGCATGTCATATGGCTTGGCATTTCCAAACATGGACTGTATGATGGCCAAACGGTGTTGCAAAATATAGGTGACGGTCTTTGCAATGGACACATGACCCAACACACATCCTAATGTTTCCTCCACGAATTCGCGAGCCGCTCCGTAGGTCGAGCAATCATGTGGCGATATACCGCCGCCAAAGTCACACCACAAGCCCGATTGACTCACGGTACGACCGACACATTCGCGGCCGAGCAAGACCCAGTAGCCACCAAGAGAGTCTTTGGCCAATGGCAACACGCCTGCGGCTAGTGCACGGTGCATTTTGGCTCGTGGTTTACACTGGCGAAACGCACTCCAAGAGTGGCGAGAACAAAATGCAGTGTCAAAGTCAGTGGAGTGTTGTTTACTCATTCGCCAATCCGCTTTAGATTCGGACATTATAAAAATAACTCTCAAAGTATAGTAAAGAATAACAAGTCTTATATAAAAGAATCATCACAAGCGTTGATACAACTCAACCATTAGGTCTTGTAAGGGTGAAGCTGTATAGGATGTTTCGACCAATAGATTAGATTGAGGTGTATAGGATCGACTGCTCATATAGATGATGTGCTGAAACATCAGGACACATGTGCCTATCGGAGTCAAACGACAGGTGATACGACAATTGCGAGGAAACGGTGCAACCATGGTCGCTTCACACCCAGGCTCTGATATTTGGACACCCAGATCTTTTGGCTCGATCATCACACCATGTATTGTAATGCTTTGGTCAGTGTCACTTTGGGTCCATCCAATTTCGACACTGTCCTTTGTGGTCGGATCCAGGTCAATAACCGAGTGATGACCATCCACTACCCTATATTTGCAATACTTGGATGTCTTTTTACGTGATCTACGCATGGTAATGAGGATAGCCAAGACAAGTACAATAGCTAATCCCCACTGACTGGACCGAGAAAATACCATGTGCCTAGAGGACCACACACTCCGGATCATATAAAAAATCATTCAGACTGAGACCGGGACCTGGACTTGGTTTTTTTTCCTCTACTAGGCGACTTGGATCTCGACCTGGACCGCAGATTTTTCTTGGCCATATCACTTTTTTTGCGCGACACGATTTCACCAGAGCTATTCTTAACCAGGTCCGTTTTGCTTAACCCTCCTGCTGTTTTCTCAGCTGTACCATTCCACACCTGTCTTCTGGATCCGACTGCCTTGGTCATTTTTCTCAACTAACCCTAACCCTCCAGGAATGACATATAAAAAATCTGACCCAACCCTCATGAAAATTTCGTCCATAGAGCTTTTGACGCCGTATGACGATGTTAAAATGACTCAAGAAGTGTTGATCCACTTGTTCCCAGTATTGGACTGGTTACACATGAACCCGATCATGTGTTTTCGCCTGTACATGTTCCTGACCACCAACAAGGCGCAGTACTTGGACAAGAATTTGCCGATGTATGCGATCATCAGCTTGCGGACACTTGAGGAGTGCATTACTCAAAAGCTGCGAGACTCTGCCAATCCTGTACACATTGCAACCTTTCAATCCTATCGGCGGGCCGTCAATGACCACACCAAGACATTCTTTGATTTGTATTGTCGACATCACATTATCAAATTGACTCTGCAGTATGTGCCCCAGACTACGACTCCGACGAAATTAAATGCTGTTGTCCTACTTACATCCATCGCTCAGCTAAATTTGATGCAATGGCTTCTGACTTACGGCAGGGACTGTCTCAACTTGGCGATCAAACTGAGCCAGAAAAAGAGATACGGACTTCACCTATCCTCAAGAACAAGAAAGCCAGGATACAAGCGCCTCGTAAAACCATTGAAAAAAAAGTCAGCAAAGCAAGCAGCAAAGCAAGCAGCAAAGCAAGCAGCAAAGCAAGCAGCAAAGCAACCAGCAAAGCAAGCAGCCATGGAGACAGCCAAGCAACCAATAGTGATCAGCAGCCAATAATTGCCACGGATGCGCACCACATTGTCAGTTTCGATATTGGAATAGTAAACTTGGCTTGGTGTCACCTGATTGTTAATCCCCAAGATAGAAATGTTGTGTTTCACTCTGCTGATGTGGTCAATATTCACCCCAACAAAAATACTCGGACTTATGCAAATGTATGTACCTCTCTGATCAAGTGGCTTCAAAGTCCAGCAAGTCCTTTGACACCGGAACTTGTTTCGACGTGCACCGTAGTGTGTGAACAACAAGTCGGTCGTGCAGTACTGAATCGTGTGCTGTCCATGGCACTGTTGTCTTGGTGTCATGCTGTCAGCAGTAATGTTCGTTTTGCCTTTGTGGGCTCCATACCCAAGTTCACCCACATGCCCAAAGAGTTTTTGCCATCCACGCTAGACCCATCCACACTCAGGTATGACGACTATAAAAGACGCAAGAACGCAAGTGTGGTGCTAATGGACCACTTGGCGACCACCATTCCGGCGTTACAATGCATACAGCAAGTTAGTCAAGGTCTAAAAAAAAAAGACGACTTGGCCGATGCTTTTGTTCAGTGTTTTTATTACGCAAAGACCACCAAAATAAAGTCTTCATGAATCCAGGTCGAAAAGAATGGGTTTGTCGTGTGTTTCCACCCGGCGAGTGATATCATTGTGGGCACATTCAAGAATAGGATAGGCTTTCTCCAGCCACTCGGAGTCATAGTCGACAGTAATGTACATCAGGGTCTGAGGTTGTCCAGCTATTTTTTGGCCCATATCGCCGTACCCACGAGGACGAAACTGGACAAAATATGCCTGTGTCAATCCAGTCACTGCCATCTGTGCCATGACTTGGTCTTCATAATGTTTCGGCACCTGTCTCAAGGTCTTGCTGATTTTGGAATAAGGACACTTGATCTCGACAGTGCGGCCACAGTAGGTGATGCCATCGGGCGACGCTGCTATGATGGGTTTGTCTTTGTGTCTCAACAAGCCTGTTTGAATAACCTTATGACCCGTTGCCTTCATGAATGCATCCAAAGCCTCGGTCTCGTATTTCACACCCCAGTCAATCGCATCGGAATGGATAGCGTTTCCACATTTGTCCTTGTACACAATCGCATTGGTCTTGGCGGAAATGACATCTTCGGCTGATTTGTAAAAGTTATGCCCTAACAGCGAACCGATTTCCGATGCAGTAATGACATATCGTCTTTGCTCGTACCAATCATCTACACGTTGATCGTCTGTCATTTTTTGTTGCATGATCATTTGAGTGATTGATTCCGGTGCAGCTTCAAGAGATTGACATATCGAACACATGACAAAATAATATATACTGGACAGGATAATAGTCATTTATTATGAAATTCAAGGATATTGCCACACAAGATATGGTTGTCTATGATGACAACAAAGATTTAGCCGACGAGCCATATGCAAAGAACCGAACTAGTGATAATGATTCTTCCGTATTTTCGGAGGACCCAGACCTGCTGGAATCAGATGATGTCTCTATCATAGATGACCTAGATTTATCGGACGATCCAGAGTTATCAGACGATCCGGAATTATCGGACGATGCAGAGTTATCAGACGATCCAAAGGACCAGAACGAGACATTGTCCAAGGCTGCAGAGTCTATAGTAGACAAGTCTATAGTAGACAAGACTGTGGTAGACAAGTCTATAGTAGACAAGTCAGACTCTGAGATCTCTGATGATGTGCGAGATGAGGATGAGATGACCATAAGTGATATCTCCGATCTATCGCAGGTGTCTGACATACTGGAGCCAGTGCGCCCAGACCCTTTGCGTGAAAATTTGGCACGTTTCACACGAGATATATACAAGGCGAATGACCTTCAAGACACCTCTTTGCGAGAAAAACTGTCCAGTTTGTATGCACGTGAGATAGACTATCATGTTTCACGCAACACTGTGGATCGTGCACAGATGAACATACATTTACAAGGATTTCATCATCTTATGGATTTCGTGGTGCGCAATGCGGAGAAACTCGATCCCTATTTCCGTATTCAAGTCGCACAAAACGGAGAATCAGATGAAATACCTGCGGTCTACATTAAAGTGTTGTGTAGTAAAGGCAAGGCAACAAATGGATTTGTGATCATTGGCGCGAACGCTTTTAGCTTATTGGTACAGGATCTTGCTTTGTTGTTGTGCCCATCAGCACAGATTTGGCCTTATCTTAATCAACAAGAGTCAGACTCCAAGTATATGTCGATATCTGTAGTACCTATTGATATGACAAACTCTGACTTTTTGCGCAAATTTTATTGTGGCATCAAAGCCGTCAACCAAATCCAACTTGCTAATGATTGTTGTGAAAGAATCGCATTACAAGCCACCCAAAACAAAGCCTCACCCTACAAGTATAGTGAAGTCTATATTTTACTCAAAGTCATGTATCACATGGACATTTATGCAACAGCAATAGCAACCTTGTATGCCCTAGCCAAAGAACCCAATCCAAACTGCATCTATCCAAATCCTCGTATTCTTGTCACCCCTCGTGTCAAGAACTCCTCTCGCCTAGCGCCGATACACGCAAAGGCTCGAAATATGCGAGCATCACAAGTCCGCTACTATCTGCAAAATCCATATGCCAAGCCACACTATGTACATGTGAGTAGTAGCACTATTGGACACATTGGAAAGCGTGCCCGCAATCAAGACCCATTGGATATGCTGGATTTGACAGATGAATTGGCTGGACTGAAACTTGTACAGACAAACAAAACATAGGGGGACACCTTTATTTATTTTCAAAACATTTGATCAGCGTGTAATTTTGTCCAGACTTCCTGTTGCTCTTTAAGTGTTTGTGTGCTTTTGGTTCGCATGTAGTAAATCGGACAATCACAATTGCCACAAATAACCTTTTGGGTCAGACTTCCCTGACAGGTCTGGCATTGCATCCAGAGATCCGCATACACTTGCTGTGCCTGATGCAACCGAGTCGATTTTTGGAGTATAATCTCTGCTCTTCTCGGTTCACAGTGGGCACACAAATAAGATTGGTTTGTGGATTTCTGGGGTAATGAGACAGCGCACCCAAGACATACAGCCACGGGCTTGGTGTATCTCAGAATAGTATTTTTTTCGCGAGACACTTGATTTTTGACCGTCAAAGTCTCGACTCCTGCAAAGAGCATCTGATAAGCTGCTTGTTTCGATCCGAGTATGGGCTCGAATACGCGTACCACGGGATTAGCCAATTGATTGGTCAAGTAATACGACTTGTCAATCGGTACATGATGTTGCATCACATAGTTGGGATCTTCCGCCTTTTCAAACACCTTGGTTCCACGTTGTACGTACACATAGGCAACTCTGTCTCCGGTAACAGGTGCTGATCCAGGGTCACGCTCCATCATTTTTCGTTGCAATTCGACATGTGGCTCCTTGTTCTTGTACGTGGTCTTGCTCAAAGTTCGCGTGATGATCAACAAACTCAGGTCAATCTCATCTCGACCCAGACGCTCGACAATGCTCTTGACATAGTCTTGGGCTTTTTGAGGACTCTTGTCAATGAGAAGATGATCCAAGACTTGTTGCACCACGACACCAACAAGTCGACACATATCTCTTCGTACAGTCTCAATGCCTTTGGTGTCCATCTTGTCTGGTTTATCGGGTTCGGTCCACAACATGCCGGCATACTTTTTCTTACTGAGCAACAGATATGGATGATACACCTGTGAAAGGACACACACACATATTTCAAGCTGAAACAAAGGGTGCTATCTCATTGCCATTGATGTCGTGCATGAGGCCTATATAAGGTGTCGTAAAAGGACGCATCGAAGATGGATATAACATAAATAAGACATGCAATTCTGGGTTGTTGTGTTTGTCTTGTATCACGCGGACATTAGGTTCGGGTTGAGACACCAATACATGTATGGGGGGATTAGTAAGCAAACACTCTTTTGTAAAGTCAAAAGTCAGCAAGTGTTCACTAGACACAAAAGAGACTCTATCAGGCCACATATTTATCAGGCACACAAGAAAATATAAAAACATATGCTCACCTTTTCAAACACCATTTGAATCGGTTTCACAAACTTACTCGAAACCAAAATAGCCGCTTCCTTGGCCAGGCGCATCGACTCCTCGACATCAGGCTGGTTGCCAAACTTGATCATGACACTGTCAGTGTCGCCATAGATGACTACCGTGCCAGGATAGGTCTCTTCTATGGTGCTCTTGACTTGCAAGATCATGTCACGACCAAAAGAGGTGACTGTAGACGCTATTTGCACCAAAGGTAAGAGTCCTACAGAAGCACCAGTAAATCCATACACTGAATTCGCGGAGACCTTTAGTGCCAACTGGCGACCATCCAACACAGCCTTGGTCATTGGATCCGTGGTGGCTTTCATGGCTTTTTTGGCCCGGTCTCTAGCTTGAAGCAAGTGTATGAGGATCTGGGGTAGTAGTCCGAGTCTGGTGGTGGATCGAACAAAAGCGTGCTGATTATCGGGCGAATAAATCATGGTGCTTGGGTCAGTAGTGCTTCGAGCAGCCACTGGAACATAGGTCGAGTAGCACAGGTTGTGTGCAATCATAATCGACGGATATAGTGACTGAAAATCCAAGGTAGCTATCGGTGTTTGATGATATCCAGTAACAGGCTCCAGGACCGTAGCACCCTCGTAGCCTTCTCCTGGTTCCGATTCATCGTCACTATCGTCTCTAGTGCGCTTGACTGAATGTTGTGGCTGACACACTGGTACAATGATCTGGTGTTTCCGAGCATGGCGGTATATCTGGGAGATGACCTTGATTTGTTGACCACGAGTAAGCAAGTAATTCATCGGCACGCCAGTCACACGCGACATTTCGACATAATTGTACAACACCATCAGCTTGTCCATCAGTTGTAATGGCAGGACTGAATCTTTCAGACAATACACAGCAAGACGATGACGGGTGGAAGAGTCGCCATTGAACAGACCAGTAATTTCCGAATAGTGTACATCCTCTTTCTGGGAGGCCAAGAAATGAGCACACACACTGTTGAGGGTATAGGATCGTAGTTTGTAATTCCGTTGAATCACGGCATACAGATCAAGAATGAGTCGACCTTGAATCAGAATTTCTTTGCTTTCTCTGGCTCCACTTTGACTGGACTGAAACAGCGAGGTGCGGACTTGGCTCTTGATTTTGGGTATGCGACCCAAACAAGCAAACTGGTCAAGCTTGAGTACTTGTGCCCTTTCGAGTAGGTATGGCAAGTCAAAGTTGATAATGTTGTAGCCGATAAGGATGTCTGGATCAAAGTCACACACCACTTGGCGAAACGACTCCAGTAACTCGGTTTCCGTGTCATAACACATTACTGTTGCATCGGTCATTGGGTCACAGTCTCGATACGTCAACACTTTGGACTCTTGATGCCCTAGATGATGCTTCAGAACAATGCCGATTTGTATCACCGAGTCTATGTTGGGGTCTGGAAATATTCCCTTGCGACCTGCACACTCAATGTCAAAGGACAAGATACGCAAGGGAGCAATGTGCTGCCAATTTGATTCTTCTGGTGAATAGGCCTGGACATCATGGTGTGCCGCGTCCAAGTGCACCTGGATGTTCAGACCCGAATCTTTGTCCATAGTAGCACCACGGACACGTAACCAACATGCACCCTGAATGTCAAAGTCGACCATGAAGCGCATGACATACGAGACATTTGATTCATACGTGGTTTGAATCCCGGGAAACAGGCGGTCCTTTTCGATCATGGTTCGCAATGCGGGCATGACATTTGGACTCGATACCTTGATGCATACATATTCCTGAAGCTGCGAGGTCGAAAACATCAGGTCTTGTTTCCGCACATATTGGACCGACACCACGCCTTGCAGGATGCGACGTCTCTTTGCAAGTTGTGTATTCATACGGTCCATGATTTGGTGGTCTGTCATGTTCGGGGGACGGCTCATGAAAAAGTAAGTCTGAAATCCAAAGACCTCGACCAGTACGGATTGACCGTCCGAGCTCCGACCAAACATGCGTATGCTGGCAATGTCAGAGGAGTTGACATGCTGGTCAATGTCAATCAATTGAAACGCACATTCTTGAAGACTCATGGCGCGTTTGTGTGTGTAACCCCGCCAAGCGTTTATATTTATTTGTATGCTTTACGGTACCGATGCATCCAGATTTGCTGTTGCAGATTTTGCCGTATCTTTCTGTGGATACCATTGCATCTTCGATCTGGCCATGTTGTCGCACAATGCGCGAAGCGACCCGGACCTATTTGCACCAACACATGTGCTTTCAGGTGGATGTGTCTGACCGCACGATTGCTCCTTCTGGCATGCGTGTGGTGCACATGGCAACCTTTCCGAATTCGATGGCTCAAAGGTCTCTTGCAGTGGTGACCCTGCGTCTGAGGGTCATTAGCAATTCAGACTCGGTCGACCTGACGCACCTGCCGGACCTCTACCCTAATGTACAACATCTAACACTCATGGTGGACGGAAAAGTGAATCAACTCATCAAACTAGTGTTGCCATCGACGCTGAAAAGTTTCTTTCTCGGATTGTCTTCGCTGTTTCGCTTACAAGTACAAGGCTCAGCAGAGACAAAAGAGACTGCAAAGACCATAGGGACTGTAAAGACTATAGAGACTGTAAAGACTATAGAGACTGTAAAGACCATGGAGTGTTTACAAATTTTTGGGTCTTTTCATCTCCATCTACTGCCATTGCTCCAAGTGTGTAAAGATAGTGTGATGTCCGTGTCTTTTCGCAGCACCGACACATCCGAAATAATTACCTGGCCTGTGGATCTAGTCCTACCGAAACTCTCGTGGCTACATATTTTACACGATCAGCCCTTGATGAACTATCCTTGCAATGTGTTGCTTTTCCCTCGACTCAAAAGTTTGCAAGTGCCGGAGAGACGCTGGTTTCATTGGGCATTGTCCCATTGTGACACAAGCCTGGTAGAATCACTGGCCTTATTCGGTCAAGACTTGGCGTATCACGACCTATACTCCCAAGTGGACATACATGCAGACACGGACCCTGGCCCAAGTGTCAGTCGGTTTATAACTTGGCCTAATCTTCACACTATACTTATAAACCAAACATTCTTACAATCGTGCTGGATACATGGCTTGTGTTGGTCACAAATAAAGTCACTGTACTTTGAATCCACAATGTTGCATGCATTGCCATTATGGGAATTGATACCGCAAGTATTACGCCGTATTTCCACAAAATTCGTGCGATTCATGAGTATCATTGACACCTCCAATCACACCAAACTACTAGTGACACATTTGCCCGAAGATGTGTCTTACGAGTCCCTACGCATATATCCATGTAGATATACACATGCGCATACATTATTGGCTTTATTGGCAAGAGTACGCCAAAGTGTATACCTACACTTACAATTCAAGCAACTGTGTCAGGATATACATGTCCTGCGTCCGGTATTAAAGCTAATACCACAAGTCCGAATCGATTGTGTCGTCACATGGTGGTCTCCACACGGACCTCAACATGCATACGAAACCATCTCCATTTACTCTCATGACGTTTTTTTTCCTTGGTCCGAAGACTATGAGTCGAGTCAAGTTACAGTACTAGACCCGGAAAGTCGCGACTCAATGACTGGTTCTGATGTTGCTTCTTTATTGTGTGTTCATTGTTGTATATAGTATCATTATATGTTTACTGACCACTAACCACTGACTACCGACCACTAACCACTGACTACCGACCACTAACCACTAAAAAACATGCACGAATTACAAGTTCAGTTAGCTACTAGCACTATTCAAGCATCCAGGGACATTCTTGGTCAAATCGAAACACATGTCGCAGCAATGACAGATGTCTTTGATGTCAGTCTGGAACAACACGGCGAAATCTACATGGTTCGGTGTCTGTTTACTCTTGGTTCTGGTCATTTAGATGCTCTCGTACAACTGATCAAGGGCATCGAAAAGGTCTCGGATATCACCTTTGGCGGGTCCATGCGCAACGCAGTCTTTGATGCGCGACCAAACTTTGCTCGATCTTTACAACCCAAAGCATGGCAGAAGCAGGTATGGGAGTATTTACACGCGGAGAATTCACAGACAACGATTCACTGGATTTACGACATGACCGGAAAGGCAAGAATGTCCGAGTTTGTCAAACATCTAAGCCAAACAGGGATTCCACGCATTGTGTGTGAGTCCACTAAAGGCATCAAGAGCAGCGTGGCCAAACTTGTGTCCCATCGGGCCTTTGTCATGGATATGCTGCACTCCAGAGGCAAGAAGGAAGGCTTTTGCGACACTATTGAACAGATCAAGATTGGTCATTTCTATGCCGACGACGAGGTGCTACTCAATCATTGTCCAAATATTGTTGTCTTTGCTTACTTTGAACCCGAATTGCCCGAGCCGACACAATGTGAATGGATCATTCAAGATGTACATGAATTGGAGGATACAACTCCTGTTAGTCATAAGAGACCACGTGAATAAACACACTAGAGGTATTTTTGCACTTTGGATAGGCCGAAAAATCGATCCAGTGAAGAAATGGTCTTATTGGGAGGAAATAGTGGTTGATTATAGTGACTGCGACGATCCTTAGGTTCATTCATTGGCACCATGACAATCGCAGGAACATACCATAGAATGCCATTTTCTTCGGTCCGATCGTTGGCTAAACCATATAAGCGATAATGGGTTCCTGGATCAGGATACATGGCGTGAGATGTCGGCGATACATATGCTAACAGTCGACCAGAGTGATCATAGTGGCATTGTCCTGGTTTACGCCAATGACCTTCCGCTTTGCTGTGTGTCGAAAAGAATATCCATTCAAGACCCAACGTTGCCTTGTGCACTAAAAACAAGAGACACTCGGTATCGTATTGGTGATAACCCAGGGTAAATGTGAACCACTTGTAACCAGGGTTCTGGCGATAGACAAAGGACATTTTATAGGCATCATACACAACTTTTTCATGCTCTAGGTCATACGGTCCAAGTAAATAGGCTGCAGTCTTGTGAGTTCGAGTGTCACTAGGTGTATCCAAGTCTTCCACCACACAGACACCATCTGTTTGTCTGGATGAAAACACAAGTGCGACGGGCGGAATTTGGTTCATTGGTGCTACAATGATAATATCCATTTAAAAAAAAATATCCATTCAGTAGAAAGATAAATGACATCTAAAGGCAAAAGCGCGAAAAAAAGTAAAACACCGGGGAATTCTGTTCCGGCTAATACCCCTAACCCTACCCCTAACCCAACCCAGGTGCTTTCTGATTCGTCTGATACCCCTAACCCAACCCAGACGACTTCTGGTTCGTCTGATACCCCTAACCCACCCCAGAAGGAATCTGGTTCGACTGAGACCCCGAATAAACCGAACTATAAAATAGATGTTATACTCAATCACATCGAAGAATACCTTGGGCGAATCATTCGTGCAATAGAAGATGAAGAAGATCTGACACAATGCATCAACAAAGAGAGGCCCAAAAATATGGGCAAAAAATACTTCGTAGAGTTGGGAGCACCATTGGATTACGTTCCATCTTCAAGGGCCAATTTGGATTCTTCAGAACAAAAAGAGATAGTGAATGCTATTTTAAGCAATGGTGACTTTATTAGTCATATTGAAGTCATACAGAAAACTATTGCAGATACATACAAATATGACCAACGAGTGAAAATGGATTTCGATAATCAAGAGCTAGAACTTTTTGAGATAAATACCGATTTCAGTGTAAAGATAAACGAATATTCGGACGAATATCCTGACACTATCCAAAACATTATGTTCAAGACATACTTCAATTTTGAGACAGCAAACCATACTTTGAATTTTCTCTGCTTCTCAGCTCTTTGTCACTGTGTCATCTATGTGGCTCGAAATGGAAAGAAAATCAGCGAAAATAGTACAGAAACATACCCTGCTCTGACCGACCCTAGTATATATTATGCGATGTGCATTGTCGTTGTAATACGCCACATACCTACGATTTCTATAGAAACACATCCGACAATGATAATGTTATTAGAAAGAATATGGATACAACTGAGTGGTAAAGACCCTACTATTAGTCGAGACGCTGCTGGTCAAAAAGTTATTCAGTTACCAGAACAAATAGTAGACACAAACTATGAGTCTATCATGCAATTTTTATTTGCTGCACAAGAATTGTATTTTTCGGCAGAAAATCGCCAATGTGATACAATCATACGATATTATCTGAACCACTATAGCGAACGTTTTCAGTTTAACAAATTGGTAGTTAGACCAGAAGATCCGATTTGCATCCTACAACCTCATCTGAACATAAAAAAGAAAATAACCGAGCAAATTGTGGAACATAGCAGTGAAACAAGGGTAATTCGAGCAGAGGATGTTTCGGAAACACAAAGTGATCATTCGGACGCAGATCCATATGACCCTGAGAATTAAGAGGTTCCGAAAAAAAAAGAAAACATCATCGATTAGTTCTTATTATACAATCGATCTAATAGCTCTGAGATACTAAGACTCATTAACAGTGTCCTGACCTCCTCTCTTGGCAATAATGTTTTCTTGTAAAACGTGGTGTTGTCAAAGAGTTTTGCAAAGACCTCTGGATGTGCTAGCTGGAGTTCATGTTGGACGTGTCGAATTGCCTTTCGTACCATTTCATCCGCATTGGTTTCAAGATAGTGTACATTCTTTTCTATGGCCTCAAAGATGGATTCATATTCGGGATTCAGTTGCATGGCGTTTTGTTTCGCACGCACAAATACATCTCGGTAAGATTGCAGCACCTTTTTGATGCCTTTAATGACTCGCGGTGGAAATACAATGACTGTCTCGGAAAGTGCGATTTGCTTTTCGCCGGCTATATCGGTCTTATTGTTGTAGGCATATCTTTTCAGCAACAAATCGGCTATAGATTCACGCATGTCATCGAGCAGTCTTCGCTCTGACTTGGTCTTGTCTTTGCCCACTGCAGAAACCTCACCATAGTCAATAGCGACCAGAATAAGTTTGGGTTGGATTTTACACGAGTAAGACTTTTTGTTCCACATCAAAGAGGCTTCCTTGATGTCTGACGGACCATGCGATACCAATACATTTTCGAAATGCAGGTCATTGTGGTAAAAGCCGCCCTGATACATCAGCAAATGTAACATGACCAACTGTCGCATCAAATAATAGATCTGACTTTTGCTATGAGGCATATTGCGTTTCAGCCAAGAATCAAAGGGAATGCCCTTGTGCTCCAGTAACATTTCTACACACTTGGGCGCCTCATTGAGTTGTCGAATTTGATCTAGACGTGTACCTTGCAACAACTTGGTATAGCGACGGGGAAGATCGCATGGATGTATAAACCGAAAACTTAGTAAATGGCAAAACATGCTATGCATCCATCGTTGGGGTAATTTGTCAATCCAGCGGTAAATGACAGACTCCTTGTGAAAGGGATCCGATTCAGAGTCTAGGTACCGTTGCTGCTTGATGACATACTTGTCCTCTACTAGAAATGTTTGACCATAAAGACCACTAGACAAAGGCTTTCGAGAGCCTTGAGCAAGTATTTTATCGTAATCTGCCATTGGGAAAAAAAAACCCAAAGGAGACATCAGCAATAAATTATTTCGCCGAAGTTTTGATGCAATACCACACTATGCCGAATCGCGCACAAAAGTCTATGACAGACTCCTCTAATGTCGGCTTGTTCCATAGAATCCATCGACTCAGAGCACCTGCTGTGTAACCATCGCGCCAATTCTCGGTCTGGCGGTGTCGTTTCAGATAGGCAGATTTTTTCCGAGTATCCTGATGATCAATATAAGTAGATCCGTGATATTGTCCAAAGTCTACCTGCTTATATACTTGTCCCTCATAATAAAACTGTGCCTTGAGACGCTTTCCTTTGCCTTTACTCGCTGTGAGCACAAGTTCCATCCGTGTCCATACCATTTTTTTTGGGACCATATATAAAGTTCCATGGCTTGCGATGTTTGGAGCTACGTGTTGCCTTTGCTGTCCATCGACGATCGATTCCAACTATTTTGCACCTGCAAAGCAATACAAACTTACATGGCTGGCACCAAAGTCAAGACCTTGTGGCAATTGTGCGACCAAGAAAGCATCAAGACCTTGAGCAAAGGATTCGACCTTCCTTTTATGAGACACTGTATACTACCAGGTCTCAGTTTCAAGGTCACAGATGAGAAATACTTTGATTGGGACCCGAAGTGGCATCAGTATAAAGTACATTGTCTCGGCATCCACAAAACTACGATACATCATCTACCCCGAGTACCGGCTTTACATGTCGAGGTCGTGAAGCTCTGGTGTCTCACAATAACATCGGAACACATGCAAATACTCCGCCAAGTACCCAAGGTTATGTTCTATATGTGTACTATGGAAGCAAATTTGATGGACCTGGTACAACCGGGGTCTGCTACGCGTAGTCTTTTTCTACAACAATACAAGTCCCATCAACATCATCTGGTGCCGCTTGTGGATGAAGTCCAAATCAACACTGTGTCGACTTTGAAACTGGGCGTCTTGACACCTTGTGAGGGTTACAAGCCACGGATTCTGCGAATGTGTGTGGATGAATTGACCTATTTGCCTGCAGTAGCCTCGACTGTTACCGAATTACTGGCCATCACTATCTTTTGTCGCAGTAACACTTACAAACTCGAGTCACTACAGTGCAAAACTCTGGCTCTGTCTTCTTTACCCCTTGGTCATTTTGTTGAATTATCCAAGTGTCTGCAACTCGAATGTCTATACTTGTGTCGGTGTGCCTGGGCTGCATGTGACACTTTACATATTTTGCGCCACCTGTGTCTCGTCAATGAAACCTCGCCTTTTTTCACGGCATCCTTGAAGCTGATGACTCGTTTGGAAGTGCTGGAATACGAAATCACTGAAATTGTGGGCAAGGACATGCCATTTGTGGTCAGAGATCATCCTACCCTACTGCGTGTCATATATGTCAGCTCCGTGCCACAATCTAAATGCTTTATTGAGGACAATCCGAGGTTAGAGGAGTGCACTATCAAAGCGAAAGAATTGATACACTCTATCCAGCGCAATCCGATGTTGCAGTGCATCCGAGTAGTGGACGAGTCTCTGAACTTCCATGTGCCGATACAACTGATTCGGGAAGGTGATTCACCTACAGCACGTTTTCGCTTTTTCTCCGAGTAATGATTTGGTAGCCAATAGATGCATTGGGGAATTTCTTTTGGATGACGCGGGCAAACTTGAAGGGCGATTCACCCGGGTTTATGATGGTGATTTGTTGAATGTTTGTGATTGGGTCAACATCCAGCGGTAGGGGGTATAACCGGCCAGGAAACCAATAAAATTGTAACTCGGATAAAGCCGGTAATTGATCAAACACATTTGGTAGTCCATAGTATCGTTTGACTTCCAATCGCTTGACTTGCGGAAGCATCCATGACATTGTGGTCAGGTCGTGTTTGTTTGGGATACACACTGTACCAAAATAGTGGATGTCAATGCGATTCGATAAGGTGTAGCACACATAATCGACACCGATTCTTACATTCATGAACTCATAACTTTGCACTCTGGGAGTCGCCATGAAAAACGACTTTAAATCCATTGGAATGGCAATCCGATGCAAATGCACATGAGACAGTCTATTCAGTAACTCTGGCGATTGCCAAATGGAAGCAATGATAACATCTTGTGCTAAGCATAAGCATCTTGTGTCAAGCGACTGTAAATCCAGCTCCTGTTGAAGAACATACATTGGTGCACCAGTAAGGCAACTTAGCCATCCACTTGTACTGAACAGATGTATGGATGTTCGCCAAGTAGGTTTTGGTGTATTGACGCGGAAGTCTTTTGGTCGGGTAAGGACAGATCAAGGGTTGGGTAACTAGTTGGTCAACAGTGGGAAGAGTTCTGACTTCTTGTGCCAGACGTTTACAGACTGCACGCACCTGCATGAGGTCCGCAAACGATAAACCCTGGAAACAATGTTGGACAATCTCTGAGGGACAGTCTAGTAATGACATTTGTTCACTAGGACTTGCTTTTTTTTATTTCTGTTATAGCATGACAACCCAGGACCGAAATGGTCACTATCAACCCCAAGTGTTTGATGTCTACATGTGCTCATGAATGTACTATAGGTGAGATCACAGTAACAATCCAAGGTAGTGAGATTATCAAGCGCTTCAAGGATATTCCCATAGATTTAGATGATCACTTTGCCCATAAGTTCGTTTCATACAAGGCCACTGGCATACGAATCGGTGGCGTGTGCTTGCAAAGCTATCCTTGCAAACACGACTGCCAAATTACGTATCAAAATGGCAAGCAAGTATCCCAGAGACTATCGGGTCAAACTATTGTCGACCTCTTTAGTGATCTTTTGAATGAGAAGGGCAAAGCCCATTTCGCCTATCTATGTCACAAGGGAGATCAGGGAAATCTTAGCAAAGATTGATTTTTTTTTCAACTCACAAAGGTTCGCGAAACTTCCTGAGTCCTTATAAAGCAAACCAAAAAAAACACAGATCCGGTTCCAAGCTACAATGTCTGTCCTGTACTTTGCTATGGATATGTACTTTTTCGGCATCACCCTGGCTGCTCTAGGACTTGGCACCTGGACTGGAGTCTTTGCAGCTGCTTGTCTTTGCACAACAGTATTGGTCTCGATGATATACACCATACATCGCATCTTGATGATCATCGAGGTCCATATGTTACACACCGTACATCCTCGGACATTTCTACTCATCAGTCAGATATCTCTGCTGATAATCCAGCCATTCTTCTTGATGTTCGCACTAGCGTGTGACACATACTCCAACAAACATCCTCTGTTACCGCTTCAGTTCTTTATGATATGGACATACTTTGTGCTGTATCGTTTCCTTTGTGTCTTGCACGTATACATGCACTTGAGTAAATGAGTAAATGTCTATGCGGTTTCCATTTCGTCATCGTCGTCATGCATGTCATATTCTTTTGCCTTTGCTTCGAGAAATCCATTCAGCCACATATGAGACAAAAACGCAGTCAAAACAGTGGCCAGACCACTATCCTTGCGACAGGGATAGGCAAAACATTCGCCATCACTCGAAACCAATTCGGGGAGAATGTCCCAGGGCTTTGCATAACCTAGTTGGCCATCGCCATATTTGTTACAGATCGCTTTACAGACAAATGACCCACGCATAAGCCCCTGAATTTTGCCCTCGAGTAATTCTTGAATGTCCTTTTGATCATCTGTGCCTGGGGTCATTTCAAGTTTAGCCAAAGGTTTGAATTCTTTAATGCGTTTTTGTCCGTCAATGTAACCAGTGCTTCCAAAGGTACCTTTGACCGCACCTGTCATGTCTTCAGGAAACTTATAGATAGGTTTGTCTCTACGATACACCACACTACGTCGAACATAGAAATAAGGAATTGTCCATTCTGTTTCATCATGGATGCGTTCCTTTGTGATGCCTATACCGCCTATGCTAACATCTGCATCTTTGTCTTTTGGGTAGAACCACAATTTTTCCCATTTGTTGATATATATAAACTCGACAATAAGACCTGCTGTTTCAGCAAACTTGGTGATAATGTCAACATCGAGTCCCTTGAGTTGATTGTTCTCGAGATAGCACACGGGGAAAAATTGTGTATATGCCGCGACCTTGAGTTTTCCATTTTCTAATAAGTTCAATTGTCGCTTTCGCACAATATTCTCTATTTTTTTTTCCATGGCCTTGAATCGGGTGACAGGATCAGGCATATATTTGTCTATCTCATGGTGTGACAGCACCAATATCCGGTTGTCAGGAAGCCAGATGTTGCTGGTATCGTACGGCAGGACATGTGGTTCGTCATCTGTTGTGTCGGTGCTGATTTGATAGATTTCAACGTCGTATTCGAATGGAAAATGCTCCACGTATACTTGTTCGACAGGTATATCAGGCATGTAACATTGAGTATATACCTTGAGGCGTTTCATATACACATTGTATTCCGGAGTCATTGGTTGCTTATACATTTCATTTGCCAGCCATGTTTGTATGTCACTTGCCATGTGGCCGAAAATAACCAAGCCCATGTTATACCACGGCAAAAAACAAGCAAGTTTGTCCAGTGGTAGTTCTGGTATTGTGTAAGGAGGTATCCACATCGATTTGTTATATGGCGTTTGTCTGATTTGGTAGTCTTCTTCCAGTCTCTGCAATGGAGTTCTTTGATAAATCCTGAAATTAGATTCTATGACATCCCGATAGTGTGTTGGGCCTACAAATGGATAATACAGCATGTTATAGACATACTTTAGACCATGTTCTTCAGCACATTTCTCGATTTCTGGATGTGGTCTGAGCAAGACATCGTGTATTTCCTGTAGGTCCTGCATCAATTGTTCCTTGGCTGTTGATTGCGACAGTGAAGTTGTAAGATCTTTTACTTCGATTGTTTGCTCTGTGCCCAGAACCCATGAGTAGGACCTTGCTAATTCTGACGATGTCACAAACACGTCTGCCTTGCTGGTGACAGGCTTTAAATCTTGCATCGCTTGCTTTTGTTCATCAGTTAATTTCTCGCCAGTCTGAGTCTCTAGTAATGTACCCAATTCAGATGCGCTGATTGGTGTGCGTATACACACCACACGAGACCCCAAGTCCAATACCCACACAAACGGTGCAACAGCATTCGGTGTATATCCAATGGTATTTCGAATTTTCAACATGGTATAATTATAGAGAGACTGGAGATCGCCTTTCGTGACAAGAATCACTGGACGCACTTTACTGAGCTCATATATCACATACACAAATAGCTCAACGTATATATTGACCCACGGAAATTCCCGTGTGTGGAAAAATAACATGTCTTTGGTCTTGAATACCTCGGTTTGGGTCATATTGACTTTTTTCTCAAGACCCTCGACCCATTTGTTGCTTGTAGTGTCTTTTTTGTGAACCAAAAGTAATGGCCGTTTTGGTGGAAATTGTCGGCGTTCTATATTTTGTATCACTTCAGTGTATTTTTTTGTTTCCTCGAGGAGCAACAGAGTTGGCGTTGTTTTCGGTTGCCAGGTTAAATCTAGTCCTAAGCTGGACCACGGATAACTTGGTCTTGTAGTAGGAGCTGTTTCAGGTGCGGACATCGGCTGTCTGATAGTTCACATCTACTTATTGCTAATAAAAAGAAATAAAATGTATCATCGGGTCGTAAGAAAATCATTATATTTACTGCTATTTATCTATTGATGCTGCAAATTGTTGCTGCTGTCACTAATGACACCAATGGTATTGGCTACCAGGGACGATTGCCATGGTTCAAGTGTGAGGCAGACATGAAAAGATTTAGGGCACTCACCAGAGGGTCGCCTGGAGATTCTCTTAATGCTGTAATCATGGGTCGCATCACTTTTGAATCCATAGGCTCGATGCCATTGGAGGGTCGTCTCAATGTCGTGGTGTCTTCTCAGTCAATAGACTCAATGCCATCAGAGGCTTCGCTTGATGGTCTAACGCTTAGTAATACCAATGTCAAAGTCTGTCCTAGTTTTGCATCGGCAGTCGACTATGCACTGGAGCAAAAAGTACAGGTAATCTCTGCTATCGGGGGCCACGACATTTTTGCGGCGGCACTAGCTCATCCGCTGTGTCAGAGAGTGTACCTCAGTCGTATCTATCAGACGTGTGCATGTGATGTCTTCTTTCCTCGCCTCATCAATTGGGACTGTATCGAGTCCTCAGAGTCATCCGGTTGTCGATTCGAGACGTTTGTCCGAAGTGAGCACCAATACATACAGCTGGTGCAGGAGACTCTGAAACAATGTGTTCGACCGAATCGATCAGAAGTCGCCACTCTGAGCCAATTTGGAACTCGACTGCGTTTTAGTTTACAGGACCACCAGATTCCACTGCTTACCACCAAACGAGTCTTTTGGCGTGGTGTGGTGCAAGAACTATTGTGGTTTATACGAGGCTCAACCTCAGCAAAAGAGCTACAACAACAAAACATACACATCTGGGACGGACATTCCTCGCGCTCCTTTTTGGATACACGAAACCTGCACCATTACGAAGAAGGAGAACTTGGTCCTGTGTATGGTTTCCAGTGGCGATTCTATGGCGCTCGGTATCCATCTCGAGAGCATGGGATAGATCAATTGGCCGAGTGTATACGCCTCATCCGTGAGGACCCAACCAGTCGTCGCATCATCATGCATGCTTGGAATCCAGTGGATTTGCCGAAGATGGCGCTTCCGCCGTGTCATCTGATGTGTCAATTCTATGTGAACCAAAATACCCTAGATTGTCAGGTGTACCAGCGCAGTGCTGACATTGGACTAGGTGTGCCATTCAATATTGCCTCTTATGCCTTGTTGACACACATGATCGCTACAGTTTGTGACTTGGAGGCTGGTGTACTGACCATGGTTTTTGGCGACACACACATCTACGTCAATCATGTGGAGGCCTTGCAGACACAAATCACACGACCTTTACGACCATTTCCACGACTATATATACAGGCTCGCAAGTGTATAGACTCGTTTTGTTTTGAGGATTTTACTCTCATAGGCTATGATCCACACGAAAAAATAAACATGACCATGGTGGTGTAACCCTAACCAGTGTAACCAAACCAGTGTAACCCTAACCAGTGTAACCAAACCAGTGTAACCCTAACCAGCCTTTCACTTGTCTATGAGTCCCGAAGAG